TAGCTGGTTTTGGAGCAAGGCAGGTTGGTAAGGCAGTAGGTAGGAATACAGTAAGAAATAATAACAAGAAAGATGATAATACCAAGAATTAAATACTTCGCTGAATCCTATGAAGAGCAGACTAAGAAGAATAGAACTGCAAACTTAGTAGGTGCAGGTGGAGTAGTTGGTTCTATTGGTGCAGCGGTTGGTTATAATAGGGTAGCAAATAAACTTGGTACTAAGAAAATTGACAACCAAGCACAGAAGCACCTAGAAAAAGGAACCAACTTAATAAATGCCGAGTCTGAAAAACTAGTGAGGGATGCAAGACTACGTAGAAATATTGCTGGGACTGCATTGAAAGATAAGGCAAGAAGAGATATATCAGGTAAGGGTCCATTTGGTGCAGGTAAGATCAGAAGAGAATTTGCAAAGGACCTAAGAGCAGAAAATCAGAAACTAGCTGAGACAGAAAGAAGCATTTCTAACTTCATGAATGCGAGGAGAGCAGAATTAAGCAGGAGAGTTAGTGGTGCAGTAGAGAGGTCAAAGGCTGTGATGAAAAGAAAGAATAGTAATAGGGCACTTGCAATAGGAGCGGTTGGCACTGGAATGGCACTAGCTGCTAGAAAATTAATAAAGTCTAGAAGAAAGCAAGAAGATCCAGTAATGATCGACGCAAGTAACCTATACAATATACCAGGTGAAAATGATAATACCAAGAATTAAATATTTTGCAGACCGAGATTATACAGACTTAAATTCAAAGGGCCGAAAGGAGCTTAGGGAAAGAAGATCGAACTTTGCTAAAGCTTTAAAGAAGTTTAGAAAAAAAGCCAACGATGAATTAAAAAAAGGTGATTTCTCCCCAGGTGGTGGTGGAGAGTTTGAAGGAAGAATAGAAGGTGGTGGTGTCATAGAAAGAATACGAACCTATAGAAGGCATTCTTATGACCCTATTACTAATTATCGTAATGTTAAAAACGATATTTGGGAATCTGCACTAGATTCGGCAAAGGATGCTGGCAATCGAATGAAAGAAGCTGTAATGGATGAAAGCAAGTATACAAAGGGTGCACCAACCAGACCTGAGTATTATAAAATGATTCGAGAGAATAAGGCACTCAGAAAGGGTCTTAAAAATGCAGGAAAAGTAGCTGTTGGTGTAGCAGGTACAGCAGCTTTAGCATACGGCGGTAAGAAGCTCTATGATAAGTACAAGAAAGACCACAGTTCAGAGAAAGATACAACAAAGGAATTCTCTGAGACAAAAGAGAAGGTTCGTAAGGGTCTTGAGTATACTAGTACAGGTTTAGGTCTTGGTACAGGTCTTGGTTTAGGAACTGCGGGTTATTATGGACTTAAGGCAACTAAGAAGGGCCTTGATGGTATTAGCGCTTATGAAGGTAAGACTGTTAAAGGTCTACTGAAGAATAAAGAAGTTAAAGAGGCAGCTGATCTAATCAAGAGAAGTTTCAAGAATGGTGATGTTCGCTTTAAAGGTAACGGTAAGAAGGCATTAAATACTGCAGCAGGTTTGGCAGCAGCTTCTATTGTTGCTGGTGGTGCTAGTAAGTTATTAGGTAAAAACAAAGACTCTAAGAAGTAATTTTTAGGGTTTGGTTTATATATCCCAAAGTGATAATTTATGTTATCTACTATTCGATTAGGCTTTGGGAACTAAAATAAAATTATAGAGAACATGAAGAAACACGAGAATTTTTTCGAGAAGATGTTTGGTAGTTTCTCAGTAGGTTCATCAAGAGTTCCATTGAGATCTAACATCTTCAATAGTGGTTCTGGTTATAGTAAAATTGGATCAACTGGTGGTGGAAGGTTTGGTGGTAGTCAGAGAAAATCACCTCTCCTTGGAAATGCATCACCTAGTAATTTAATGTCTGGTTACTACGAAAGATCAGACGAGCTCAAGAGTTATCAGTTATTAGATGTTGTAAAATTAGCTACTAACTTTTTTGCTGACTACATAATTAACTTCTTAGGTGAGGGTAGAAATGCCGTTACTATTATGGATGAGAATAATGAGGCAGCAGATGAGTTTAAGACTGAAAAAATAAATGAAATACTAATCAATGACTTAAAAATCTACGATTACATCAGAAGTCATGTTAAGGATGTTGTATTTCATGGAAGCTATACTAGTATGTTGATGAATACTAAGGATGAACTTGGTCACCTTAAATTTAGATTTGAGGAGATTAATGATCCAGTTAGTGTAGTGCTCAAGAAGAAGAAGAATAAAACAGGTGATACGGTAGATTCTTATATTACTAGGGGTTCTGATAATAAGCTCTATGAAATTCCATCAGAGAGTGCATTTATGTTAGGCTCTATTAACTTACGCCTTGAAAATGACCTTGATGAATCTTGGGAAAATAAAAATCATACCGTCAAGCCTAGTTTTGGTAAGACAAGCGGAAAAGATAATATAGAAAAGGTACTTAAAACTTGTTCATACTTAGCAGGGGAGCCATTATTCTATTCATCTATCTTAAAGGTGAAAGAACTAGTTATCAAAGAGCTCCTAGTATCGCTTATTTCATTGAGGGATATATCAAGTATTCAGATTTTCTTACTGCAATTTGATAAGCAGACCCCACTTGAGACAGCTAATGAGATTTGTGCAAGAACTACTAAGCTGGCTAATAATACAAATGAACTAGCATCATTCTTAACAAGTCAATTTGATGCAGTGTCTTTCTTGGAGAATACACTCAGTCAATCAGCTAAGTTTGTACCTGACTATAACTCAACAATTGGTAATAAGAATAGTATGTTGCCACTAGATAAACTCAGTGATAAACTACTAGATCTTATGCAGAACCTTGATAACTGTAGGAGTAATGTACTTAGTCCTCTCGGTATCCCAGCAACAATCTTGGATAGTACGAGTGGTAGTAAGTGGCAGATCCTACAACAGAGTGAGAGAGCTAATAGTAGGGTGACAGGTTTTATGACGGGTATTAAAGAATCTGTTACAAGACTAGCTGCTAAGATATATGAAACTGTATATCATGAGGAGATTGACCCAAGTAGAATTCAGCTCCATATTAGCGAAAAGACTAGTGTTGAGTATAATAATCAAATAAATCAGAGTGAAAGTATTGGTGGACTTGTGAATGGTATTACAGGTATTGTCACTAACGCACTCCAAACACTAGAAGGATCAGCACCTCTTATTGATACAAAGGCTTATCTCAGTTACATACAGGGACTCATTAAGGATATCGACCCAAATACAGAGCCTCTCATAACAGAAGATACGATCAATAAGTATACAGCATATTCACAGGCAAAGCTATCTAATATGTTGGAACAGCAAGGTATGGATCCAAGTATCTTAGAAACACCAACGGAAGAAGGAACATGATAATACTAAGAAAACAATATTCTGCTACTGACGAAAGTGATGTAGCTAAGAAGGAAGAAGAGAACAAGAAGAAAACAAAACTTGCTAAGGCGGCAGGTATTAGTTTAATGGGTATGGGTGGCACTACTGCTGGACTTGCTACTTTAATCGGCGGTGCTAAGAAAAAGTACGGTAAGATGACAGTTGAGGAAATAAAGAAGCTTCACCCAAAACTTAGTGATAAGTCCATTAAGAGATACCTAGAAAGATTGCCGACTGATAAGCAAGTAGGTAGTGCAAAAAAGACGGGTAGCTTGGCGGCGGTAGCAGGAGCACTTACACTTGGTGCTGCACTATATAATCAGAAAAAGTCAGAGAAAGATGATTCTACTAAGGAGTAAGTACTATGCAGCTCCAGAACCAGGTGATATAGTTGACCCAGAGAAAAATAAAACAGGTCAAGAATTACCAGAGCAAGGGGCAGAGGCAAAGAGTCAAGAAGTGTCAGCCAGAGATATGCAGATTGAAAGGATGAGACTACAGAGACAACAACTCCAAATGAATCATCAAAGACAACAGATGCGTATTAAAGAGCAGATGCAGAAGAATAGGCAGCTAACGCAATTACAAAGGTCTGAGAATGAAAAAGAAATCTCAGATAATAAAGACCGTATTAGAATTAGGCAGCAGGAAAACACAAACCAGAAGCCAGATAATACAAGTCTCTATAAGAATAAAGCGAAAACTGCCCCTCCTGTATCAATGCCTAAAAAGTAAGACACATGGACGAATTAAAAGAGAAAAGGTTTACTAGTAAGGTCGAGAATCAAGAAGACGTGCTAGGAAATCAAGATAGGTATAATCCTCTCAAAGAAACTGAATAAAACTTAACTAGGCTATGATCATACGAAGGAGGAAGAATTTTTCAGGCTACATACCAACTAGCGGTATTGATTATAGTAGTGTTATAGTTGGTGCAGTAGACCCAATTGAACGGGTAGACGAAAAGATTGAGGAGATACCTATTGTTAACGAAGCTAGTAGAAAAGCAAGGTCTAGAATTACAAGCATTACAGGTCCTCTAAGAATTCTACTAGGCAAGAGAAGAAAAGAAAAACAAAGGCAAGAACTACTAGATACAATTAAGAATAGTAGCAGGCCTAACGAAACAAAATAATAAATAAAATAATATGATTGTAAAGAGAATTAGATTCTACTCAGACGGTGGAGTTGAGAGAACACCTCTATCTAAAGTAAAGAATCCTACTTTTGGAGCACAAGGTACTTACTTTGGTAGACGTGCGGCACATAAAGCAGATGAAGAGGGTGCAAGTGATGAGGAAATTCTAAGAAGGGCTAAGAAAGCGAGCACAATATCAGGTGCAATTGAAGGTTCTATAGTTGGTACAGCTTTGGGCAAATCAGTAAAAGATTCACTAAGTAATAAGAGAAACTTAGCAAAACTTCAGAAACTTGCAGACGAGAATCTTAAGAAAGAAGGACTGAATAAGTTTGCAAAGAAAGTACTCAGAAACAAGAATGCTGGTACTGCGGCTGGAGTTGCCACAGGTTTGGCAACAGCTGGCACTATGGTAGGCCTAAATAGACTAGCTAGCAGTATGAATACTAAGTCTCGCTTGAAGAAGCGTAAGGAAATGGACTCTAACAAGTAATAAGTTATGATTATTAAAAGAATCTCATATTTCTCAGACGGCGAAAAAAAAAGAGCTGTTCGTCTTGGGGATATTCAATCACATCGTGGTCGTGGTAGAGCTGCAGTGTTAGGTGCTATCGTTCCAGGTATGGTTGGTGGATACATTGGTAAGAAAAAGGCTGAGGACTTAGACAACGAAGGTAAGTCTGATGCAGAGATCTTACGTGGCTCTAGAAAAACTGGTGCCATTGCAGGTGCTGCCACAGGTGCTGCATTAGGTCTTGGTGTCGGCAGGAGTGTAGGTAGCGGTCTATTTGGCGTTGCTACTGGTGCACTTGGTGGTTACTTAGGCTCAGACAAGAATACACGCACTCGACTTAAGAAGCGCAGGGAGTTAGAAGAGCGCCTTAGTAAGTAATGATTATTTCCCAGTGAGTTTGTAATATGAACTCTACTATTCGATTAGGCTGGGAAAACTAATAGAAGAAAATATGAGTAGATTTAGAACAGATGGAATTCACCTTACTAGTCCTGCAGGGGTGTGGGGCTATGATGACTTAATTGGTGCTATTGTCAGGGTTAAGTCTAGTAGTGTTAGTAGTGGATTATTTAGCGTTGATAGTTCTAGTGAGTATCGGATTAAGTCTGTTCGTTTTAGGCTTGACATTGATACAGGTAAGCTAGTGACTATTATAGGTCTTGATGGTCTTGATGGTGAGTACGTTTGGAAGGACTTAGAATTACTCAGACTAGACCTGTGTAAGTGTAGCAGGAAGAAAAATCCAACTCCTGATACACCTCGCAAAGAAGAAGACGAAAAGAAAGTTGCTGTTGTGTATAATATCTGCAACGAGGAAGGCGTCTTAGTATTTAGCGAGGAAAGATTACAGTTGGTTGGAGAGCCTGCTAAATTAACACAGGAACGACCCTTTACAGATTACACATACAACACAGACACCATAAAAGAGACAACTAAGAAGGTAGTAGTTAATATTAAGAATAGTGAGTATCTTCCAAAAGGTGAATATTACTTTTCAGAACATTTTGGAGTTGATAATGCGGATATCTTTACTATATTTAATAGGCTCCTAGGTAGTTCGTATGGTGCTAGATTTATGGTAGGTGATCAAAACTTAGCTATCTTAGGAAATGGTACTGTTGGGATGGTAGATGAAGTATTTGAGTGGGAGATATTACATAACTCATTGGATAGTTCATACGTTCTAATAAAAGCAAAGGGACAAGATAAGTATCTAACCTGTTATATGAATGGTATTACAGTAGAACTAAAAGTAATAGACTCAGATAGTGCAGGTATTGTTAAGTCTCTTATGTTAATTGCAGAGCCTACTCCAGGTAACACCCCAGCAGGTTATGAGATAAATTAAATAATATAAATATAATGCAGATTAAAGTTAAATTATTTTCAGTGGGCGGTATACCAGCAAGCGATTCTAGTATAATTCCGCGCCGTGTGGTTGAAGAGTATTTAGCTAGTGATAAGTACAAGGAGGATATTGCAAAGAAGAGGATGTTAGGTTCTCTCACTCACCTAGTACGTAATTGGGCAGCACAGAACAAGTATAATCCTAGTGTTGCAAGTAAGACGGCAGGTAAGGATGACCAGCTTATGTTAGTTGGTGTTGCATCTCCTACTCACTATATTGATCGTATCTGGATTGAGGATAGTGATCAGTGGGTATATTGTACAGCTACTATCCTATCAGAGGAGGGAATGGATGATCAAGCAATTCAGAACATTAGGCGTCTGAAGGGTATGATCTCTAATTCAATATTACCAGGTGTGTCAGCGGTAATTCTTGGTTATTGGGATAATCAGAACTCCCATGATACACTTAAGAAATTAGTATCTCTGAAGGGTTTTGATGTAACTATGAATCCAAGTTGGGCGGATGCATCAGTAGTAGAAGTAGTAGATCATTCAGACACTAGTACAAAGACATTTTCAGATACTAGTGAAGGTAGTACTAAGTTATTTGTTAAGGAGTTTTCAGATCTTTCAGTATTTGGAGACACTAAGCTACCTAAGAGTTCAAAAATTAGCAATCACTTCACTACGCTTAAGGCAAAACAGTTCAGCTCTGGTAATGTAGCTGTAGAGATTAGTAATGATTCTCCTTATTCTGGTGTATTCAAGGAAGAGCAGAAAGAATTTTCAATTAGTACTCTCAAGGAACGTGTTAGATATGCGAAGTTTAGTCCCCGTATGAGATTTAGGAGATTATTCTTAGAGTACAAACAACTTGTAAGGCAGTCAGGTGGTCTAGAGAAGATTGACCCAGAGACACTTAAGATTATGAAGTCTCTATTTATGTCTGATGTGCTTGATATTTTTAAGAACATTACACCAGAAGTAGTATCAGGAAAACAGGTATCTACGTTGATTGGTGCAAGCTCTCTCGGCAAGTCAGTAAGAGTAGCAGCACAGAAATTACAGATGCCATATAGGTTAGCAATGCAGGAAATGAGCAAGACAGGTAAAGTTAGTCCAATGCGTCTGAAGAAGATACAAGAGGCTTACACTGAATTTGCCAAGTCTATGATTGATGAGGTATTCGGTTCTAATCCAGTACCTGCAGAGCTAGAAAATGAAGAAGAAGGAGGAGAAGAGTAATGGCTAGGGTGAAGTTATTTTCTCAGAGACGTAAGTTGTTCAGTGAGGAATATAATGAAGGTGGTATGACTCTCCGCCAGGTAGTATGTAGAGATTGTGGTCATGTAATGGAGACTGCTGAGAACGTAAGTCAGATCTTTTGTCCTAATTGTGGCGGACGTAGATTTAACTTAAAGCTGTTCAAGGAGAGGTTGAATCCAGAAACAGAAAAACATGAGGACAGTCTTAATGAGTTTGAAACTAAGCTGAAAGAGTTTAGTGGAAAGACAGTTACTAAGGATATTTTCGAAAAGACCTTCAGTAATAAGGCAGATGATATGCTTGAGAAGGGCTTTGCTAGTATTGTTGATAATGATGTAGTAATTAGCCCTACTGCATTTGAACAGGAAAGGTTATTTAGTAAGTTGATTATTCAGGTTACTAAGGTTCTTGATCTTGATGAGAATGTAGTTGGTGGTGATAGAGAGTTTAAGTCTGACCTAATTGATAGACTTGATGATCGTAGAATGTTGCCAGAGAAGGGTATTATGATTCTTAAAAAGGCACATGACATTACACCAAGGGAATTACATTTCAGTGAGGATTGCTGTTCAGATTGGGTAAGCGATTCTAGTATTGTCCCAGACTTGAAATTAGAGTATGCTAATCAGAGTATGGGTATTAAGCAGTTCATGGATATCTTAAGAAATAGATACCCAGATGCACCCGAGGACATTATTGATCAGCTTATTTCTAGGGATGTTATTTTCTTAGATGGCAGTCAGGTTACGATTAAGAAATAATTAAAAAATACATAAATGAAGAAGACTAGATTTATGGAAGTCATGTTCTCAAATACAGATGAGGAATTGGCTAAGCAGGTAGACAACGATATCAAGTCCGCTAAGGAGAATGGTGTTGTTGATACTGAAGAAGTAGAGTATAGAAATGTAGGTGATGGTAATGTTGCTATCACTGACAAAGAGAATGGTGAGGTTACTTTAGCACAGGAGGCTGCTGACGAAGCTGATACTTATGATCTCGTCGCTGTTCCGGATGGTCAGTTGGAAAAATTTGTCCACCCGTCTGCAGATGGAGTTCACCCAGGTAATCAGGTTGGCGCACCAGATGAGAAAGTAGAGAATCACGTAAATGGGGGTGTCATTAACCCAGAAGCAGAGGATGGCGGTTTAAATCCTGAGGCTGGTAATGAGCGTCTTGTTGAGGATCTTGCAAAGCAGGGCCCTTGTATGGATGGCGACTGTGATGAGAAGGAATTTTCAGTATTCACAGACAATCAGGCAGTTCTTCGTATTTTCAGTGATCAAGAGTACTGTGAGCGTCTTTTCTCAGAGGTAATCGAGAGTGAGGAGACAGCTAAGGTAGGTGATCTTAAGATTGAGAAGTTGCCAGATGAGGATAATACAGTTGTTGTTACTAATGAGACAACAGGTGACCAGGCAAAGGTAACTATGGACGACGATGAGATGGAAGTAGAGGAGCTTGATAGAAACGTTGAGACTCGTAACTACAGCGATTTCATGCCACTCTTTGTAGTAGGTGTTCAGCCATTTGATCATATCATTGTAGATGCACAGGAGTATTCAGAGGAGAGTGCTGAGGAATTGAAGGCACAGCTCGAGGAGGATGGTGTACAGTCAGTAGAGATTTTCGATAATCAGGAAGACGCACGTACCTATGCAATTCAGCTCCTTAATAGTCTTGGTGCAAATCCAGCATGTGGTCAAGGTGAGGTTGAAGAGCCAGTAGAGGAAAGAGAGTACAGCGAGTATGTAGGTGCACCAGTATTTACAACTAGGTACTACTCAGATGACAATGAAATGATGTGCCGTATGTTCTCAGAGGCATCAGCAGGTATCGCACACACTCAGGATCTCGTAGAGGAAGCAATTCATTCAGGTGATCCAGTAGAGTTTGAAGATGGTGTTATTACTCCTATTGATGCACAGAACGCAATTATCTCAGATGTAGCAGGTGGTCATACTCTTGCATCAGTACAGGGTGTAGATATGCAGCTTGAGAAGATGGACGCAGAGGATGCACAGGCAGTTCTTGGTGGTGAGGATCTTATCGAGGTAGAGTCAGACAATGATGATGACGACTTTGAAGGTGAAGAGGAAAGAGAGTATTCTGACATCTATTCAAATGAGGCAGAAACTAAGTTCTTCTCTGATTCTGAACCAATGACAGCTTACATGGAGAGACTATTCTCAGAGGAAGCAGACCAAGATGATGTAGAGAAGGCACTAGAGTCAGACGATGTAGTTGAGACAGAGAATGAGATTATTACTCCAATTAGTGACGATGTTGCAGTAATTGAGGATAAGACAAATGGCGAGTTCTCTAAGGCTATTATCGATGATGAAGAGGATACTATGGATGTAACTCCACTCACAGAGGATGAAGCAGAGGCCCTTATGGATGAGGCTGATGATGACGATGATGATGAGGAGCAGAAGGAGTATTCTGATATCTATTCTGACGAAGCAGAAACAAAGTTCTTCTCAGAGGATGAGCCAATGACTGAGTTCATGGTACGTTTATTCTCAGAGGAAGATGGTGAGAGCCAGTGTCCAATTGAGGCAGCTATTGAATCAGGTGAGCAGATCGAGACTGAGGGTGAGATTATCACTCCAATCAGCGATGACACAGCAGTAGTTGAGGATAAGGGTAATGGCGAGTTTACTAAGGTAGTAGCGGTAGACGATGAGACTATGAATGTTCACCCACTGTCAGACGATGAGGCAGAGAATCTTATCGGTGATGAGGATGAAAAGCAGTTCTCAGATGTTTACACTAATGAGGCAGAGACAAAGTTCTTCTCAGAGCATGAGCCTATGACTTCTTATATGGAGAGATTGTTCTCAGAGGAGGCTGATCAGGATGACGTAGAGAAGGCACTAGAGTCTGGTGATACTGTAGAAACTGATAATGAGGTTATTACTCCAATCAGTGATACAGTTGCAGTTGTTGAGGACAAGAATGAGGATGGTGAGTTCACCAAGGCTATCATCAATGAGGATGGTGAGACAATGGATGTTACACCACTTACAGAGGATGAGGCTGAGACATTGATTGAGGAAGCAGAGAAGGCAGATGAGCATGAGAAGAAGTTCTCTACTCTTGACAAGTTCTTTGCAGAGGCAGTAGTTCCAGCAACAGCTCCAGTAGCAGCACCAGTACAGGCTCCAGTCGCAGCAGATCCAAACGCACAAGTAGTTGATCCTAATGCACAGGTAGCAGATCCAAATGCAGTTCCAACAGTAGAGAACATTGAGGATAAGGCACTTGCAGCAGTTGAGTCTATTAAGGCAGCAGCAGCAGAGGCATCAGCTCAGATTATGGAGGCTAAGGCAGCACCTGCACCAGACGCAGAACCTGAGATCGTAGAGGCACAGTTCTCAGAGAAGACATTTAGCGAGAATGATACACTTGTATCTTGGCTCAGCAATAAATAATATACAAACAAGTAATATAAATTAATTTATAACATATGAATAACTATTCACAGATTTTGGGCAATTCTGCAATGATGGATGCCCTTCGCGCAAGTTCAGTTTCAGCAGAGGACGCTCGTCTTCGTGGTAATGAGTATGCAAAGATGTTTTCTCGTAACGAGGAAATGATGGACGTATTTGGTTTGGGTGGTAACAACGCAAACCTCCTTCAGAAGACCTTCTCTGGTTATTCTGAGACTCCACTCTTGTCAACACAGTATTTCAACGCATCAGTAGCTTCTTACGTAAGCTCTTTTGCAGGTTATATGTCAATCGAGCGTGACTTCGATCAGCCAAACGGATTATTTTACTGGTTCGACGTACTCGGTGTAACAGATCTTCGTTCAGTTCTTCCTAACCTCGGTCCAGATCAGTATCAGGACGTACAGGTAATGGGTGGCTTCGAGCTTCCAGTTACTGTTAACGCAGGTACCGCTGCTTACTCTCCACTCGTAGGTCGTAAGTTGATTCCAGGTACTGTACGTGTTAAGGTTGAAGATGGCACAGGTAAGAAGTACGAGTTGATCGATAACGGTCAGGGTAGCTTCATGGCAGTTGCTGGTGTACTTAAGACTGGTACTGTTAACTACCTCAATGGTAAGATTGACTTCGAGTTGACTACTGCTGTTCCTACAAATGGTAGCATTACTATCGTAGGTAAGGAGGATACAACTGGTACTCCTAGCTGCACAAACGGCGCATCTAATGCACATGCAAATGACAAGCGTTTCATCGCTAAGATGCAGCAGATTGCTTTGAACACTGTACCTGATATGTTGGTTGCTGAGTATAACATCGCAGCTCTTGGTGCAATGAAGAAGGCAACTGGTTCAGATATGGCTACTTTCTTGTTCACAAAGCTTCGTGAGCTTTATACAAAGACTATCAACTTCAAGTTGGTTAGCACACTCGAGAAGGGTTATGCTGGTAACGTAATGGATGATCTTGATCTCTCTAACGCACCTGCATCTCTCGCATCTAAGTTCATGGACTATCGTTCACGTGTTGACTTGTTCGATGCATACTTGATCAACGTTGAGTCTGCACTCGCTACTAAGGCTGTTAAGGGTGTTACTACTACTGCTTATATCGCAGGTAACCAGGCAGCTAACCAGTTCCAGAAGGGTGGCGTTATCGGTAAGTTCGAGCGCAACACTAAGATGACATACATCAGTGACCTCCTTGGTTGGTATGATGGTGTGCCTGTACTTCGTTCTACTGATATTCAGGAGAAGGCTGGTGAGGGTACATTCTATGCTATCCACAAGACACAGGACGGTCAGATGGCTCCTCTTGCACGTGGTATCTACATGCCATTGACCGATACTCCAACTATTGGTAACTACAACAACCCAACTCAGATGGCTAGTGGTATTTACTATCAGGAGGGTGTACGTTACTTGGCACCTGAGCTCGTTCAGAAGGTAAGCTTCAAGTTTGGTTTCTAATCCTAGGAATATAATTTTCCCTTAAGTATAATAGGATTTAATTAGATATTAAGTGAAGGGGAATTCTCATGTTACAATAAAGGACATGGTTTTCTCCTTCTACTTTTTACAACTTACAGTGCCGCTAGGATTAATCTCTTAGCTGGGACTGTATTATTTTCAAACAAGTACAGGTTATATGGCAAAGTACAGATTAAGACGTAAAAGTTTTGGCCTTGGTAATGCAATAGGAACACTTGCTAAGAAGACCTGGGGTACAGGAATAGGTAAGACAGCTATCATTGGTGGCGGTATTGCAGCAGCAGGCGCAGCTTATGGTGGTGCTAAGTATTTAGGGGCTTCAAAAGATGCATTGACCGGAGAAATGGGAAATGAAAATGGAGCTGGTTATTAAAGAATAATATCATGGCAATTTATAAGTTAACTAGGAAGACCTTTTCTGAAGAGCTGAAGAAAATGTATGAGCTCAAAAAGGCTGGCAAACTACAGGGATCACTTGCTGAAAACGTAGCTAAGGAAAAAGCAAAAAATGCAGCCGCTGAAGCACAGAAGGTAGCAGCTCGAGCAGCTCGTAAGGATGTAGGTAATGTATTCCAGAAAGAGGTAGGTCAGATTGCACAGGGAGCATCACAGAAGGGTTATCAGAAAGGTGTACAGGAAGGTATCAAGTCGGTAGGTCTCAAGCAGGGTATGATGAATACTTGGAATAATGCCGGTAAGATGGGCAAGGCTGGTATGGTAGGTGCTGGTGTTGCTGGTACTGCGCTTCTTGCAAAGGGTTTGTTTGGTGGTAATAGACAACAGCAGGCAGCCAACTAAATTCTAGTAGGTAGACTATGAGAAATGAAATAATCTACAACGGTCTTCGCATTACAACAGATAAGTGTAGGTATTTTCAAGTAGTACAAGGCAAGTATGATACAGTCTTAGAAAATGAAAATACCTCAACGCTTACACTAACATACTCTCCAGGTAGCTCTGCGAAATCCTTATCTAACTCACTCGGCTTGCCCTTAGTTGGTAATGGAAACTTAGTAATGACACCAATGAGTAAGCCTAGTAGATTTTCTCACCCTACTATTACACTAAATGGGCTACGATTGGAGAGACTTACGTATGACCCTCACATTATTAATATTGTGATTGCAGATGATACAGAGTCTAGGGTTGTACAGAATTATAAGAATACAGTTTTTGTAGTATCTAAGGCTGATTACAAGAACGAAGAGTTTATAAATTACCTATTCTATTCAGGTCAACTTCTTTATCTAAGACCTGTGGGACCTAAGGTTAAGAACTATAAGATCTATAACTTCCCAAAACTATTAATAGGTGATGGAAACACTGAGGTAGAATCAACAAATAATACTATCTACACGCTGAGAAAGAGGTATAATGATTACTTGATACGTGAGATTGACTATCAAGATAAATTTCTACTAGAGGTTAGGAGAATACTTGATGATTATGGGGTAGAGCTAGTAAGGTTGAATAAGGAGAAAACACTTACTAAATCTTCTTACATCACATATCAATTTAATCAAACCCCTACTAACTATTCTCATCCTAAACGTGGAGACCTAGAGAGAAATATCATGAGTCATAAACAGCCAGTCGAATTTGTATTTCACACAACAGATATGGTACTGTATCATGATTTTAAAAATAAGTATAGCGATGTACTATTGCTTACTAATTTCGTTGAGTTCACTACCTTAGATAAATATGGCGATCCTTTTACAGCTGCCATTAAGTGGAGCTCGATAACAGAGGATTTTAACCATATCTATCAACCAGACGACAACTCTAATTTTGCGTTTCAGTGTCAGTTTAGATGTGACCTGTCTTACTATGAAGTCTTAGATACTAGATTTGGTTTCTTAGAGGAGATCAATACAATACTAAGAACAGAAGATAAGGACAGAAATAAGAAGACGTCTGTAGAAGAAGAAAAAACAATAAAACAAGATGATAAAGTTCAGAAGTAAGTTCCTCGAATCAGATGCAGTTGATGAAGCAGTAAAACATCTAGAGGAAAAGAATGTAGACTTCAACCTAATCTCTAAGAAAGATGCCGACAAGGTAAGTAAGGTTAATTCTAAGTCTATGGTATTGATGTCTTTTATAAAAACAGATAAAGGTTCTTATCAGATTACAGTAAAAGACAAGGAGTTTTACCCATATACTCGAAAACTAATTGGCGACCCGAATTACTTCAACATGAAAATCACAGATACAGATCCAAAAGAAAGGACAGTAACTGGAGAGACAAGTCACTTAGGTATTGCATTAGACATTATAGAAATATTGGGTGTTAAGTATAATTTATCAATAGTTAAGTAAGGATATGATAAATTTTAGACAGAAGAACTTCTCAGAATATGATGCAATGCGAACTCTTTATGTTGAATTAATGAAGAGAACAAATGGAGATCGTAATAAGTTTCCAACAATTAATTCGAGCGCATTAATTCCAATCCTGAGAGGTAATAATATAGTAATTGAACGTTTCGTAATTAGTACTTCATTCTTCAACAAGGATAAGTATCGTATGTACCTTAAGATTGGTGCAAAAGCTAAATTACCAGATGACGTTAGATTATCTCCAAAAGTATACGACAGACGACTCGGTAATATCAGTCTCTCCCTAAGTAAGAAGATTTTTTCCGACAACAACGACAGGGTGAAGCTATTTAGTAAGAATAAGAATCGTAACGGAGGTAATAAGCCACAACAGCAACAGGGAGGTGGTTTTAACAATTACGGGCAACCAAATAACAATAACGGACAGCAGAACAATAACAATAATAACGGAGGAAACAAGGGCGGTGAGTTTATCAATAGCTCATTTAGTCCAGACTTCAACCTAAAATATCAAGTACAGGAATTATTAGGTGATGCAATTAAGTATGATAAACCTAGTAGAAGTCTTGTCCTAGAGTTCCCAAGTATTGATTCCGCTATTGATGCCCTTAATATACTACCTTTCGGATTAAACTATAAGATTTATCTATTAGACGCATGATGATAATAAAACGTTTCTCTAATATCATTAATACAAATGCGCCCTCTATCGGATTTAAACGAAACAGAAAATATGATATGGACCTCAACAGACTAGGAAAGATGAAAACTAGTCAGAGGGAACTTCATAGGACTGATGATATTAGGGCAGAGCTAAGAGAAATGCAGAGCGAACTAAATAGAGGGTTAGGATGGAATAATTTAAAGGACGACTAATTATGGCAACATATAAGATAAAAAGAAAAACATTTGGATGGGCAGAAGGCGCACAGAATACAGTAGGAGGTATTGCAGGTGGTGTTGGTAAGGCACTTGATTCAAAACCTGCTGCTATTGCCGGTGGATTAGCTGGTGGTGCAACATTAGGCTCAGCAATTGGTCAAGGTCTATCTAGCTTAGGTGGATTGGCAGGTGCAGCAAGTGGTCCTCTTGGTTGGTTAGTAGGAGCAGGTATTGGTGCCGCTGCTACAAGAGGTTTGGGTAAAGGTCTTAAATCTGCTAGTGATTCAATGCAGTCTTAATAATATTAGGAGGACTGTAAAATGATTCAATATAGGCAGAAAGAGTTTTGGGCTGGTGCTGCTCTTACTGTTGGTTCTACATTACTTGGTTTGAAACAGAGTAGTGATCAGAGTGAACAGATGAAAGAACAAGCAGAGGCCCAAGCAGAACAAATGGAAAAGCACGACGAATTATTGAAAGAGCAGAATAGAAAGCTTGATCGTATTGCAGAACGTGCGAAGAGTAATCCAGAACAAGCAATGGCAGCAGCGAGTAGTTTAGACCAAAAGCAGAAAGAATTTGGATTTTCTGTCGGTACTCTTAGAAATATTGCGAAAGCTAAAAGTGCTATTACTAGTTTCGGTAAAGAGGCAGCTGGACTTGCAAGTAATGTAGGTAAGGCTGGTGGTGTAACGTTTGGTAAGAGCATGGCAGGTAATGTTGCAACTGGCCTTACTATGGGAGTTGCTGGTTATGCAGGAGGTAAGTTCATTCAACATAATATGAAGAAGAATGGTCTTGATACTGACGAGAACGGAAACTTGGTACAGACAGGACAACAACAGAAAGCATATTCAGCATTGAGTGGTATATCAACAATGGGGAAATCCTTTGGTAAGATGGTCGGTAATAACTTGAAGAAGAAATCTACTTGGGTTATGGCCGGAGGTTTTACAACAGTTCCAGCAGTAATGGGTTATATGTCTGATAAGAAACAGATGAATGACCAAATTGCAGCAACACAACAGGGACAACCACAGCAGGTACCACAACAGAAGGCGTATGCAGCAGTTAATCCAGGTTTCATTGGTAAAGTGACTAGTGCTGTTAAGAATTTCAAACCTAGTAGCTTAAAGCCTGGATGGTGGGATTTCAGTAAGTTCAAAGCACATCCGGCACAAACAATGTCAGGTTTTGCGGCTAATGTTGGTAGTTTTGGTATGATGGGTACTAAGCAGGTTCAGAAGTTTGGTAAGAGACTTGAGGAACTTGGTAAGGGTGGTACATTAGGCAAGGGTATTACAGGTACTCAGAATAATGCAGCAGTCAAGGTAGGCCAGTTCATACAAAATCATAAGACAGCTGCTAATCTTGGTGCAATCGGTGTTGGTGTAGGTCTCACTAAGGCAACTTGGGATGGTAGTCAGGCACTTACTAAGAAGATTGGTAAGACACTTGACCCAGGTGCATATAAATATCAAGATGCACAAGATAGAAAAGCACAACTCGCACAACAACAGGCAGGTCAACAAGAACAACAGTAAGATGGCAGTATATAAGTTAAAAAGAAAAAATTATACGGTCTGGGATGATACTGATAATCTCAAACGTATGAAAGATGCTGATATTCTCGCTGAAAAGAAAAAGACCAATAGTTATGCGCCAATTGTAAAGCAAGCTGCGACAGGTGCTGCGGCTGGTCTTGGTGCTGGTGCTGTCATAGGTGCAACAAAGGGACTATTCAAGCCTGGTGTTAATGCAGCTGGACGACAAGTATCTAGATTATCAGCAATGGGTCGAGGTGCAGCTAAGTTTGGTAAGGCCGGCGCAATGATTGGCGGTCTAACGGCAGGTGTAATGGCATATAACAAGGGAAGTAAGCAGGCAAAGGATAATGAATTCTATAACCAGCGACTTGAATATGCAAAGAGACAAGCACTTAGGAGAGAAAGAGCAGATTGGAAAACTAATATGACCCAGAGAGAGGGTTATTCTTATTAAACTATGATCAGATTTAGACAAGGACTCTACAGCAGTGTAAGTGAGCTATCTGACAATGTTAAGAAGAAAGCTTCCGCATGGGCTGAGAAGAATCCAAATACAGTAAAGAATCTAAAAAGTCCATTCTTAGTACTTAGTGCGTCAGGTCTTGCATTAAATGTGGCCAATACGTACAACAACAAGAAGAAGAGTAAGAGTGACAGAGAGATTCGAGAGAGAGAATTAGATGCACTTAATAAACTAACTACCCAGCTCAATAGAACAAGTAATTCAGTAAGGACGTTAAATACTGGTATAAAGCAAGTACAACCAATACAAGCCCAACCAGTACAACAGCCTGCTCAGAAGGGTAGATATAGTAGAATAAAAAGTATCTTAGGATAAATAACTAACATATTAAAAATAAATTATTATGGCAGAGAAAGTAATTAATGATGAGTTGACATCAGCAGTTTTGGATGATGGTATGATGCCAGTTGCTATCAATGCATTGGGCGAGCGTTCAGCTGAATATAATGCAGAGGACTTAGTAGGTCTTCCTGATGAGACTACCGTTAAGGGTCAGGCAGCTAAGGCAAAGAAGGCAGCAGGTGCTAGTCCAGCAGGTCCTGCAGCAGTATCTCCAGGTATCGGCGGTTAAAAAAGTAATTAAACAATATGATTAAGTTTAGAGAGAAAGACTTTAGTAATTATATTGTTAATGATGCGATTAAGGGGGCAAGTATTGGCGCAACGGCTGGTGCATTAGCTAGTGGACGTGTCAAGAAAGTCCCTTTCTTTAAAGAAGGTAAGATGCTTGCTGGGGCTGGTGCAATTATCGGTGCAGCACTTGGAGCCTTAGTTGGAACAGCTAGACAGTTGAATGAGCATTTCAATAGGAAAGGTGCAGACAATAGACTTATGGCACCAATACTAAGAGAGCTCAATAAGAAGTATTATCGAGAGGATCAAGATTATACCAGAGATCCAAAGAAGGCTAACTTACTCGGTACTAAGGTTTGTCTAGTAATTAGTTCTGATGGTTCTGATTTTAAGATGTTAGTTAATACAGCAGATGACCCTGAACTAAGAAACTTAAGTAGGAAATTAAGTAAGAATATTCCAGCAGCTCAGGTATCAACAAATTTCGCATCTAACAAATATAACGAAATACAGATATCAACTGTACGAGATGTTAGGAGTAATCTAAATGCAGTCCTGTCAGTAGTGGACGGATTTATACAAGCAGGTTACCCAGTATATCTAGTAGAGGTTGGTTAATTAATTAAATAAGAATAAATTTAATGGCACAGTGGAAAGAAACTCAGGAACCATACGTAAAAGTTCATGAGAAAATTAGAACTGCCTCAGTAAATCCAACGGCAGGTGAAAACTTGATTATTGGTGGTGTTATTGTATCAGATGCAGGACCAGCAGTACCAACGTTGATTACTAGCCAGGCAGAGTTCATTGCTACATATTCATCACAGGATCTAACCAAGGGATATGTAGAGTCACTTAATAAATTATATAAGGGAGACGATCATACAATGGCTGAGACAATGTGGTTGAATGCTTATCGTCTCGCTGGTTCAAATAACTTGCTCTTAGTTCGTGCAAGTAAGGCTAGTGATATCTTCTTTGCAAAACCACTCGTAAAAGATGACAATAGTGTTTATATTGTACGTGATGGTCAACTGCTCAAGAAGGTACCAGAGTTTAAGTTGGTAGTAGATGTTGATAAGGATAGTGCAGATCACAATTCAGATGGTTGGGCAGTGTCTATCAATGGTGTAGGTTCACTTGGTAATAGAACAACCGATGAGGGACCACAATATGACTACTATGTACAGAATCTTAAGGAGCTTGTATCATACCTTAACGACACATCAATCTTCTTCAGCCCATCATACACACTTTATGAGGATGAGAAGGCAGAGGTAGTAGCAAGTGACCCTAAGGATGCAGTAAGTGTTGTATTCCATGAGGTTTATGTTGGTGTTGAGGTCCTAGATAAGTCCGATAAGCGTGGCGTGGATGGTCTCGCGTATGTAGTAGTTTGCGAGAAGGATTGGACGCCAGAAAATCCCGGACAGAAGATTGTGGACCTGAATAGTGCAGCATTTTCAGGATTTAAGCCAGCTAAGAATTATGCAGTGAATAACTATAATTCAAGTACACCACTCAAGGTTCGTATTCGCAGGTTTAATCATGATGCAGTAATTACAAAGGAACTAAGCAAGAGTGATGCAGCAGAGGGTGGTAATTCTCCTTATACAGTACTTACAACAGTCTTAGATACTTTCACTAAGAACGGTACAATCTCACCAAAGGCAGATGTACTTGATCGTGACTTCTATGAGGTAGCAGTTATTGATCCTAGCGTAAGCAGTGAGCCAGTATATTTCAATGTTGGTAAGATTGCTGGTCGTGGTGATGTAACAGTAGATGAATTGAATAAGTCACTTAAGATGATTCAACTACAACTTCCTGACGACTTGAGCGATCTTGGTCTTGACTACTTTGGCTATCTTCCTAAATCAAAGCAGACAGGTTGGATGCCAGTTAAGAAGGATGAGCTTGAGTCTGGTGATCTTGCTAAGGTTAAGGCATATGACAGTAAGCTTGATATGAAGGCAGCTACTGCAAGTGTTGGTGATGTAGCGGTAGTTGGTAAGAAGTCTGTTGATTACTATGAGTACAAGACAACTACTACAAGAGATTGGCAGTTGTATAGCCCAAGTGGTACAGAAGCTGATAGTGCACAGGAGTATACAGATCTTACTACACTCAAGGCAGTAGAAGGTACAGATGGTCAGTATGCGAAGCTCAATGAAAGTGGTCAGGTAACATACTACAAGTGCACAGTTACTACATCAGAGCCAGGTTGGGTTAAGATGGATACAACAGGTACTGCTAACTATGATGAGTCTTCACTTGCATCACTTAACGAGCATATTGTTAAGCCAAAGGTAGGTGATATCGCAAAGGTTGGTACAGAAGCCGAGGGTAAGTATTTCAAGTATCAGAAGGGTATTACTCTCGATAAGGCAGATCCAGAGGAGCTTCATGTAAACCTTGGCATTAACCCAGAGAAGTATTCTATTCTCAATGTTAGTGACTCAGACATTATGAAGGCATTTGATAGACTTGCACTTGATGAGGTATATCAGACTGAGGGACTTGCAGATTTTGGTTGTACATCACCAGCTGTTCAGTCATACATGGCTAACTTGGCAATTAATGAGAACTACTTCTATCCAGTAAGTACAGTAAATAGTACAAACTACCTTGCCATTGCTAATTCAGCAAATAAGTTGAGTAAGGATAGTTATAAGCTCTATGTTAGTGCACCTTGGGACGTTGACTCAGGTACCGTTGGCTTTAAGTACTATGCAGCTCCTAGTACACTCTATTGGGAAGCAGTTGGTAGAAATAGAGGTCTTGATAGAGAGTTTGCACCTATTATCGGTCAGACAAATGGTGTAGTACAGTATCAGAAGCCAGTGACAGAGTTCAATAAGAAGACACGTCAGTTGTTATTGAGCAAGAAGATTAATACCGTTATGTGGAATAATCAGTCACAGGCTTGGAACATGAACGACAACTATACAAAGCAGTCAGAGGATAATATTATGTCTGATGAAGCAAATAGCCGTCTGTTCATCCGCCTCAGTAAGTCATTCCCTAAGATCTTGAGGCAGTTCATTGGTAGACGAATTGGTGAGACACTGTATTCTGATATGGAGTCTGCACTTGATTTCTTCTTCCGTACTGAGATCTTGTCAATGTCTTATACTGTTGATGCATACCAGATCACAATTGCTAGCATTAATAACGATGAACTAGCAAGACAGAATAAAGTTCGTGTCTTAGTAGAGGTTCGTTATCCAAGATCTCTCAAGTTTGTAGAGGTTTATAATGAGGCTTACGATATGGGTATGCCATTTGAAGGAAATATTTAAAATTACATAGGTAGTGAGGGTAGGTAGAGTTTTCCTGCTTACCCTCTACTATAAAATATCGTGTGGCCAAATAATATAAAAGAGCATGGCAGATAAAACATTACTATCAGACTTAAAGAAGAAAGTATTTATTAGGTCTACACTTCTAGGAATACACAGTCTGGATGAACTACTTGGAATAAATGACTACGTTAGTGCAGATGAAGTATTGCTAGAGATATTTAAAAAAGCACTAAGGGAGTTTGAATTAACTACCCCTCTCATATGGGAAAGTACTGTCGATAGAGAGCAACTTGTACCATGTGATTCAATAGGTGATGGTTACTATGAATTGAAATCTAACTTTACATCTTGGCTTAAATGTATTATACCACTAAATAGAGTTATCCTTGTATTTAATTCTATGCCGATGTGGAGAGTAGGCGCAGGAAGTTCAGGTAATACATACGCAGGTTTTGGAGGTACGTCAAGTTATCCAGGTCCAGGCGCTTATCAATATGTGACGGACTATAGAAAACCGTATGTATTCTTAGATGACCTACCACAGACAACTATATGCCTAAAAGGACTCACTAGTTACCCAATTATTCCAGACTTCACACCAAAGAAATCGTTTAATGAGAAATCAGAAAACTCAGCAATATTCTTCTTAGATGTAGAAACTGGTGCAAGAGGTAATTTCTTTATGGACCTGTGTATGGTTCACTTACTAGATTATATTAGACAGCTTAAGGCATCTCTACAATTACCAAATATGTCAGTGGATGTATTAAGTAACGTAGATGCATCATACCAGGAACTTCGTAGTAGATGTGATAACTATTCACTACAGTCTGGTTGGTATGGAGAACTATTATTATAAAAGATACTATGATTATACTAAGAACTAAGCAGTATTCAAAGGCTACAAAACTTATGGCAGGTTTTAAGAAGGTAGCTAATGCAGGAATGACAAAGCTAGACAATGCAGGTCTTAAGGCAGGTAATGCAGTGAAGCAGGTATTCACTGGCAAGGCTCCTAGCTATGGTGTAAAGCAAGGATTCGCCCCTAAGACAGCGATGCAGGTAAAGAGGGATGCAGTACAGGCAGTTAAGGATATCAAAGCAGCACCAAATAAGATTGCAACAACTCCTGTAGGTATGACAGCTAATAAAGCAGTTAAGGCTACCATCAAGAGACCTGACGTAGTAGGTATTGCAGCACTGAGTGAGGCATCTACTCCTATGGGTATTGCAATGGGAGGACCAGCAGGTGCAGCTATAGCAGCTCCTTGGGGAACACCAGTTCTTGCTTATGTTAAGGATCACCCATTGATTCCAAAGAAGGTAATACCAAAGTTAGAGAGAACTGCAGAGAAATATGGAAAGTCTAAGTTTGCACAGAGGCTTGATAGAAGTAAACTAACTTTCGGAGATCTAGCAGCAAATGCACATAATATTATTCCGCTCTAAGTAGTATATGATTAAATTTAGAAACAAGAAATTTTCAATCCAAGAGGGGCACTATACAGGACCTAAAACACTTGATAGGTTACCAGGTGTCTTAGAAACTGTAGGTAAGGGTGCTGGTATTGGAGCTGGTATCGGTGCGGTAACTGGAGGGTTGATGGATGATAATACAGTACTTGGTGGTGCCTTGACTGGTGCTAAGTGGGGAACTTTAGGAGGTATTGCAACAAAGCTCCTACTAAATTACTTCCACAAGCCAATGTCAAGTATCAAATATCAAGAAGTAGATAGAGGTATACGACGTCAGTTTGGTGTATATCAAGTGGCTGGTATTGTGGTTGGTGAGAATGTGGATAAGAGAGCTAAGATTGAAGAGAAATTTAGCTTCAATGATAGAAACGTAACTGCCTATAAGATTACATTTACTATCCACGACAACCAAGTAATTATGTATACCTTTGGTCTAAGTAAGGAAGATTTAGATAAGGTTAATAAAGTACTCGATTCATACTGTAGGAAATTCTTTGGTATGGAGTATGATGCGAAAGTAATTAACCTAAACGCAAACTCATATTCAGTTAATATCAAATTCACAAACTACATGTCAGTATGTGATTTTATGATGGAACTGAGTAATACACTGGGCACTAAGATTAATCTCCTTGACAATAATGCAATAGTAACAGGAAGAATTACTGAAGCGTGTGGAGACGAGGAAGATAGGAATTTCTCAGAGAATGCTAGTATTTCTAAGTATGATGCAACTAAGATTATTGGAAGTGGATTATCTAAGGCACTTACATACATTAAGAGCCCACTTAAGTCTATTCCTGATGTGATTATGTCTGGTATGGATTTAGCAATTAATGGGCTAGGAGCAGATACATTGGGAAAACTAGGTATTACACCAACTAGAGGAATGTTAAATAATAAGTTCCTCCTTAATGTATTGAAGAAGAACTATTACATTGAGGGACATCATTTCTCAGGGGGTGATAATAAAGCGCCAGTTCAAATGTCTATTGCATCTGGTATTTTCATGATATCAGCAGTACATAATAGTAAAGAGGATAAGGCGATTGGTGGTGTATATAATCACTGGAAGAATGTGATCAATAAGTCTAAGCTAAATAATGTATCACTCTATACGTATGCAATCAGAAATGAAAATGAGTTTGCAACGATCCTAAAGAAGATTATGTCATTGGGATTAACTCCTAATGTATTTAATAATAAATTCTAACAGTTATGGTTAGTTTTAGGCCAAAGAATTTTTCAATCTTCAATAAAATGATAGAAGAAATTAAGAAAAAGCTTGAGTCTGATGGAGTAGAAGATTTTGAAGTAAGTCAGAAAATACCAAAAGATTCAATCAGCATTACAGGAGATATTAAGAACATAAAAATCTATATACCTATGGACTTGGAATATAGTCAGATTAAGATAGAAGACTTCATAAGGAAACTGTCTAAGTTCAATAGGTGTAGTACAAGTCTAGATAGAAATATTTTTGTTATGAAGCTATCAGACAACTTAACAATTCAGCAGTATATTAAACTAGTTGAGTATATTGTTGATGAAGAAGGTTATTGTACTATCTTAGATAATATATTGTAAAAGTATGGCAGAGAATATGGCATCAAGGAGTGTAGAGAGGAGTAATAAATTCTATAAAGCTACACTAAAGACAATAAAAGCACAACTAGCAATGTTAGGTACAAAGTTCATAGTACTAAGGCCTAAAGAAAATAGTAAGTGGAAGAATGTATTTGGTGGATCATATTCCTCTGATAGTACACTTGAGAATGATTATGATGAGTTTACGACAACACTCATTATTAATCAGAACGACATGAAAGACGTATGGAATAGAAATAGGGATAGTGTTGAGGCTATTACTAATGATGGATCTCTAGAAGTTGGTGATGAACTACAATACACTAGAGACAAGAGAACATATAGATTCAAGATAACATTAAAACAAGGTTATAGTGAAACAGGCGATACACTATTCTCCTATACGTTGATGAGTATTATTGAAACACTAGACATGTAAAAACTATGGATGAGGAAATAAGAAAAGATAATAAAGTTCCTGGATCCTGTGAACAATTTACTAAGCCAGAAGAAATATCAGCCCTAAGTAAGTATCTTAGAAAACTTAGGACAGAATATGAAGAAAATACTAGCTTAGAAAAAGATAAAATTGGTGTCATAGGTTTCAATGGACAATTAAAGAACGACGTACCACTATCAGATAAGGTAGAGAAGATAGAGTCAAATGAGAATGTAGCCTTATCTAATTCAATCATAGAAGTTGGTGGTGGAGAAAAGAAGGTAGATCTCAGTAAGGAAGTAAGTAAGATAGAAGGTGTTGAGGAAAAAGAGCTTAGTAGGACTGTTGAGAAAATAGATGGTACTAGGGAAACACCACTTAGTACTGAGATTGATACTATAAAAGATAATAGAGAGAATGAACTTAGCAGGGATGTTGAGAAAATTCAAGACACAAGAGAACAATCACTTAGTAAGGAAGTAGAAAGACTAAATGACCAGAGAAATAATGAACTTAGTAAGACAGTAGAGACAATTAGTGATGAGAGGGTTCAAACATTAAGTAGTCTAGTCGAGAAGATTGGAGATGGTAATAAAGAACCTGCACTGAGTCAAAATGTAGAGAAGGTAATAAACTCGGGAACAACAGATAATGCACTTAGTAAGAATCTTGAGAGGATCTTAGGAGGAAAACGTAAGAGTGCAACCCTGAGTAAGCATGTTAGTAAGGTAGAAGTAAATAACCATAAAGACGCAGAGCTAAGTGAGGTTGTTAGTAAGATAGAAGGAGTAGGAGATGACTTACAACTTGGGAAAGAAGTAAGCAAGATTAAAGATGATAAAGAGTACAAACTAAGTGAAGATGTTAGTAAGATTGAAGGTGTTCGTGATCTAGCTGAGTTAAGTAAGACGAGAGCAGAGATTAGTGATACAAGAGATGTACAGTTAGCAAAAAAGAAGAGTAAGCTAGAAGGAGATAAGAGGAAAGAGCAACTCAGCAAGAAGGTAAGTAAGATAGAGAAAACAGAGGGCGATCCTAGTCTTAGCAGGGATGTTAGTAGGATCGAAGGTAATAAGAAAGATCAAAAACTAAGTAAGAAAGTAAGTAGGGTAGAAGGAGAGAAGTCAATCCCAAACCTAAGCAGTGATGTTAGTAAGGTAGGAGGTAACAGTAAAGAGCCTAAACTAAGTAAGGAGGTTAGCAAGGTTAGTGATAATAATAGCGACCCTGGACTTAGTAAGGAAGTAAGTAAGATCAGTGATAATCGTACTAATAATCTGAGTAAGACAGTTAGTAAGATAGAGGGGGATAAGAAAGAAGCGCCTAACTTAAGCAGTGATGTTAGTAAGGTAGGCGGTAATAATAAAGAACCCGAACTGAGCAAAGAGGTAAGAAAGATTGAAAAAGGAGATCACGAATACCCACTTAGTAAGAAAATAAGTAAGATAGAAAATACTGAAAAGGATCCGCAACTAAGTAAAAAGGTCAGTAAGATAGATGACAAGCGAGATTATCCACTTAGTGATATAGTAAGTAAGATTAATGACACTAGGGATAATCAACTTAGTACGGAGATTAGCAAGATAGAAGACAACAGGGAAGATCTAGAGCTTAGTAGGATAGTTGGTAAGGTAATTAGTGACGCAGCAACAGACCAGCATACACAGTTTAATCCTGAATCTGATGGACTATATGATTCAGTACTAGCAGTGAATGATAATCAAGGTGGAAATGCTGAAGAACTTAGTACGAAAGTTGCGAAAGTTGAACGTACCAAGAAAGACCCAGACCTAAGCAATAAAAGATCTGACCTAAATATCGAAAACAAGGACTTAGAACTTAGTAGGGAAGTTAGTAAGGTAGAAGTAGGGGATAAAAAGATTGAGCTTAGTAAGGAAGTTAGTAAGCCAGGGAATGAAGATGTTGGGATTGATGTACTAGTTAACAAGATACGTGACTATAAAGATCTCAATAACTACTATCAAAATCTTCTGCACTTCCTACAAGATAAGTCAATAAATAAAGGTTGGGCTGCTAAGATATCGTCACTTATGTCTACGTATCTTAGTGGTAATAAGATTAGTCCTGAGGGTATAAAAAAGTTCGAAGCTGCACTGTACAAGGAAGCTATGATGAGCAGGCCTATGTTCAGACCACGTACAAAATTGCCTGGATTCGGAATAGACTCAATAAATGTAAATAACTATCTTAGATTTATTGCAGAGACTATCTTAGGTAAAGGTTGGGGTAAAGGGCTTGGTCAAAAGGCTAGAGCGATCCTACTTGATGAAACACTATCCCTCTTAGTGTATGCAAGGCAAGAGGGGGAGAAAGCAATTAAAGTAAACCGTGATAGACTTCCAGGTAAACCAAGTATAATTACAGATGCGGCTAGAAGTGGACTAAGAGGAGCAATTGAGGGAGGTCTTAAGAGAGTAAAAGATGCAGCAACCGGATTAATACATGGAGAAAGCATAGAGAAGAAATACCCAATTAACCGACCTTATGATAAGAAAGAACAAAAAGAGGCTGATGCAAAGGGCGAGTATCAATCATGGACTAAGGCAAACTCTAAAGGTGAATCCATTAAGGGTATGTCTATTAAGAATGTTGCAAAGAGACTAGTAGAGGCAGCAATAGGAAAGGTACCAACAAGTCCATCCGATTATCAATTCAATCAGAACTACTTGGGTAATGGTGCTTTTCAGGGAATGAATACGACACTGGAAGACTTGTGTAATGTATCTGATGTTGGTGAAATCAGAACAGTACAGGACTTATTTGATACATTTGAGAAGAGCCCATACATAACAACAGCAGGGAAGGTAGTAGGTGGAAAAAATAACCCACTGAAAGTAATGACCCTAGATACTAATTCATACTGGGAGATTATATTTGAGCCATTTGTAGGTTTATCAGAGAACGGTGGAAAATCATTCTTACCACCGATCGAAGAAATTAACTTGTGGAATAAGCTAGATCATGGTGTAATGACTGCTTATAATAGATGGTTGCCAATTGTAGCTTTTGAAATGCAGAAATCAAAACTCACTACTAAGACGGCGGGACTATATGATGGTGAGATTAGCTTCCCAACATCCATAGAGTTTAGTAATGAGTTCAGGTTGACGATAGCAGATGATCAGTATAAATCATTTAGAACATATTTCGAGAAGTGTATGGAGGTCTCAGTATTTAATAGTGAGGCTCATGATTTCTTAGACTATGGACAAGATGGATTTAATAACTTCGTTGGGTATCAAAAACCATATAATAAAATTACCTCTGTGGATAAGAAGTTTACATGTATTGCACCTTATAAGAATGTAACCTTTAAGTGCACTATCTACTGTATGACGCCACAGAAAAGTACCATCAATAAGTATGAACTTCTCTTGACACTTAAAGATTTCATAGAGGAGAGATCAGGTGAAATAGAATCTGGTGGTAATGACTTAACAGTTGCATTTAGTATTGTTGGAGAAAATCCTGATCACGGTGGAGCAATACAGGTAGATTCTGATAAAGTAACTAGTATTGCTGATAAGTTTGGTACAATATCTAGTAAGTTTAACAAGCCTATAAAGATCAGCCCAAAGAAAGTAAAAATAATTGGATAAGGAATGTACTTAGAATTAGGAAAAACTAAAATAAACTACCAATCACAAGGTAAGCGTGAAGACTCTATTATCTTAGCAGAGGTAGTTGATTCTGAGATGTCATTTGAGAAGCCTGTATTTGTAAGAACCGTCAGTGAATTAACATTATGGTTCGGAACAGATTTTAAAGACTTCGACTACCTCAGAGAATTAGTAGCATCTGGAAACACATTATACTTATTCAGGCCTATCCTAGACGAAGAACGGGCTAGTGGGAAAAATTATATAGATTACAGTACATTCCTTGACGATAAAGATGAATTTTTTATAAATAATCTACCAGACAAGGGTGTACCAGGTAAGATCTATAAGAACGTAAACATAGAAGGTAAAGGTAAGTATAAAGATATTCCTAGGGGCTATACATTTGATAAGTTGATTTGGTTAGATAGTCTAGGTGGTTGGGTGAACATAGAAGACCTACCACAAAACTTAGAACTTCCAAAAACACTGTCACATAGTAATAGGGATACACTTAGGTTATGTCATCTAGAATCACATACTACATACTGTCATCCGCTATTTGATGAAGATACTGATGGGGATGTTGAGGTACTACAAGAAATACAGGATGAGTACGATGCAGGAAATATAGATGAAGACGCTATCATTAAAGGAACACACACACTTGCATTTAGAATCAACTATGAAAACCTAAAACTAAAAAGTGAAAGTTCCTACATAATACTTCCACAATACTATGACAAAGTAATGTTCTACTATGATGACGGTGATAGTATACCTGAAGAACCTAGTGGAGATTATTACCATTCAGTTAGGGGGTTTTCTAGTATTGAAGACTTAATAGATCAACTTACAGGGTCAGGGTATAAACTAGTAGGGGATATCTTATATTGTCCTGTTAGTGTACATGTGACTGGTCTTTATAATATGGAAGGCCTCATCATTGAACCAGCAGTAGACATAAACAGAAAGATACTAGACAAGCTAAGTAAGGATGAATCTAGGATCGAATTTTGGTCTAGGACGATTGGTAACGGTGGTGTTAGTGGAAATATCACAGTTAAGATTGAACATACAGAGGAGGAGTACTATTATAAAGTAACCATCGAGAGGTATAATATAGTAGAAACATTCTTTGGGTATTCATGGACGACTGAGCTAGATAAGAGAATAGACAGTATTATAAACCGAGATTCTAAGATAGTTTACTGTAGACTAATAGAAACTTATCAAGGGATCTGGAAGAATACTAGAAATAACCGTAAAGTAACCATAGAAACTGAATATAAGCCTTACAGTGTAGAAGATAAAGATAACTACTATATACAGCAAGATTGGAGAGATCCGGGACTTGTAGAAGGTAAGTGGGAACTAAGTGGATCTACTAAGGAAACTGGGAGATCATATAGGAAAGGCCTAGAGTCTCTTCTTAAATACCAGGATACTACTTATATTGACTTTATCTTACTACCAGATCCAGATAATTACGTGGTAGATGGTAGTTATGAGATTATGTGGAAGTGGTTACTAGGTAAGGTAGTAGAGTCTGGGAGTCAAGTATTGATAGAGTGTAATGAAGGTAACTACAGGAATAACTATACAGACGATAAACTGAACTACTTGCTATACTTCTATGAGAGTATGATGAATAGTTCTGGTAAGTATAGACCAGCGTATTATACGTTCTTGAGAGGCCTACTAAGTGGTACATACTCTTTTACTGGAAATGATATTATCTACACTAGTCCAATTGAAAGAAGTGTATCATATAGTAAAGATGACCTGAAATCTAGTCTAGTTGAAAAGAAAGCCAACTATATGATCGATAATGGGCAGTATTACTACTACCCGACTTACTTTGATGGCCCTAATTATAAAACTTCTGGACTAATGAGATTCTGCCTTGGTAAGATACAGAGAGAACTAGAAAAGAACAAATGGGCTTACTTATCTCTACCAAATACCGGTGCTACTAAAAGAGTAATCGAAGGTATACTGGGTAAGATACAGACCAGATTTTCTATAATAAGATCATTACTAGTTAAGGAGTTTAAGATAGACCAGAAAAAAGGAACTCTAAGTCTAAAAATTGAAACTAAGATAAGTGACCTAGTGAAAAACATAGTAGACTTAGATATAATAATAAACTATAACAAACCAATATAAAATTTAATAACATGGCAACAGTTACAGATCTTGTAAGAGGTAGTCAACTTAGAGCAAAGTTTATTGACTATACCTCAACCTATCGTGACAACAATAAGGAGTTCTTGCGTGGTGACATGTGGGAGTTTAAAGTACTCTCAGCTCCTAAGATTGTTTATTATCCAGGCGATGATATTATTAATGCACGCCTCAATAGTGTTCAGGTAGGTGTTGATACTAGTGTTACTGGTATTGAGAAGCGTATGCGTGGTGGTTATGCAATTTATCAGCAGACCAACCAGACGACCTCAGGTAACTTAACACTGTCATTTGTTGATAGAGAGGATCAGGCAATTACATACTTCCTTGATGACTGGAGACAAAAAATTTCTGATCGTGAGACAAAGTACTCATTCCGTAAGGATGATGTAGTGATGGATTGCAAACTCTTTATTACAAACGCACAGAGACTTGATGTTCGTGAGCTTACTTTCTACAATGTAATTATTCAGGACGCAGGTATTGATAATAATGGTCAGGCTGAGGCAGAAAGTGATCGTTCAGATGTTACACTCTCAGCTAAGTTTGAGCACTATTCATTAGAGTTTAAGAATCTCTAACATTACTAACTAGGAGAGGGAGAGGTAAGTGTTATTATCTTTCCCTTCCCTAACTCTAACAATTAATAACTTAGAAATGATAGAGTATAGAGTAAAACAGTTTAGTGATAGTGACAGAGACATTTTTATATCTTACTTAAATAGAGTAGAGGCTTGGAAAATTAGGTGCAAGAATCTACATTGGGCAGCAGAACACAAGGACATACATGAATACTTAGATGACTTATATGAAGATCTCATTAGCTATCAGGACAAGATCGCAGAGACATTCATGGGTGTCTTAGGTAGTATGGGTCCTCTTGATATTAATCCAGAGTTTTGTGATAAATCTGAGCCAATGGAACTACTGGAAGATATAATCAATATAACCTCTGTCGAATTTTATCATAACATACCAGAAGATGTAGTATTTAAAGGTATATCTAGTGAAGTAGAGGGTATGATACAGAAACTAGAAAACTATAAGTACCTATTTAATCTTTGTAAATAATTATGATATTAGTAAGAAGAAATTTTTCAGAAGATAATAAACACGCAGAAACCGAACAACAGGCAAAACGACGTAAAGCAGCTGCGGCATTGGGAGTGATCAGTGCCAGTGCATTAGGTGCAGATATAGCAGCAAGACGCACATATGAAAAGGGTAGTGAGAAGCTAGCCAAGAAGTCATTAAATGCTACGTTAAAGGACGCTATAGTAGCCGATAGACAAGATCCTTATTTTAACAAAATAAGGTCTTTGTTAGGTTATGAAAATGAGCTTGAGCATCATCTCAAAGCAACAAAAAAATTCGAAACTAACGGTTCTAAGAAGATCATGAAAGCCGTAGGTAAGAATGCTGTAAAGGGCGCCGTTGTTGGTGGAGCTATTGGAGCAGGTTTATACGCACTTAGTAGGAAGAACCTAATTAAGCAAAACGAAGAGAAGAATGAACAAGCTGCAAAGAAGCTTGAAAAACTAAATAAAGAGGAAAAATAATATGATATTAGTAAGAAGAAATTTTTCAGAAGTAGAATCCCCAACTAATAAGTATGCAGAGACTGAGAAGCAAGCTAAGAGACGTGAAACTGATGCAGCAAAGGGCGTACTTGCAACAGGTGGACTTGGCGCAGCCTTAGCAGCAAGACATACACTTAGTAAGGGTGGTGCCAAGCTAGAAAAGAAGGTGGCAAATGCTGCAGCTAAAGATGCAATCACTTTGGGTAAAATACAGGAGATTGTAGATAAGATAAATACGAGAGGTGTAAGGCCGGAGGACACAGATAAGGTTACTAGGTTCTTGAACGAGAGTGTAAAAAATAGATTTGATCATAACGTTTCTGCAACTAAAAAACTAGCAAAAAACGGACTTAAAAAGCTCGTAAAAGCATCAGGTAAGAGTGCTGTCAAGGGTGCTGCAATAGGTGGTGTCATTAGTGCAGGGCTCTATGGACTTAGTAGGAAGAACCTAATTAAGCAAAACGAAGAGAAGAATAGACGTCTTGCTATGAGAAGAGAACGATTAGCAGGAAAGCAGAAAGAGAATTAGGAATATGTTAACAGAAGATAAAGTAACAGTTCTTAGTAAGTTAGCGGATGTTTGGGATAAATTTTTAGGTACAGTAAGCAGGGTAAGTTGGTTGGCTATTCTAAAGTTAATAGTCTTCATTATCTTACTTATGGCGGTTGTTAGCTTCTTTGTAACACTAAATGATAAGAATACTAGGGAAGTCATATCAAAGACAATTACAGAAGATAGAAATAATCTGAAAGAAAGAGATGAATCTGTATATGACTTAACAGACGACGTCGAAAATAGTGTTAACAATGAAATAGAAAAGCTTAGACTATCTTTAAATGCAGATAGGGTAGTGATTAGTATTTTCCACGATAACCTAAAAACTACAACAGGATTACACTTTAGATTTTTTAGTGAGTGTTATGAGAGTGTTTGCTATGATAGAGGCATTCCAGAAATAGCACAGAACTATCAAAATGTAAGAACTAGTCTTCATCCTATGGTTACTTATCTTGGTAGACATAAGACAGTGATTGCTAATGTAGATGATATGGAGAAGATAGATAAAAGATATGCTCACTCTATGATGGTTGAGGATAGTTATTTGTCTGGTCTCTATTTCCTACGTAGTGAGAGCGGTAAGGAGATAGGTATACTTGTTGTTAGTTGGACTGTTGATAATAAAAAACTAGTTCCAAGCAAAGAGGTAATTGAACAGAATCTTACAAAATATGGGATTAAATTAGAATCCCTACTTGACTTAGGTTACTATAAAGATAATGGTAAGCTAGGGAAAGAAGAAGAGGAAGTTAGGGAGAAAACTAAGGTGGAAGACTTGGATGAGTAAGCCCCTAGATTCCTTATACATGAAAGAGTGTGATTATTAATAGATTACGGTTGGACTTTAAAAGCGTCTCCCGAGTCAAATATATAATGTACTGAAGGGTGAGTGGATCTGTAATTAAATATAGGAGAATTACTAATCAGGTCTGTGAAATACTAGATAGACCCCCTGACCTGTTAAATAATCACCTCTTTACTTTTAATAAACACAACAGCTATGAAAACAGTTCATAGTTGTTTTTCTTTTCATAATTAAATCCTAAAAAGTATGGAAATAAATGTATCCCTCTTACCAAGTGGAGGTTATGGTTATAGCTTCCCATGTGTTAGAATTAAACCTTACAATTTCTTAGAAATCTGTAATTATATTGGGGAAGTACCGAGTGATGATCCACTGGGTAAGTATTATTTTGATGTTCATGAATTAATCAAAGACGATCCAAATATTAGAGATTGTTATATCATGGACATTGATTTTTTGATATTCTATAAGAAGCTTTGTACTGTTAGTGAGAATCTTAGTTACCATGTAGATATTAAGTGTCCTGACTGTGGAAAGACGATTAGTAAGAGTATTGATTTTAACAAGGACATCCATTTCAAGCAGATCGATGAAAAGGTAATGAATGGCGCTAAGATTGAACTAGGTGGCCATGAATACGAAACTATTGTACCAACTTGGAATGATTTTATGAAGGTGTTTAAACTCTATCTTAAGTTTAGAAAAATAACAGACCTTAAGATGATTAAAACTATTGCCCTCATAAAAGACTTTGACTTGCAAGGTAATCAAGTTGAGCAGGATGTACTTGGCGCAAAACACTCAGATATTACAATGTTGATGGCACTGAGAGAGCTTTACTATGATAGATTAGAGCCTGTCCAAGTATTTTGTCCAGATTGTAATAAAGGTAAGAAGCCAGAGGAAAGGAGGAGTGTGGCAGTAAGTGTTGATTCGCTTATTGTCGATTTCTTTCGAGACATCTATGTCAATTGCCCGATTGATGGAACTAAAATTTTATTTAAATAAGTTTCTCAAGGTTGATAATATTGAGCACTATGGACTTGGTGCCCTATTTAAACTTAGAGATACGTACGATAAATTTATAGAAACATCAAAAGGAACTGACCCTGACTTCCCACTTATTGATTTTGGTGATAAGGGACAGACGATACAAGGTGTCAACAAAGTACAAGCAGAAAATAAACAGGGTGAGGATGATGAAAGTGGTGAAGGTGAACAACTAGGAACTACAGAAATTCTCAACCTGTCTAGATAATAGAAATAATGGCAGCAAGTGATAAAGATTTAGAGAAAAGAACTAGAGAACTTGCAGGAAGACGGGGAGGAGACCTTGCAGATTATCAAGCAGTAGGTAATCAGATTCAGGCAATACAGGATCAGAGAAAACAGAACCTTGCCCTTGAACGAGCTGCAATGGATCAAGATGAACAATCTAACTCTATGATGCTGCAAGCGGGTGAAATAGCTAGTATGGCAGGATCTCAAGACATGCAAGTAAATCCACAAACGCAACAGATACTGGGAAAATATGGACTAGGGCAACCAAAAGTACAGAGAACCCAAGGTAGAAGTGTAAAGGTAGTACCAAATAATATAGTAATTAACAATAACTATAACACAACTACTACTAATAATGTTGCAGGTGGTTCTATGGGTTCTGCACCAAGACAAGCAGATCCCGGACAAAGTAAATTTAAAACATGGGTAAGTAATGCATTCGCTGCCCAGAAAGAACAAAGCTTACGTAGGAGTAGAGACTTTGATAGACGTGAGTGGAGTCTTACTAAGAGTGCAAATAAAATGCTAAGAAAAATGGAGAGTGTCGGAAAAGAAATGATGACGACATTTAATCCAAAAGAAATAGGTAACTCAGTAGGTGGACAGTTTAAAACACTTCTCATGCTATTTGGTGTTACCTTCTTAGCAAAACACTGGACCAAGGTACTAAAGGCTATTACTTGGGTCGGTGAAAAAATAAAGGGCGGACTAGATTATTTTGGCGTTGGTGTTGATGGTAACTCACTGGCACGAATGGGTAAAGGATTTAGAGCTGACTTTATTAGTTTCTTTGGTGGTGATGTAAGAAAAGGTGATACAGTAGGAACGGCACTTATGAGAGTAGGTAAAGATCTTATTGACTACCTCAAGATGAAACTAGACCATGGATTTGAGGAACGAGGTGCTGCTATGAAGGCTATTAAGTTCCCAGATATTGATTTAAGTAATATTGGTCTAACCCTGTCTAGTATGGCCGGGTATCTTGGTAATATTCTCACTGCAATGGTTGACCCGAAAAAGGGAATACAGAACGCACTAAAGACAAATATTAGCACACAAGGTATAAAGAGTTCCAATGCAGCGATGCAGAGGGATATGTACAATGAATATACTACCCTAGCTAAAAATACAGATGCTGGTGATCTTGCTGCTGTTGTCGCAAATAGAAACGGACAGAAGAAATACAGCTTGATGAAAGGGGCCCTAGATAGCAGTGGAAACCTTACCAGTTCTGTATCCGGCCAAATATCACAGGGTAGAGATATCATGGGTGCCTATAGAGATGCAGCGTCGACAGGTAAGATAGATACGGCCAGAGTAGCAGCAGGTTTTTCTAGAATGGAAGACTATGCAACTAAGAATGGAGGTGTTACTGTAGATAGGGACTTCATTCAGCAGATGTTCGGTAGTGATGCTGGAAAGCTCATCAGGTCTGGTATGATCTCTACTGTCAGGATGAAAGCAATCCGAGTGCCTAAGACAGAAGAAGACTATGCTGGTGAAAATGCTAAGAGCCTAGGTGGTGCTACAACTCAGATGGGTATTACTGACGGTATATCTGATGCAATAGGTCTTAAAGGTCTTACCGGATACGGTGCTAAATCAATTGCAAACTCTGGAAACACTAGAGTAAATAATAGACTTCTTGATGCTGCAGGTGCCGGAAGTGCTTTGTGGTTAGGTAGAAAGTTACTTGGAAATACAGGTATCCCAGGTTATATAAACGGAGAAATAACCAATGCAATAAATAGAGCCTCTGCAAATGGCTATAAGTACAAGCTAGTTCCTTATGATGACCCACACCCAGGAGAAGGTTTCTATGATTTCTATAGCTTATCACCTGAGGCAATTAGATATCTAGCTAGTAGAATTTATAGAGTTAAGTCTTTCAAGGAACAGAGTATTGCTGCACTAGGTCAAATACAAAATTCACTTCTTCGCAGAGCAGGTGGTGTACAGGCGGCTAGTGCAAAGTGGTCAAGGGCAGGTAAAGACCCTAAGACTATGTTCGACGTTAATATCAACGAATATAGTAAAGACTTCCAGGAATTTGAAAACTTACATAATTCGAACCTAGCGGAAGAAAATGCATTCTGGGCTAATTCATCTATGGGTGCTATTGAAAATAACTCTAAGAGACTTGGTAATAGCATTGTTGATGGAATTAATGCTGGTATAGGCTACGCTAACAGAGGCTTTAATATGATTGGTGGGTTTGTTGGTAGCTTGTCCACAAATCAACATGATAGTGCTGGTGCTAGGTGGGGAACAATGCCAGGTAGGGTAGATACTAGATATGGAAAAGCCAGACCATTCTTCGTAGCTGATGCATGTAGAACACTCGAAAGAAATGTTAGGCCTAGATCCGCGGCTAGTTGCGCAATGTACGTAAGACTAGCGGTAGAGGCAGGACTACACTTACCAGCTAATAAACTACAGGGTGTACTCGGTAATGCAAGGGACTTCGCTAGAACCTTAGGTAAAGTAGGATTTGCACCCGTTGATTGGCAGAATTGGAAACCACAACCAGGAGATATTCTAGCACAACAAGAAATGCCTGGTCATGCATATGGTCATGTTAGTATGTTCTCTGGTAGACTTTGGATGTCAGACTACCTACAGAAAAACATGTGGGGTGGTATTAATACAGGCTATCATAGAAGAAAGCAAGGAGTTATTCTCAGACATATTAACAGAGTAGGTGCAAACGGAGAACCATTAGGAGATACAGACTCTGGAAATTATGGTACAGGTGGAACACCATATCTAGGTAGTAATTACAATGATACACCTAATACCTTCGGAGGCTTTGGTAGTGGTGGTTATAATGATCACATCGGCGGAGTCTATGGAGGCGGAGGTAGTTCTTTCTCTGGAGGTGGAGGATATGCTGGAGGAGGAATGGCAAGTGCTCCATCATACGGATTTAGTTCGCCAGTTACTGTATCCGCCGGAAATCTTAAGGCCGATAGAGCTAGCTTCTGGAGAGAACATAAGGCTAAGTGGTATAGCGTCTTGAAACAGAGAGGTATGAGCGAAGAAGATGCGGGGAGACTTAGTAGCTTCTTTACTGCACAAGACGGCTATGAATCTGCAGGTGGTACTAGTCCTGCTGCAAGAAATCAGAATAACTTTGGTGGAATGCAGAGGGGTGGTAAGAATATTACCTATGGATCTGTACAAGACTACATGAATGCCAAGCTAAATATGTTCCTCAGTAAATTTAGAGGTTCACTAGCGGCTAGGGATTTTGGAACGTTCATTATGAGTCTTGGTAGAACGCCTCTTAACCAACAGCTCAATAATAACGGGGGACAGATCTACTATGAAGCTGACCCATACACATACTTAAAAGGTGCTGCTAGTTATCTTGGTGATTCTAATTCAGTATCTTTCGACCCAAATGCAGCAGGTAGTGTAGCAGGAGGTGGATTTGATGTTAGTGGTATTGCAGGATCTATTGGGGCTGCATGGGATAGTGCATCAACAAGCGGACCACTACCTACAATCGGTCAACCTTTTGATGTTAAGTCAGACGCAGAACTAGCAAAAGAGAAAAAACTACTAAGCCTTAAAGGTGAAGCTGGTAAACTCTGGAAACTGAATAGACAGTACTTGAAAGGAAGAGGTATTAATGACTATAATGCATTTGAAAAGTACTGGGTAGGTCTTGATGATAAAGGTAGAAAAGCATCTTACGAAAGAGTTGGTATGTGGAACGAAGCCAATACATACAAACTCCAACATAAAAGAGAATTAAATAATCTTACATTAGAGGACTTAAGAGGTAGTCTTTATGTAGATGGAAAGATGCTAGGTAGCAGTAGAGATGGAATTATAAGGTCTGTTACTAAGGGACTACTAAGTGACAGTGGTAATAAAGATCTAAGAGACCTATATTCTGCAGCTAGACAGGGTAATTTTAAAGACATAAAGACATACTTCACTGAAAGAGCGGGAAGAGATCTAGACGGTGGTGAAGTAGATGATATTAAGACTTGGTTCAATAGTGTATATTTCAAGAACACCTATAATAAAGCCGATCAAAAAGTTAAAGACCTGAGAGATAAGATTAATAGAGAAACTGACCCAAATAAGAGAGCGGCGCTACAAAAACAGTTAGAAATTGAATCTGCAAAGCTTAGAACTCTGCTAGGATCTAATGTAAGTAATATGTCAGATAATACCAAAGCCGGTGATTCTGCACATAGGGGACTTGCGTATAGATCAAGACTGGATAAATCGTTAGAGGCCTATGTTAATTTTGATATGGAGATGCAGGGTATAAAAACTCAGAAGGACCAGGCAACTGCAAAGTATAAAAAATTAATTAAAGAGGCAACAGATAGCGGACAGTATACACTTGCTAAAAAACTTGGACAAGAGCTTCAAAGTAATCTTGAGAAACTAGATAAGAACTTTAAGGCAATAGAGGACAAGAAGAATAAGTATATGAAGACTGCCAATGAGGATGTGAGAAAAGCTGTGGCAAACTATGAGAAAAACAAGGGAGTCATGGATAAAGTCTCTGCAGATTCAGATAAGAACTTCAAGGCTTTTTCTAACAAGTCCATGTCATTAGGTGAGAAACTAGTAAATTGGTGGAAAGGCTTATTCAACGATGCAGAAAATGCTGGGAATAAGATCAAGAATATGAAAGTTAATCCTAATATTCAGAGTCCATTCACCAACATGATAGATCAGATAATGGCCAAGCAAAAGCAAGCTGGTGAAGATATGATGTATAATATAGGTATTAAGGGTAATGTTGAGGGAATACCTATGAGGCCTACTACAACAATCTTAACGGCAGAGCAAAGAAAGGAGTTTATAAAGACTGGTAAACTCCCACAAAATGCAAGAGATGCAAAGAAGAACACTGGTGCAGGTTTATTAGCGCCAATAAAAACTAAATACAATTTCACTACTGGTAGTTGGAGTCAGCCTAGTTATCATGCAACTGGTGGATTTACTAGGGTAGGTGATACAGGACAGGCAGTTGGTTATGTACATGAAGGTGAATGGATCGCCCCTAAAAAGATGGTTGATTCTAATAAAGATCTTTTCCGTGTACTTGATCAGGAGAGAATATCAACACTCGCCGGTAGAACTAGTAGAGCAAATGTCAATAAAGATGCAGTATCTAGTAGGGCGGCTAGTAAGTATGAAAAGATTTCTGCTGCTGCTAATCAGGTATCCTCAGCTTATATGTCAGAACTAGTAGGAAAGCAAGACCTAACTAATCAGCTTCTATCTAAGATTGTTGGTAATACAGCACCTAAGAAAGAAACAGTAAAAACTCGAGGATGGACTAAGTAATGAAACATAATAATAACAAGACTGGAGAACTTAGTGGATTCTATTATGATCTCCAACTTAGAAACCCTATGTTATCTGTTGGTCTATACCCTAATACCTGGGAAGATCCTAATAAACCTAAGGATGATGAAGGTGTTAAGAATTGGGTTGAGTTTCCAGCAGACCTACAAGAGGAAGATTCTAAGACTATTATACTAGATGAGAAGAACAGTGCGGTGAAATATCCGTACTGTAAACTTCCACTATGTAGATCTATTATTAACCAGGATTTTCAAGTAACTGTTACAAATGAATGGACTGGTTTTGGTGGGGATGAAATTGGATCGTTCTGGAATTCAATGAGACCTAAAGCACCATACGCTAAGATATTCGCAGAGGCATTACAAGATATGGTAGGTAAGTCAGCACAGTTTGAAAATGCAGGTCAGGCAGCTGGGGATAATGTAGCAGCGACAGTGGGTAGAATTTCTAAGATCTTTACTGAGGCTGCGGCAGGTGGTTATTCAGCACAGGCAAAATATCTAGCTAGGGCACTTGATGTAAAGGGTACTAGATTTACTTACTATACAGGTACTGGTACAGACTTTGGTAGTAACTTTGGTATGAAATTTACTATCTTTCCAACTATTAACAGGTATGACACACTTATTGATAGGCATGGGGTAAATAAAGATAAACAATACCTAACAGTAACCGATCAATTAATAGGACTCTTACCTTATGCAGTTGGTGATTATGTACCTGTCAAGTTTAAAGCACTAGGACAAGATGTAGAGGATTTTGTCAGTACTGTTATGGCTTGGCAAACTCCTCCCGCCGGTTTTGAGGCCGATATTAAAGATGTGGACCTAATTCAGAAAGGTACATTGAAACTTAGAATCGGACCCTACTATGCAATCGAAAACTTAGTAATCAGTAATATCAGTATCAATGAAAGCAAGGAAATGGTAAAAGATCCTTTCGGTAGTGGTAAGATCTCTCCATTATTTGCTGAAGTTAACATCATGCTACGTCCGGCCTCTAAATATTCGGCGGTATCACTAGAAAGATTTATCAGTGGTAGAGCTAGCGCAGGATATATGAGTCAGTCTGCAGAAGGTAGAGATGGTGGTATACTGAATGAAATGAAACGATCACTAGAAAAGGTAAAGGCATCAAATCAAAATAGACTACCAAATGTATAAGAAATCAAGTAGAATTGAAAGTACTAAGCAGGATCTGAAAAATTATATCGAGGGGTATGATGTATTTAACTCTGTACTCCTCGATAAACTTAAAGAGTTCGAAGCAGAGAAGGAACCATACATTATTAAGACATACGAATTTAGACCAGACCTAATTGCAAAAGATATATACGGAGATACTAAGTATACAGGACTCCTTATCTTAACTTGTGCAGTGGGTCTCGAATCTTACACAAAAGGTACTGTCTTGAATGTATATCCTAAATCTGTAATCGATAACTTGCTTAATGGAATGTAAAAGATGAAATATAAAAATTCATATAAGACTAGTGTTGATTTTCAGCCCTGGTTTGATTCAGGTTACCGTTTTCAATCACTCCACTTATATGAAGAACTTGGTGGAGAACTAGCAAGAGGTGAAATGAGACTTGAGGTTGCGGGAAAGTCTGAGTCTCTTAAGCTTATCACAGAACAACACACAGGAACCATCACACTAGAACAAGAAGGAGGACTAATCTATAATATCCCCGTGTTCATAACTAACAGATGGCATGAGAAGAATTATCTAGATATCGAGTTTGTTTGCGTGGGGGACCAAAAATTCTTCGACGAAAAACATACCTCTGTCTGGGATAGTATTGAGGATTCCATAAGAGGTGTATATCCAGGAAAAGTTGACCTGAGATGTGATACTGACTTACAAGCAAAAAACTTAAAGCTCTATCAAAATCATGAGACAGATCAAGAGTTTCTAAGGCGAATATGTCTAGGGTATAAGAGAAATAGTATCTTCGTGTTTGGACTAGAAGGACTCATGATAAAAGAAACTATGGGACTCTCTGATTCATATGGAAACCGAGAACCTAAACTTATAATACACGCAGACTCAGACTTCACACAAGAAACACCATTCAGTAAGAAATATCAATCAGCACTCTATAGTAAGGTTAAAAATATTTGGGAAGAGAAATATAAGGATGTAATGCCAGTTAATCCCAGAGTCCTACAAAAAGAGGGAGCATTGAGTATAGTACACAAAGATTACTACCAGATGAGTGAAAACTTGAACTATAACACAGCTTACATCTACTCTGACATGTTTCAAGAGATAATCATAACACATCGACAAGTACCTAAGTTTAAAATAGGTGATGTGGTGGAATATACAAGAGACTCAAAGACAACAGTAGATTCTAAGATGTGGCCTTTCAAGTATTACCTAATCAAGTCCAATGAATTCTTTATCGCCATTGATGATTCAGATTATGTGGCGGATGACGGATACCATACAAAGTGGACAACAAAACTAGTAGGACTTGAAGAGAATGGTAAGATCGCATTAGGTAGTGAACAAAATCCAACTAAGAATGATAATACTAAGAAATAAATCCTTTGCCCTCCCAGACTCTAGAAAAGGTATTGGTTGGGTAAATGATAAAAACGGTAAACTTGATTCTGAAAAGTATTTTAAAGCTGCGAGAGACGCGGCTGATAAAGCAGAGGCGAGAGAACTTAGTGATGAAAAAATCGTAAAGCATGCAAAAAGAGCTGCTGGTATAAGTGCACTAAAGGATAACTCTGGAAAGCCGCTTATTGACGCAGCTAAGTATGGTGGCCTTGCTTATCTCGGCGCAAAATTAGCACCTAGAGCAATTATAGACTTAAGTGCAACTACTAGCGCCGATAGATTAGGCCAAGTAGGTAAGCTGCTAAGAGATACGAAGGCAGGTAGAAAAGTAGTGGCTAATGCAATGGAATATGCACCAACACTTAATAAACATGCTGGTAAGATTGGACTAGCGGCAGCAATGGTAGGAGCAGGAATACACTATCCAAGAGTCTCTAAGAAGGTTAAGAGTGCTGCCTTAGGTGCTGAGATAAATACAGTAGATAGAATCAAGAAAAGAAATAATAAGAAGAAGTAATGGAATACAGTATAGGAACAATTACAAAAATACTTGACCCAGACCTTTATACAGTAGAAGTAGATATTCCTGGACGTAATCAAGAACTACGTGCATTTCCAAAGAGAGGGGAAGTAGATGAGCCAAGAGTAGGTGATGTGGTGGTATTGCTTGAATTGGATCCTACATATAAATCCTACTATCTCTACGAAAAACTAAAGGAGAATAATTTCATTGGTATAAGGTCAAGGGGGAAGATGATTAAGATGACAGAGTCTGAATTAACTATCGGAATCTTTGACCCTGCCAGTGAATATAATGATAAACAAGAAAAAGATACAACACCTGAACCGACAAGCTGGATAAAAATTGATAAGTCCGGAAATATCAACATAAAAACTGATGGAAAACTTGGACTAACAATTGAAGGCAGTGCAGAGGTAGAATGTAAGGGTAATGCAGTAATCAAAGCGCCGAGTGTAAAAATAACTGGCGGTAAATTAGAAACAAAGGGAACAGCAGGAACAGATATGAGTGGACCCTTTAATTGCATACCAACATGTCCATTCACCGGCGCACCACATTCAGGAAGTATCGTAAGTGGAACGTAAGGCATGATAATCTTAAGAAATAAAAACTTTGCCATGCTCGAGAAAAAACAGTACTATAAAAATAACTGGGATAGACTCAAGCATGGATGGTTTGGGACGTCGAAGGAAAGTGTTGACAAGTATAATAACTACGTAAGCAAGCATAATGCAGAGGAGAAAAAACTAAGTGGACTTCTAAAAAATAACCCTCGCCAGTACCTTATCGACCTATATAACCTTGACACAGTTACTAAAAGACTTGGGGAATTTGAAAAGATGTATGGTATAAGACTACCACAAGAAATCTATAAGTACGTAGATGCAATAAAAAGTTTCGCAGGACCACTTAAGAACTGGATGGTAGGTAAGGATGATCAGGAAGTGAATCATATACTGAGGACTGATAATATCATATATAGACTAGACTCAGGGTTATCAGAGAAGTATGACAGCGTAGAATCTTATAGAAAAGATATAGAAGGTGATGGTGAAATAGTACTCATGTCAAATATAGAATATGATTACTACTTCATATACAATACCAGGACTAATACTTGGCACGTTACATACTCAAACAGCGAAGTAAACAATCTCAAAGACCTCATCTTACCTTTCTTAAAACATGAGATTGAGGATAATGAAAACTACCACGACGAAAATGCAGTGGGTAATAGTGAAGAATACTCAAAAGAACTTAGAAAACTTTGGTATAATCACGTAAAAAGTAAGCTATGATAATCTTAAGAAGTAAAAATTTTGCGCTCCTTGATAGAAAACCATACAGAAAGAATATATGGGATAGATTAATTCATGGTTGGTTTGGAACGTCGAAGAAGAGTATTGATGAGTATAATGAAAAGGTAGACTCACACAATGCAAGACAGAACAGGCTATACCAACTAAAGAAAACTAACCCTAAGAAGTACTGGGAAGAACTAACACACCTAGATACCGCAATCCAGAACCTAAAAACAATGGAGGAAAAGTTCAAGAAAAAACTACCCCAAGAATTATATAGGTACGTAGATGTAGTAAGAAGTTTCTACAAGGACTTTGAAAGGTGGAGCAATAAATATCCAGACATAGACACAAATGAGATCAATACTGAAATTTTTGTCCCTATCCTTCCAATCCTAGGTATTGTTAACTTGTACAATGAAAAGTTCGAGGCATCCATAGAAGAGGCTGGAAAGATAGAAGGTGTCAATTTCTTCGTAGATTACAAGAGTCAGATTGATTATGACTTCTCTCATGAATTCTGGACAATCAGTAGTGCGATTAGTGGGACATTTACTAGAAAAACTCTGAAAGAAGCGCTAGTTGATTACCAAAAGAAAAAGGTCGACATAGAACAACAACTACTAAGACTTAAAGAGTACAGTGATATTAAAAACAAATATGAACTATTGGAGCTGATGATTCTCTGGCTAAGTCACTTGAAAAATAGTAGATTCTAAAATAGGGGCTGAGGAACAAAAAACACCTCGGCCTCTGATATTATTACTTTCCGTGCTATTTTAGGAAAGCTAAGCTCCGCACCCAATTCGCGAGAGGCCGCCTGCCCAAAAGTCTATGCCACCAATATTGTATCACTACGTTCTCCAATATTGTCACCCTAGCCTCTCGCTCTTTGCTCAAACCTTCACACTCCTCCTAAAGTCGTCGGTTCGGTGTTGAGGGCTTCGCCTAGAACTTGAAGTAGAGGGGATGAATACACAGTTTGAGATTTAGGGCGGAGCAGAGCGGAGACCATAAATCGATGCCAATAGAGAATAATATTGAGGAGTGATAAAAACGTGCTATTTTTTTCGAGCTATATACTTTCTAAGCTATATTATACTTTCTAGCATTTGAAATGTAACTTTTTGTTGTTTATACCACATAGAAGACTTACTAGTGAGATACAGACCGAATGCAAGAGTGACCGAAGGGAGTCTCTTGTGTGCGGGCTTAGCTTGGGGTGAAAGCCCAAGTTAGAAGAGAATAATTAACAAATAACTAAAATAGTAAGATTTTATGCTAGAGAAAGTAGTAGAAACAGAAGATCGCGGAAGAGTGATCGTTGCAGAAGTACCAGCTGGTTATAGGTATGTATCGGATATACCTGACTTCAAGCTTCATGACTTTCCCCATATCCTGAACAAACAAATACCAGGGTGTGGATTTACGGAGTATTGTATTAGGAATGATGAGAACACAATCTTATGCAGTCCTAGAAAGATTCTCCTACAGAACAAGTACGAACAGCACAAGGATGAAGTTTTCTTAGTTGTGAATGAATTTGAAGGGGATCCAAAAACTGATAAGGATCTAACTAAAGTAGATAGACCTAGGTATAATAATTACGAAAACAAGGAGAAGATTAAGAAGGAAAAGGAGGAACTTGAAAAGGCGAAGGAAAATTTCTTTCAGGAGCTGACGAAGAAGTTGACTGGTTACGTTAATAAGTGCCTGTTTGATGAGAAGCCGGTAAAAATCCTTGTTACTTATGACTCTTATAGGCTGGTTAAGGAGATTCTCAAGTTCAATTATAGCAATGTTGACTTCAGAGTAGTAGTAGATGAGTTTCAAAGTATATTCACTGATAGCAAGTTCAAGTCAGATACAGAGATGCAATTCATGGATCACTTACAGGGCGTTAAGAAAGTATGTTATGTAAGTGCAACGCCTATGATAAAGAAGTACCTTGATATGCTGGAGGAGTTTAAAGACCTTCCATACTATGAGCTTGATTGGTGTACATTAGATAAAAACAGAGTAGATCAACCAAAGCTAACTGTTAAGAACTTAGTATCGGTTTATGCAGAGGCTGGTCCAATTATTAAGTCTTATCTAGAAGGAAAGTTTGAATATAGGTATGTAAGAGATCCAGAGAGCGATAACGAAAAGGATGTTAAAAAAATAATATCAAAGGAGGCAGTGTTCTATGTCAACTCTGTTAATAACATTACTAGTATTATCAAGAGAGCAGGATTAACGCCAGGGCAAGTAAATATTCTGGTGGCAAATACACAAGAAAACGAGAAGAAGGTAAAGAAAAGACTAGGTAGGAAGTTTGACATTGGCAGGGTTCCACTAAGAGATGAGCCTAGGAAGATGTTTACTTTTTGTACTAGAACAGTTTACCTTGGTGCTGACTTCTACTCCGACAATGCTAGGAGTTTTATAATAAGTGATGCCAACATAGATACCTTAGCTGTTGATATCACCTTAGACTTACCTCAGATATTGGGTAGACAGAGGTTAAAAGAAAACCCCTGGAAGAATGAGGCGACGCTATTCTTCAGACCAGTCTTAGATAGTAATGTAGTAGCGGAGGAGTATTTTAATAAAAAAATAGCAAAGAAGACAGAAAAAACAGTGAAGTTATTAGGTGTTTTTGATAAGAGTGATGCGAGTGAACAGGAGGCTTTGTCTGAGGTTTTTCAAGATAATGCTAGATACGGGCATTATAAGAGGAACTATGTAGCTGTTAATCAAGTAAAGAATCCCGATGGAAGTATTAAGCTTGTACCTGTTCTTAATAAATTAGTCAGAGTAGCGGAGCTTAGGTCTTATGAAATGCAGCAGGTTGATTATGCGAATCGTTTTACAGTCTTCAATGAGCTAGGTAAGGTTAGTAATATTGGAGCTGCTGAGAAGTATGCCGAATTTTTTAAAGAGTATGAGGCAATGAAAGATAGGAGGCAGAGGTTGAAGTATGTATGTGAGTATTATTTCAATGGTGGAGAATTAGAGCCTCTACTTGATCTACTACCAGACAAGAGATTTAAGGAGTACTTGACTGTTCTTGGACCTGAGAAGTGTAAGGCAAAAAGTTATAGAATTACCAGCTTGAATGATACCCTAAGTGTTAATAGTTTTGATCTATCTATAGTAGAGGATAAGGTAGTGTCAACATTTGAGGTAGGTAAAGCTTATACAAAGGCAGAGATCAAATCAATACTTGCAAAGCTTTATAAAGAAATCGGCTATAAAGTAACTGCAAAGGCTAATGACCTCGAAAAATACTATAAACTGAGAAGGACGTCCGTACATGACGGTAGTAAGAGAGTAGCAGGTTTTAAATTATTAGAAAGATTAGAGGAAGGAGACAAAGAATGATCTTAAACTTAACAATTCTGCAGGTGAAGTGCCCTAGTTTCTTTATAGTTGTAGATTAACTGTCTTTTTTCATATAGAGAATACAGAACATGATATTGATTCGTGTACTGTATTCTTTTTTATTCATCTTAAATTTATGTCGAAGAGTAGTTTTGCTGGCCTAATCATTTCTCATCTCAACAGTCAGGTGGGTAGTAGTGGCAGCAGTTATAATAGTTCCACACCTAATATTTCCAACATTGCGATAAGTAGTGCAGTGATGGAGTACTTAGTAGGGAACGTAAAGATTTCTATTTCTTATACTGGTACTGATCCTAGTGGTAAGCCGGATGTAGTTAGTGACAGTGTAGGTGTAATAGGAAACGTAGCTCCCCCTTTCGGAACTACATTAAGAGATTGGTTAGGGTCATTGGAGTCTAACATAGTGAGTGGTCTTATGATTTCGAGTAGTCCTGGTCTAGTAGTGCCAGTTTCTCCTACTCCAGCATTTAGACCTGGAATAATTGTCCCTGACTTATATAGTATGATAGGGGACGGAAATAAGTCAGCCCAGATTATTGCATGGGAGGGTATTTGTAGTAGTATCTTAGTCTGGCTTAATAGTATAATACCGCCAACCTACCCAGCGACCCATCTTAGTAGTACTGGTGTTGCGGTATGTGGAAAAGTAGTAGTATGAAGAGATATTTATTAAGCACAGGTTCGAGTACTAGTAAGGTTGAATTATACATGTTAGACTTACTCAGGCTGAACATATCAATATTTAGTGGTGACATACCTAACAGTGCGGTGGGTTTTAATATCATCACTTCTAATATACACAAGGACGAGCTACTAGGGGCAATTGAGTCAAGATTACAATTACTAGTAGAGAATATTAACAAGAGAATGGGCCTACCTGGTTACACTATGAAGATTGATAGTGTTGAATTAGTAGGTCCATCTAATGCTCGTGTAATGGTGAGTATTAACAGCACCAAGGACACAGTAGATATTAATTTATAGTATGAGAAATTTACAGGATTACATTAACAAGTACTACACAATTGCCCAGAACTTAGGATATACAGGTGATAGTATTGAGGTGCTTGTACAATTATTGGCAAATGCGTCATATATCAGTGAGGTAGAGAATGTTGCGTACTTACAGGAATCAAGTCTTGAGAAATCTAGCCTCATCAATTCAAAGATTCAGCACTGTATGGATAATATGTACAGTGTATTTAGGGGTCTCTGTCCTAGGGTAGTTATGAAAATTCGTCCTACCTCTTATCTGACATTGAAGCCTTTTGATCTTATCCAGCAGAGTTCAAGTTTCAGTGTATACTATCTTGGTTACTATAAGCTGATTCAACCTAGCAATAATAGTGGTAGTAGCAATTCTAGTAGGTCAGTGAGAGACAGTAATGTGATAAGTAGTAGTGTCATTAGTGCTAGTAGTAATAGTAGTGGACAGGAGACTAGTAGCATGAATAGAGGGACGGAAGAAGTTGATTATACTAAACTATCAGGCCTAGATAATCTTAACCCTGAAAAATATCCGGGGGAGTTTATCTATAGTGGTGTTACATTAAAGCCTAGTGTTAGTACTGAGTCTTATATTATCATCTGCTTAATATCCCCTACCGTACATCAAGTGGATAAGATGGTTAATACTAGAAATACATACTACATTGATTGTCCCATTGATAACTTAAGCAATGATGTACTAGTTAAGGTAAATGGTGAACAGGCTGAGGTGACTAGAAATTTTGCTGATCATATCCTAAAGCCAACCAAGTATGTATTTGACTTAACGCTTCCTAGTTTTGGTAGTAGAATATATACAGCCAATTATTTTAGTACCCTTGATAGAACAGATAGGAGTGATTCAGTGGGTATTGAGATTAACACAAGGATCAACGCAACATATTTTGAGTGGTCTAGGTTGGAGGACTATAACCAATCAGAGCTTCGCAGACTATCTTATAAAGGCGCAGAACTAGTGGGATTTAATGATACCTGGCTCACGGCTAATATGTATAGTGAGTTAAGTAAGGGCAGTGGTCTTTGTTTTGTTAAGGAAGTAGGCAGGGATGATCTTAATACAATTCACTACAAGGCAAACAGAAATAGGTATGTGAATAGTATGGTACGCAGTAATAATGATATTGGTACTATCTTAGAGGAGAACTTCCCACAGTACGTAAAGAATGGAGGTACTTCTTATGTTTTCAATACGCTGGGTAATAATTCTGGTAGTGAACTTAAAATCTATTACATACCAAAAGACGAGAGTAGATTAATTCCCGATACTAGTGATGATCCAGGTAAAGGCGTTAGTAGTATTGAGGATTTTATTGAGAAGGAGCAGGCATACTATATCATTACTAAGAATATTAAAGTTCTTAAGGGAGATAGATATACAGCGGAGTTTAACATATCACTAGAACTTTACAGAAACAGTACTGAGGACTTGAATGGTAGTATTGGTAGTATCTTAAAGAGTACGTACGAGAGAAAGTTTAACACTATCTTCAATGATACAACAATAGAAGAAGTTAAGTCATTAATCAGTAAGTTTAGTAATATTAAGAGAATAAACAGCCTAGGTATTACTTTCTTGAATTCTAGTGGTAATGTAGTAGAGATGTCAGATATAGATCCAATTATTTCTTACTTTGATATTACCTACAATGTTAGTACTCTTGTCTCACATACACCAAGTAATTAAGGGAAGATGAAAATATATATACCAAAACACTTAAGGGAAATTAAGATCATCGAGCAGCTTTACCAGATGATGACGTCTTATGGTGAGCAGGCAGTAGATGAGATAGATTCTTTTAGTGATTTTCAATGGAGCTTAAGTAATGATCCAGTTAAGAGATTCCTAGGCTTATGTATACCGAAGAAAGATGATCAGACCAGTGAAGATTATAGTAGCAATATCAACTACCTAGCGACATTATTTTATAGTGTCAAAGGTACTTATAAGGTTTTTGATTATCTCTTGTACTATGGTGTGATTGATTCAGATAAGTCAAAGATCAACTATACAGCTAGGAGTATTAGTATTGAGATTGGTGAAATCTTGGTGGGGAAAGATTTATTCTGTAGTGCAATGGAGGATTTCTTAAAGACATTACTGTACTTTGAGTCTCTTGAAATTATAATCAATAGTGCTGGTATTAACTTAGAGGGTAGTATTGTTAATCACTTAGGTCATGGTGAAATATACTATCAACATCATATAGCAGAATAATTATGATAGTAGAACATAAAGATAACTTGTGTGAGCTAACTTTTGTAGTACTTGAAAATTCTAAAGACCTAGATAAGAGTTTAGTACAGGTTCATGCAAGTAGGTCAAGCTTATTAGGGGTTAGTGATTTTGCTGAGTATGGTTTAAAGTTTATTCCAAGTAAGTACAAGTTTAACAGTGACCCTTCTATTAATTATCTATCGGAGAAGTCTAGAGAGGTAGTAGGTCCTAGTATAGATGACTTAGAGAAGGTAGAGAGTACATTTTTTCCAACGGGCTCAAAAGTAAGTAAGGAGGAACTGTATGGTTATTTTGGAAGTATTGACATTAATAATCAAACCTTAACAATGATCAATATTCCTAGTGGTTATGATACAGTCTACCTATATGATTCCTACCCAGACCTGACAGAACTGGAACTAGAAACGGTAGGGGGCTTAAGAAGTTTTATACTACGCTCTACATGGAAGGTCTGTATTGGGCTAGATAAGGATGAGGCACAGAGTAAGAAATTATTGTGGCTTGTATTAAGTGAGGATGGTAAGGTTAGTAATATCAACTTATCTCATCTCATGTGGTCTGGGAGTGATAACCCAGAGAGAAACTTATGTCAGTACTTGTTGAGAAATGACAAGAAGAAAGAGATAGATCACAAGGTAGATATAGTAGGATCTCTTGGTGGAACTGATATTGTGGTAGATAAGAACAGTGATACAATCTTAGGTAATAAGAAGATTAATAAACATCCTATCTTATCATCACTCTTAGGAAGGTTTAATCATCTCAATAGGTATGAACCAAGGAGGATATATAAGGAGGGTAGTATCATAGAGTATAACGCAGATTCACTCTATGTCGCACTAAAAGATACTAGTGATCCACCTGTATCTAACAAGCCGAGATTAGCATTGAAACTTATCTGGGTACCCCTTAAGAGAGATAAAGATATTAACTATGACCCAACTAAGTGCTATGAAACTGGCAGTGAGGTTAGGTATGAGGGAAAGTCTTGGGTACTTACTAAGAACGCTCAAGTAGTAGTAGGTGGTCAGACATATACAAGCTTACTAAGACAGAAAACACCAAGTCCTCCTAGTATAGATGGAGATTGGATGGAGATAGTAAGTACAGTCTATAATCCAGCTTTTTCATACAGCATGCTCAGTAGGTGTAAGTATGATGGTTACTATTGGATCTCACTAGTTGATAATAACACAGGAAACATACCAGGCATTAGTTGCGATAAGTGGATCTTAGAGGGTAGACTTAAGGATTACCACAAGAAGAAAATATCAGTGGTAGTGACTCCTGGCGATGGTGGTAAGATACTAGAACAGGATTTTGAAATACAGGATGGACAGAGAACATTAAGTATACCTGTTAAGTTGGGAAACTACTGCATTGACTATATTACCTTTGCAGACAGACACAACTACGAAAAAGAAGTAAGACTGTATGAAGGTGATAATAAGCTAGTCAATAATTTTATAGTCAACGGCTCTTCTAGTATGAGTGGTAGGTCTGGTCTATTGGATAATTATAGATTGAGCGGGTCTTATTTTGATGGGAACCTAGTAATAAATCTGGACTTAGAAAGCAGTGCAGGGTATCATGGAATAGGTAGTGAAGAGGAATGGAAAGCAATTCAATTTACTGCCCCTGATGGTTTTGAATTATTAAGTGCAGATACAAATACTCCTAGTGTGATGGAGGTATTAGAGTCTAGTAATTATCTTATCAATGTAGTACTGAAGAGGAATAGTGTAGTACCAGTTGTGAATCTTAAAATAAATGGTACAAAGCCAAGAAGTATGTATGATAATGATTTCTATACTAAATTCAGACATCCACTAGATACCACTATGTTTGATACGATTAGAAAGAATTATAAAAGTCTTGACCCTAGTGGATATTCATTTGGTCTTATGATGGTAGATGATAAGCCTGTTGGGTATGATGGAAACTTTATGGACTCATCAGGAAATTCAACAGGTGAGAGTGCATTTGTAGTTGAGACGGGTAATAACTTCTCATTTAAACTACTAGTAGATCCGAATAAGTACGAATTTGGTAGTATTGTTTCTAACTACTACGATCCATATGAGTCAGAATCTAGTATCTTACCTAAGACCAGTGAATTTATTAAGAGAAGGTTAAGCACTGAGAAATTTAGTGACCTTGAGTTTACTAGCCTTTATGTAGATGACCTGGTTGAGAAGAATGCATTTCCTATCTACACAGTGGAGCTTAATTCTAGAGTCTATACGATAAATATTGCTAAGTTTGATGGATTTGAGGTAAGTAGTTATTCAGAGTCTACAAATTATGGAGGTTCTGTTAAGTTTACTATCGCATCAGAACAGCATAAGGTACCTAAGATTAAGATACTAAAGGATGATGATACTGACTTATTATCTGGTGGTACATTAAGTCCTACACAGAATAGATTTTATATCCCAGGCACAACAGTTCCGTATGTATCTCTTAATTCATATTTAATCAAGGGAGCGGTAGACGATAATAATAAACCAATACCGGGGAGTGATTATACGGGAACACCAGGTATTAGTAAGTATGGTTCCTTAGCGGAGAAGAACTTGACAGGTAAGCACGATATCATTATCAGTTTTGAACATCCAGCAGGTTCAGCTAGTATCTATGAAGGGAACTATAAGATTTTTATAGGATATGATAATAAATAATAAAAGTATTAAGGGAATCTACAGGTATAACTCTAACGTCGAGTTTGAACCTGGTGATTTTGTACTTGATAGTGAGGTACTCTACAAGGTACTACAGACAACTAAAGGAAACATACCACGTACTAGTCCCGATTATTTTGAAGTCTATGTAGGAAATAATTGTACAAGTCTGGAGGAGTATAAGAAAGGTGCAATGAAAAAAGATTGTGTCTTGTCTGCAGTATCTCTAGACAGTATTCTTTCTTCCTATATGTCTGGTTATAATGAACAAGGACTCATCAGTAACAGAATAACTAGCGATCTTAAGATAATTTCATCCAGTTTCGCAAGTACAGAGAATGTAAGTGCTTATACAAATCCACTCGATGCAATATTATGTAAGAGTGACTTGAATAATGCAATATTTAATGTTGATCCTAATAGTGAGGTAGAGAAAATCTTGCCACGTACCGATGGTGAGACTGGTATTAGGTATGTACTTAGACAATATACATACATAGATTCTGATAGTGCATCTAGCGGTGATCCAAGTATTACTAGAATTCAAGAGCTTACTAAAATATCTAACTTAGCAGTAACAACCTTGTATAGGTATGTAATTAGTAGTGATGGTAGTTTCTCAATATCTGGCAATACTACTTGGGTGTCTAATGGTGTTGATCCTAATTTTCAGAAGGAGCTCAGTCAGGTAAGGGGTTATTATCTTAGCGAAATAGAGAAGTATAGAAAGCTTCAACTAGTAATGTCTAATAACTTCAGATTTAAGAGTCTCGATATTCCAAGTAATTCTAGTAGGATTGAAATACCATACGGAAAACTTAATAGCCTAGTAAAATCAGATAAGACCTTAGACGAAGTACCAACTACTTTCACTATTAGTACTGTTGATCTTCAAGGATTTCTTAGGGTTCATGATGTTACAGTGGAGCTTGGTACCTTGTTGAGAGCAAAGACAGCGGTTAGTTATAAAGTAGGTTGTTCTGATTCTGATATTGTACTAAGTGTTTCCTTCGATGACAAAAATAATAGTGTTATATTTTCATTGAGTAGTGGTAATAGTAAGGCAATATTCCAGTCTTGTTATTATCAGCAATTTGTTAAGGATATAGATAGTAATGTAATTCTTAGTAAGGGGGTAAATCAGGTTACATTGAGGCCTAGAGATTTCCCTGGCATTACTGGAATTCCGCCAATGATATACATACATAAGTCAATACAGATAGATACACTAACGGTTAAAGGAACAGAAAGTAGGAAAGATACTATCGTTGTCAATGTTAGTGATATTGCTGAAACTGTTGAGTCATCTGGTAACACCTACACAGTAAGTCTATCACCTAATTCTGACCTAGGTTGTGATCTATCGTTTTCTGATGGTTATGAGAGGCTTACAATAAGAGTGACGCCAAAGAGTAACGGTGCAGAATCAAACATTACAAAGATTACAGTACATGGCTAAGATTAAGAAAAAGCTCGACATAAGTAGTGAGGGTATTTCTGACGTATATGTGGCGGGAGATATTATTGTAGATAGTACCTCAAATGGATTACTCAGGTACGATAATTACAATAGTCCTTACCGCCCAATTACTACGTCAGAGTTATTCAATAAGCTAGGTAGTCGTGGTTGGAATATTGCGGATAGGAAATATATAGACGGTGATAGGAAGCTTAGGAGGTCAGTAGCTAGTAGTGATGATAAGATGCTAGAAACTGGTTATTACATGGTCAGCCCAGGAAAAGAAATCACCGACAGTATAAAATCAGATCTAGAGAGTTATAAAGTCGAACACTCGGACATAATACAAATGTTCAAAAATATGAAAGAAAGTAAAACTGTGTACTTGTACAATTCATCTGAGCTGGTATTTGATATCTTAAATGATTCAGTAACAATGGACTTAGTAGGACCAGATCAGTATACAAGTACATTAAGTCTTGAGAATCTATTTAAGAAGGCCTCTGTTGGTGGTATCTCTGCTAAGGTTGACTTGAGTATTAAGTATTCAAAGGGCGATCAGATATATAGTCACAACATGGTATTTGAGGCATTTAAGTTCCCAGATACACTAGAAGAGATAGTAGGATATACAGGAAATAACTTCATTAAACCAATTAATAATGAGGTTAGCGTTGAGTATATTGATAACATACTTAGAGTTATTCCTGATGATTCTGAGATTGATGAATGTGTAATTAGTAATTGTACAGTAACGTATGGAAATTTATAATACTTATATGTTAGGTGCAGGTAAGTTGGTTGACTGTGAGTATGTACTTGTATATAACACAGAATCTTTCAGTAAGAGAGCTAATGATCTGTACGTAGACGGTATCAGTATTAGCAAGTCAAATTTCTTACCCCTACTTAGCAAGACGCCAGATAAGCGAGGTATTCATGAAGCAGTTGAGAAGATACTAAAGATAAAGAATAACTCGGGTGAACTTGTATATAATGTATCAGAAGTAAATAGGTCAACAGATCCCAGTAGTAAGTATTATTCTGACTTCATAGTAAGTAACAGGAAGGATAATATTGTTGGCCCTGATGGTTTTAATGTAATTGTATATCTATGCAGTAATGGAGGATTCGAATTAGTCCCCATTGGATTTTCAACATTCTTAGAGCCACAAGGTAGTAGTGTGTTTACAGAGTCTGGCAAGTATATGATAAGGAAGAACTACTATGTTAGAAATCTTCATATCTATATTGGCTTTGACAACCAGCTCTTATTTGATACAGAAAAATTAAACCTCCTCGATAATTTAAGTAGTACTGCAAATCTAAGCAAGAGAGACTTAAGGGGAACTGAGAACTGGAACTATGCAAGTGTAAGTAGTGCGAAGGAGAAAGTAGGTCACGTAGAAAGGCCACTATATACTAACAGAATCTATAGTACTGTAAGTGGAAGAGGTCAGTATATTTTCTCCGATACTAACTCATTTATACTTGACAGAAACAATAAGGTAATCGAGAAGACCAAACTTTGCATTAATAAGAACCTGCATGTAGATAGATTCAATAACGCATTTGGTAATTATCAGCTCGGTTTCTATAAGGGTGATCCAGCATTGTATGTATGGAATATAGGGAATAACTACTCAATCTATTCACTCGCTAGAAAGAACTTAGTAGGGAATACGGTTATGTACACTAATCCAGTCAACACAGGGAGACTTATCCTTAATAGTAGTGTTTATATACTACCGAGCTATGATATCAACTATAAAAGTAAGATTGAGTTCTTTTCTGGAAACTTAGTACAAACTGCTCACACTAACAATGAAACTGGTGAGGTAGTGAGGAAAGTGTTTAATCTTGACTTGCAGGATAACCGGGATAATGACAATAATGCAGGGTGGATGAACTTTGGAGATGATCTTGCCTTGCTTGACCCATTAGACATTAGAAATCAAGTCAGGACTACTAAGAAATTAATATTTGCAACTAAGGAAGAGGCGGAGAAGTCAATTCCAGAGCTAACAGATATCCACTTTGACTTAGGTAGGTATAGTAGTGAGTGCAGTATTAATGTAGAGGGAAAAAGAGGTGAGTGGTTTATAATAGGTCACCCAACAATAGATATAAAGATCCTAACTAATATGACCAAGACAGTACTTATCAGGTCTAGTGAGTTAGGTGGCGTAATGTTTATAAATAATCAAGTCTTAATTGTAAAGAACCCAAACCCTGATAGACTGAGCGAAATCACTTATACATTATTCGACAGTGATGGAAAGTTCATGACATCAGGAGCTAGTGATTATCTAAGTACATACTATAACAACTTAGATGCACTTAAGGAATATAAGGTACCTGGTAGGAGAAAGAGGTTGATGATAGACAATAGCATTAATTCAACTAACAGTATCTTAGACTTGCAGAGGAGTTTCTTAGCTTACTTTAGGCGAAATACTCTTCCTACTTCCTTGACGGACTTTGAGATAATTGGTGGTCTCTGTGGTCTGGTGTTCTATAGGCTTGGTAGTCTTGTAAATTATTTGTAGTATATGAAAATAAAATTTAGCGAGTCTTTCTTGAGTAGGCTTGGAACAGTGGGTATAACAATGAGCTTTAGTGAGTATAAAGTTTGTGCACTGTTGAAAAAAGACCTCCTACTTGATGTAAATTCTCAGAGACAGGTAGTATCAGGTAAGTTTAATTATATCTGGGATGATGAGAGAAAAACTATGGACCTTACTTTCCCAGGTACTAAAGAGCTGAGAAAGGAGACAGGTAGTAATCCATTTGTTATCTACTTATTTGAAGATAGCTTGTATGAAGTAGTAGAGGGCCCTGCATTAGTATTGTATGGTGAAGATAGTTCAATGCTTAACTTAACAGGTAGTGGATTGAATCATATTACAGTCAAGTTTCCTCTCACCATGCTTGCTAATATTGTAAGTAGGGTAGAAGGTAAGAATCAGAAATACCTAGAGAGTAAGTCTAATGTGGTAGGTACTAATATATTTGTAGCTGACGGTAGAGAAGATGAGCTAGTTTCTAAAAATTCATATCTAAAATACGTCAGAAATAAAATAAGTACTAATAATATTCCTACCTACCTGAATAAAGATGGTAAGAAGATATTTAGTAGTAGTTATTATAAGAGATACAAGAAAATCAATATCTACTCAAGTAACTTAGTAGGTTATAAAGATAGTGATGGTACTCAGAACTACTACCTACCTAGCACCTCTGGAACTGTTACTTTAAGTGGTGAGACTATTTATGACCTCTATGAAGTAAAGGAGGGAAAGTTTATACTACAGAAGGAGAATGTGAAAGGTGATCTAAGTAATGTAGTATTAAAAGGATTAGGTAGTATTGATCAAGAAAAATTCAAGATAGTCGATAACAGGACTATTGAGTATATTGGGGTTGAGGATTCATCTACTACTAGTTTTCAAGGGGAGCTCTATTTTAAAGATGAGATGAAAGAGGGTCTACCTGTTCCACTAGTGTCAAACAAGATTAACCTATATCAGTATTCAACATGGGGTAAACCAAGTACCACTACTAACCTGTTCGAAGATGGAAAGCAAGTATTTCTATTTGACAGTGAGGGAGATGCAGTAGGTACATCAAGAAGTGGTCTTACTAGGTATCATGAAATTGTAGTGAAGCTTAAGAAGAGAGTTGATCCGAAAAGTATTAAAATTATACCAAGTTCTCCACAGTGGAATGAATATTTTGGTACGATTATTACTAAGCTAGATGAAGAAGTTAAGAGTGGTGCACACCCTTATTCAATACAGATAAGAACTAAAGAAAAAAATACAAGCTCAACTTGGTATCCGATGTCAGGTGGTACTAGTACTTTAATGTCATGTACTATTAGCCTTGGTCCTAATAATAAGATTCAGTTCTATTGTGTACAGGGGCCATCACTACCTCTTGCCATCAGAGATCTCACTAGAACAAATAGCCTAGATAAGAACAGTAAGGGTAACTATGTAGGTCACTTAGATGGTATAATCGGAAAGAAGAAATCTGACTACTATGTAACATCTGAAAAATTAGTAGAGGGTTATAATACTTGGGTTTGTAGTTACAGTTTCTTTAATGAATCTGTTAACTTTGTAGATAGACGAAGTGGAAAGATCGAAAAAACTGTTGGTGAGCCTGGTAAGATATCAATTACTTCATACGACATGCCAAGTACAGAATCAGAGCTTGAAATAGGCAGTATTACTTTCAAGAGAGCTCCGACTAGTGGTGAGGTTGACAATACAAACTGGAGAGATGTTATGTATGCTAATGCTGGATCTTGTAAGCTTGATCTGGTTATGGCGAGAGATACTTCATCTAGTTCTTATTCTACACTTACTAGCTCAACTCAGTATTTCTTAAAGGAGAGCGATAATAGTCTTAAGAGGCTCTATATGTTTGACTTTGAGGGGAAGACTTTTGAGAATACAGATAACCAAGATGTAGCAGAGCATTGGTTTGAGTTTCTAGTGGATGAATCAATACCATTGGGAAATATAATCCTAGAGAGTGGAAGGCTTGAAGAGTTTTTCAATATCAAAGTAGAGTCTCCAGTGGGGAGTACTAAGAAGGCTGGATGGTTTAGGTATAGGGTTATTATTACAGCAAAAGGTGTTAATAATTCTGACAGTAAATGGTTCCCTACTAATAGCTTAAACGAACCTGAAATAATAAAGGCGAAGATAGAATTAAAGTCTTCCATTAAGGATCATAAAATAGTAGAAGAATTTTATTGTATACAGGGATTTAAGATTGATTCGATCAATGTATATGTAGAAAATAAGAAGCCAGAGTGGATAGAACTAACTGGAACTCATGGTGCAACGTCTGCAAGTAATAGTGGTCTTGACTTTGAATTTGAAAAGCAAGAAGATTTTGATAAGTATACTAGTAATGATAGTAACTTAGTAAAACATTCTGTTGGTGATATAATAACACTTGGTAAAATTAAGTCAGGTATTAGAAGAGTTGAGAAATTCAAGATGCTGGTTAATACTTACAAGCCATACGACAGTGAAAATGACTATATTGATTTCAGAAGTGAGGGTGAATCTGCAGTAATTGCACTATCTAAACCAATCGACAACTATACACACTGGAAAGAAGTAGGTATAAGAAGTGACAATAAGCTTCAGGTAGTGTCTAGTAATCCAGATAACTTATTGAATCCTGAATTTCTTGACCTAGGTGATGGAAAGTTTGTAGTATCTAATTCTAATAAAGACTTGTCGACTGCTCAGTATAAGATTGAATTGAAGAACAAAGCTAACCCCGTAAAGACGCATGACATTATAAATATTTTTACAGTAGATAGGGTAAGCGATAATACTATAAAGGTAGAGGACTTACTATCAGACTGGAAATACTTGATGATGAAGAATAATGGTGTGTCAACTGCTAATGTAAGGACGAGAGTAAAGTCTGAAAGTTCTGAAGATAATATTATAGTTAGGACAGACGATAATAAGTTGTGGAATGGTATTAACGTACTTCCTCTTGACTACATCGGAATCTATCGAATATTTGTTAGTTGTACAGAGGAGTTTGTCGTTACACTAAGTGGGAATGATAGCTTACACTTTATCGATGATACTAATAAGGTCTTGAAAAATACATTGAGTGTTGAATTTGATAGAACTGCACCTGGTCAATATGTTCCAGTCTACTTAGTATTTGAGGGAGGTGAGAAGAATTCATTTAGAACACCATACCAGAACTTGAAGACTGAGATCAACATATCCTACAAGAGTGATCCAACCATTAGTAAAACTGTCCAGCTTAGGAGGTATTATATAGATAGTATTCCTAGTGAAGACGGTAAGGACTTAGGTAGCCTTACAAGTACAGGTGAAACACTCAAGTCTAGTATTGAATTATTTGGCGATGATCCTATTAGTAGTGCACTGATAAAGAGTGGATCAGGGAAGGATATATTCTGTACCTATAATATTGAAGAAAAGGAGTATAGTTTCAGCCTTGCATATAAGTCTAGTATTGAAACAAAGTTAAGTACGTCAGTTAGTAGTAGGTCAGTTAGGGATACTGTGGTTGACTTATCAGGTTTTGTTGGTAATAAGGTAAAGGTTGGTGGCAAGTATGATGGTAGTAATAAAGGTTATCGTTATACTAAGGAAAGCGTTGTGTATGAAGAGTACCCAAGCAAGATCAATCAGTCTTATCCAATACCAGTCATAGATACTGTTAAGCTTGAACAGGTAGGCACTGGAAAGAAGGTTGAGTATAATGTGTATAATAGGTTGATAGTACCTAGAGTGTCTATATCAAATATATACTCACAGCCAAGGTATAATAATAAGATCTATGTTACACCACCAACTCAAAACCATCGTTACGTACTACCAGATCAGAAGTTACTAGTTGATATTTCAGTACCTGGTCAGAGCTTTAAAGTTAGAGTATTAAGAGGTGTGGTGGGTTTTAAGTTGCCTGAAGATAATAAGGTCTACTTAAATAGGTATGACAAGGGACCTATTGAAATTCAGTATAAGGCACCAGATACTTACCAACTGACTTCTCGAGATGATGAGCACTACATAGGTACACTTGAGATAGAATCATATATCGACAAGGATAATTTTATCTTAGACAGTAATAGGAACATAAGGATAGGTAATAATTCTTATCCACAGGAGGTCGTCAATCTTATAGCAGGAACGACGAAAGAAGTATTTGATTTATATATAGGTTTTGGGCGCAATGTTGGATCAGAGAGCAGTAGAGATTATCATACGTTTAGCCAAGAGTTTAGTGGCATTATTCCGGCGAGTGGTGGTAAGAAAACGATAGAACTAAATCCATTGTTTGAAAATACTATCATCACACAGGAACATGATAAACGTCCTTATGATGGAAAAAATATATTAAATTCGATTACAGTAGAGAGTTTATTTGGTAAGAAATTCTTGAAGGTAGATTTTGCAAGTAGGGCTAGTAGAGTTGGTTATAATGGTGGAATTGAATTAGAACCTTCAAGTAGTAGTATTGAGAACTTCTGCAATTCGACCAATCTCCCAAAAATCTTAGACTTGTCAAAAGATAGAGTACCTGATAACTTCTCCATTAGGTTTGCAACTGAAGGAAAAGAAACCGGTCAGTTTGTTTATGATACAGCCCAACAAAATCCATCATTCCTACAAGAACCTTACACTCATGGTATTATTGTTTCTTATATTCCGACTAAGGAAGATGGAACTTATACAATGGATAATACAAAGTCTAGATTATTTGTAGGCTCCGAAGAAAGTAACACCCTGACAATTAAGATAAAGAGTGATGTCGAGACCATTACTAAGAGTTTGTTTGATAATATGGGCGACTACAGTAGATACCTACTTTCAATACTGACTGCCATATATCCTATCTATGTTGCCTCTGCTGAATTACCGACAAGTACTGGTACACAGTTTGGAACACAGAGTAGTAATACCTTGATTATCGAAAAGATACAATCAAGTAATGACTACCCACTATATCCTATTACTAACAGGTCAAGGGATGTAATTGGTCAGAATATCTTTAACTATTACTTCTGTACTTTGTTTGCAGGTAAGAAGGAAGATATAAAGACGATCGATTCTTTTAGGATTAGTGATGGTAAGGGTAATCAGGTCACTATTATTTTCGATGTAGATGTGAAATTGACTAAATAGTAGTTGAGAGCACGTAGAAGTCTTATATATGACTAGAACATTGGGAAGTTTAGAGGTATAATTGATTTACAACTAAGCTTCCCCTGTTCTTCTTTAAATACAATCAGAACTAAAAATGAACAAAGACTATAGAATTAAAGTCTCCAGTAGTAAGTATATCGAAGAGTCTAGAGCAGTGGCAGTAATTAGACTTAACGAGAGGGGATTTTTGAAAGGTGAGGTAGTAATGCTAAACTACAAGAAGGACCCAGATAAGAAAACAGATATCGGGACTTTAGTAGCTATTGGTATTAAAGATGGAACTGGTGAAGATTGCTATAGAATAATTAGTGCAGGTGGATCTGTAGTAGTTAGAAAAGTAGTAGAGTCACTCGCAGATGTTTCATCACTAGTTCATAATGAGTTATATATTTACAAAGACCCTGATAATAAGTGGTACTATGTCTATAAGCCAGAGAATGAGGCTAACAGACGGATTGAACTTATTACTGGCGGTCCTTTTATTTTCATCGACCTAGAGACTGGATATCGTTGGTTCTATAGGGATGGAAAGTGCAAGAGAGAGGATGAATTCTTCTCAACGGATAGTGTACAGACATTACTTGGTGATATCTTATCTAGGAATGATAGGCTTGAGATTACTAGTGATAGTGGTTTCTTGTTTAAAGTTGGTGATGTAAAAGATGTAAACTTAAGCATTAGAACTTTAGATCATGCTGGAAATGATATAAGTAGTAAGTGCAGCTATTCTATAGATGGACAAGAGATTACATTAAGTGGTGGAAAGTATAGACTACAGAATCTAACTACCGACAAGGATATTGAGATAATAAGTAAGGTAGAATTAGCAGAGGGAGTTTTTCAGCACATAAGAGAAAAAGTAAGTATTCGTTTTGGCTACATTTTCTATTATGGAAGAGTTACACCTGATTGGGCACCTAGTGTAGAGAATATTAAGGGATTAGAGAAGAAAAAATTAAATAATCGTAGAAGCTTAGAATGGGTTGACATTGATATAAAGGAGCTATCTAAGACTGTTTATTGTTATCCTAAGAAGTATGGTTTCTTGGACCACATCTACGATTATCATGGCATCGATTACCTAAAGGACTATATTATCTATGACAACCATTATGTAATTGATGGCGAAGAATATTTTGTATACCTAAAGAAAGAACCAATTAAGATATACGACTTTAGACAGAACTATGTATTTGGTGATTTTGACGGTATTGTTATTAATGGTGTAGGGGACGATCACTTAAACGACCTCTTAAACCATAATATCGAGGAGCAATTAAAAGACAAGCTGCTCGACTTTAAAACTAGTGGTATTGTTTATCTTGATGGAATGTTTGATGAAATCCCAACATCTGGTATGAAACAGGGAGGAATCTATTATATCAAGTCTATCAAGAAATTATATGTGGCAGATTCAGATACTAGTGGTGTTGTTAAGAATATGACGGAGAAATCTATGTACGTTAAGCTGCCTGAATATTCAACACTATTCTGGAATGGAACAGACTTGATAGACCTAGGAAAATTAAGGGTTGTCAAGATAAATGATATTAGAGAAATTTTTTAAGATATGTCAGAATTAAGAGGAACAAACATATCAGCCCCTATTGTACCTTTTACAGACCTTGATAAATACCCAACACATCAAGCAATATATGGAAAGGGTGGTCATAAAGAGGTAGACACATTAACTGACCTGGGCAATATACCTGCATTTCGACTAACAATTGGTTCAGTTTGTTATGTAAGGGAGACAGGTACTACTTTCAGGTGCACAAAGTTTAAGCGCGTAGATGGTACATTGTTTGAGAGTGAAGCAGACGTTGTTGAATCTGATCTTGGTAGTTGGGAAGAGATTTCATCAGAGGACATAGTAGTTTCTGATAATGAGCCGGCAGTAAGAGATCAGAATAAGATTTGGTTCGATACAGGTAGCCAAGTTAGTAGAGATATTGATGCAAGTTCAGAGGAAATAGCTAGTCTTAATAGGTCTGTTGCTAGTCTCCAGAAACAAGTAGAGAGTTTGTTGAGTATCTTAAATTATGGTGTAGTAGCTGGTGATTCAAGTAATTCCTGGAGACATAAGATGATTGGTACAACAGGTCTTATTAATCCTGGAACCGGAGAGGCAGAAGGAGATACTATCAGGCCCACTACAGAAGCGCTGAAACATACAGTACCTAATATTAGTATTAAGGTAGATACTGCTCAGAATTTTAAGACTAACTACCAGAACTTAATAGATGGTGAGCTCATTTGGATAACAGACCAAGGAAAGGATAAAGAGGGTAGCTTATTTATCTACATAGGGGGTAAATTTAAACAGGTTTCTACAACTGGTGGATCAGGAGTAGTTACAAATCCTACTGAAAATAATAATATGTCAGCAGAAGAATTAAGAAAATTAATAGAGGGTGGAATCGATTTTAACTCCCTTGATTTTGTAGACCTAGCAAGCAATAAATATAGTGCCAGGGTAAATGAGAATGGCAACTTAATTATATACAGGAACGATAGACTTGACTTAGGCCAGCCAGATAGTGATAGTAAGGGTGGAAACTATGTTAGTCACTTCCTAAATATCAGCTCTGTGTTTTGCGGAGGTGATAATGATGAGCATAGTTTTATATCTTGTTCACACAATTTCGTAGAGCTAAGTAATTCATCAACATCCGATATTAACTTAAACGGACTCTACCTTCTATATAGACCAGGTAGTACATCTAACTGGGAGTGGTTACCACTAGTAGGTACTATTAAGGCAGGGAGTACTTTCTTAGTGAGAGGTGCACAATGTTCTAACGTAACTAACACCACTATCATTAACGTAGACTCTTATGACCTTCAGTGGTATAAGGGAAATACTGAGACTGGTAAGATTAATCCTGCCCGTGAATTAATTAAGTTTGATCAGACAGGTAGTACATTCTATTTGTGCTGGGGTAGTGTAGATGCTGGGGGAACAATTCAGATCTATAAGTCAGACAAGGCATTACATCCAGTATCAGACTTAGCAGATTTCGTAACCCCATATAGTAGTGATGTAATTCCTGGCTATGTTGACTCTGTTGGTATTAGAACAGGTGCAGGTGAAGGTGGTCAAAGTGTAGATATTGCCCCTACTAGTAAGATGGATAACTGCTTATTCTTTAGGTGGTACTACTTAGATCCTTCCACGCAGGCATATAAGGCGTATAGTGCTAGGAATAGTAAGGCGCTTTGGACATACATCGACTTAACTGTACATGATGATAAAACTAACGTACTTAAGTCATATTTCAAGGAGAGTGATAAGGTTAGATTCACGCCTAGGTCTTCTGCGTATGGTAAGAACTTATTTACTACCAACACTACATTTGACCCAAGCAAGCCTAATTATGTAAACTTAACATTTGGTAGACAAGCAACACATAATGAAGCAGGAAGAAAGAAAGCTAGTAGATGTCTTAACTGGATATCTGTTGGTTATTATGATGAATTTGTTGAGTATAAGAAAACAAGCAGTGCAGGTTGGACGAAATTAAATTCTATCACTGAGAATAGCATTAAGACAGGTGGTGATTATGCTGGGGACTCTAATGTTAAGAAATTCATCAATCAGTATAAGAGAATTAGATGGATTGCAACAAGTGGGGTGGCAGTTACAACACATAAGGTAATCATCAGAGACTTAGAGGCAGGTACTTATCAATACAGAGTAAGACGTGAAGGTGATGAGTCTTATACTAGCGATATCCTCACATTTACAGTTTATGCAGATAGTGTGATCAATGCGAGAGGTTATTCATTTATTCAAGTAACCGACCAGCAAGGATTCAACTATATGGAGTACATCGCTTGGAAGAAGTCAGCTAGTTTTATTGCCGCTGAGGAGAATGAGTCACTGTTTACTATTAATACTGGTGACATTACTCAGAGTGGTAACCGTGAAAATGAATGGCTTGATTATTATGAAGGTAGAGATGCGCTCAGAGGTAAGGAGGAGATGTTCACAATTGGTAATAATGACTTGTGTGGTAAGAATGAGTATGAACTTGGTAATGGTATTCCTAGCTCATATAAGATTAACCATACTAACGTTGTCTACTATTATACATTTGAACTAGATGAGAATAACCCAGCTATCTTTAAGTATAGAAATGGTGCAAGACTGTTTAACAAGAATAACACCACTAAGTATATAACTGGATTAATTGAAGATGGTCAAGTAGGTGGTAATGCGTATGGTTTCGAATACTATATGCCATCTCTCTATTCATTCAATTTCGGAGATTATCACTTTGTTTCTATCAATTCAGAGTTTAGATCAAATACAGTAACGGTATATACATCTCTTACACAGGATATTGGTAAGGAGTTTTTATCTCAGTGTCTTGGTCAACTAGAAGATTGGTTTAGAAAGGACTTGTTATTGTGGAAGGGAACAAACTTAGCAACAATTGAGGCCGATACTAATAAACAACTTCAGCCATCAGATTGTTATAAGACCATTGTATTTACTCATGAAATGCCATTTACTATCGTTACTGTTGATAAGTATAAGAGTAAGACAGATAGAGGTGGTTCAAAGTTAAATGGTGTATCTTCTAATGGTGGTAGCTTTAGATGGTCAAGATTATTTAAGAAGTATGGTATCCGACTTGTTATGGGTGGACACAAACATACTTATTCGATGTCAAGGCCTATCTATGATGCACCAGAGAATTATATTGTTGGTAATAGAGCCGCTAGTGGTGTAGACTTAATGAGTGGTAATGTAGAGGGTGAGACAAGTAGTAAGCCTGTTGTTCAAGTTACCTCTCTCCCAAGCGATGCAGCTACTAATACTAACCTGAGATATGAACTAGTAGGGAAAATAAATGCGCCTGTATATGTAATGTCACAGGCAACAGGTTATAAACTAGTAAGTAATCAGGAAATACCTAGTAGCACAAAAATCGCTTGGCTTCAGAAGTATTATCCAGGTAAAGAAGGAACTGGTAAAGATAAGGAAGGTATTGCACAACACTTCCCTACCTATGTTAAGTACAAACTAACTGCAACTGGTATCGAAGTTGAGTCAATTCAGATAACCGGTATTTGGGATGTAGACTTAACAGCTAATACAACTACCTATCTTTGGAATAACTGGAATGATGCAACTAGGGTAGAAGATATTAAGTCACTGGGCAAACAGTCAATAGATCTCGGTGAAGGTATCGGGACTAAATATAATATTGTATTTTAATGGGAACTATTAAGAAATATAATCGAGGCAAGAGTAAGTGGGAATCTTTTGCATCTTCCCAAGCTGATCAGATCTTAACGAGTAGTGAAAAACTTAGAGAAATCGTTAAATCAGAAGGTGAAGAAACTGCAGAAGTGACTGACGTAGAGAATGTCCTCGAGCATATAACTGATGACATCAAAACTTTGAAGGGTAACGTCGCTTGGCTTGCCCTTCACGGTGGAGGTGGTTCAGGTAATGGTGGTAATGGAGGTGGTACTGGTGCGGATACTAGTACTGCCAAGATTATGGTTAATTCCAAGTCGCAGGAGCAGGCTAGTTCAGATCCAATTATTCTCAACGGCGATGAAGGTCTTAGTATCAAAGTAATCAGTGGTACCAAGAACTGGGACATTGAGGCAACTTCTAATATCTATACGCTTAAGAGAGTAAGTGGTACTAACGGTATGAATATCGACAGAAGTATACTGAAGAATAATAATATCGTTACTACTTTTCCACTGCTTGTAACTGCTAATAACCCTTCTACATTTACAACTATATCTTGGAGTAGCACTATATATTTCTCAAATGTTAACTTGTCTGCTAAGAAGGAACAGAAGATAACAATAGAAGATCTCAAGAAGGGTAATAGGGATTCTGAAATGTCTTTTGAATACTCATCAGGTGTAGCAGGTGATTATAGACTTGAGATAGATGTAGTAAGAGCTAGTGGTACGAAAGATAAGTATTCATTTGATGTAATTGTTGATGAAATAGATCACAAGTATACATATAATGTTCAACTAGGTAAGGGTGGACTCGGTTTTTCAGACAATGATATCACATTAGGAAATAACACTAATGAGATTAAGGCAAGATTAGTTAGTAAGAAGATAAGCACCCTAAGTAGCTTGCAGACTAGAACAATCTTAGTAGTGACAAGTAATAATATGACAATCTCATCAATCTTACCAACAAGGTTAGAGGATGCAGTATTGATCAATAAGGACAAGTCACTTAATGTACCTTTCACTGTCTACTACTCAAATACATCAGAATCTTATCATTACTCTATCAAAGTATCAGGTAATGGTGGTAGTGTTAGTAAGACGCCTAGTGAAGTATTCTCATTTAATGAACTTAACAATGACAACTTCTTATCTGTTAGTTCTTTTAGTGAAGGTACAAAGCTAGAGATTAGGGTTGAAATTTGGACTGACATACACACAGAGCATATTGGAGCAACCTATTATGCAGAGGTGGGAAGACCAAACTTTACTCAACTAGATACACCAAAGACAGGAGCACTTGTAACGGACATCATTGCATTCGGTAAGTCAAGAGATAATTCTAGTATTACCTCAACTTGTAGTGGTTATGTATATAATGGCACAAAGGTCAGTGTAGAACAGTTAGCAGAGTTTGTTGATACTAATAGTTACAGTGGTGTAGTTATATCAGATACAAAGCCAAGTCATATTCGTCTTCAGAATAGAGCTTACTGTAAAGTAGGCGGATGGAATTATAGCAACTTCACAGACAGTAAGTTCTATGATTTTATTAAGTCGGGGAATGAATTTACTATTAACTTGTGCTATAAAGCAGATTACCACCCAGACGATGATAGAGCTGTATTTCAATTAGGTAAGGTTGCACAAGATGGTACATTATTGTCTGGTATTCTGTTAAGGGTACATGATCTTGAAATTAAGTCAGGTGGTACATCTAGTTCTTCACACACTATTAACTTACAGGATGATGAAATCGTAGACCTTGTTATTTCATACAAGAAGGGACGAGTACTTATCTATGTAAATGGTGTTATTGAAAGTGCTGCCGTTATATCAGACTTTGTAGGTGATTGGGCAAAAGAGAATATCTTACTTGGTTGTTCTAAGAAGGGTTCAGTATATAGCTCTTTTGCAGATATTAATGTCTATAGGTTGATGATGTATACTACTGCATTGACTGACTATGATATCTTGTTCAACTATCTAAATAATATGTCCCTTTCTCATTATGTAATCGATGCAGATGGTAAGGGAACACCAGATAACAGATACATTGAGGAAGGTCTAGCAAGGAACTTCATCAAATACAACTTGGATACGAACAAGCCAGGTGAATCTTGGTTGTGGGATAATTCAGGTGTTGGATCTTATAATGTATCTAACTTTATTGCAGCTGGTAGTCTTAAGCCTGCTGGAGAGTTAAGTAACTATTCCATTCCTATCCCTATCGTATTCTTAGATGTTAGTAGTGAGAATAGCTGGACCTGGGATAACTTTACTAGCCCTAAGAGAAAAGATAGTAATTCTCTTCCTAGTGTCTCTGCAAAGATTCAGTACTACGATGGAAAGAGTGGTATCATGTGCGGTGGCGATAGGGATAAGCCAATGACAGCAACGGTATCAATACAAGGTACTTCAACATTGGCGGATAATATCAAGAACCTCAATATACAGTTCGATGAAGGCACTGTATTTATTCCTAAAGAGTCTTGGTTACCAGAGCAGAAATATACATTGAAGGCTGATATTGTAGATTCAAGTCACTCAATTAATGCAGCTGTTGGTAAGTTTGTGAATGAGGAACTTGGATATGATGACGTAACTAAGGCATCAAAGTATCTACCTTTCAACGAAAATGTACTTAGGGCATTCAACGACTCTTGGTATAAGAATCAGTTTAAGAAGGCAACTCTTAAGCATGCGGTTGAAGGTTTCCCAGTATTTGTAATCTTAAGAACGAACGATAAGAATACAGGTACTAGTATTCACTCACTTGGTATCTATCAGTTCATCTTAGGTCGTGATGCACATAGGAATCTTGGATATAAGGTAATCAATTCTATTACAAAAACATCATCTGGCTCAACTTATTCAATTGATAAGAATGTAGTAGGTAGTACTTTCCCATTCTTTGAGACAGGTTGTACTTATAATGAGACAAGGATTGGTGGTTACTGGATTGAGGCTAAGGATAATTTTGGTTTCGGTGGTACTAGATCTGATGGTACAAATGCAGTAGAAGGTGGTGCACAGCTTGATTATATTGATGGAAGTGAACAGTACCTAAGAGATAAGCTGTATGGTGCATTGTTCTGGCAGAATGACCCTAACTTCAATGATATTAATTTGGAATTAAATATTAAGGAGCCATACGAAGGACAGCCAGAGGATCAAGTAGCAACCAAGCCTAGTGAGGTACAGAGATTTAATAAGCTAGCTGAGGAGATCATTAAATTAGATGCAGTTAAGAAGAGATATAGTAATGACGCAGCTAATATTAACAAGGATTTCTTCGCAGACTCTTATGATAAGTATGAATATATACAAGCAGTAGTACCAGGATCAACGAGTAAGTCTTATGTATGGAGAAAGGTAGAAGGTCAAGAAAATAGGTTTGCACAGAATGATGATGATATTGACATTACTAATTACCTGAACTTAGATTCTGCGTATAAGTATTTCAGTATTGCTAACTTATTTGGCTTACTTGATAACTTCCAGAAAAATATGCCTCTTAAGTTCTTTGGTAGGTATAATGAAGTAAACAAGAGCGACCCTAACAACCAGGCTATCTTAGGTATTTATGACTGCGATACTGGACTTGGTGGAAACAATCAGGCGGCTATTGCAGTGTCAGAGGATTTATGGTTCTCTCCTTTATCTAATAGTGGAAACGGCTATGGTGTAACGGATAAGATAGACGGTCAAAATAGCGTCGTCTTAGGTTTTGCGAATAAACTTTGGATGTCATTGTTTGGTAAGAAAGCAATTCATCAAGCGCCAGGTGCAGGACAGAGTTATACGAAGTCAATTTATTCTGATGCATGGTGTAAACTTCGCAATCTTCTCGACGCAAAGATGAAGACCGTGATTAATCCGAATACTAGAAAGCCGTATACAAGTCTAGCAGATTACTTTATTGATCAGTATTTCATTCCTCAGACGGAAGGTTGTGGTGAGTTGCTATTTAATCTTACATACAACGCTAAGTACTTACAAGACTATAGAAACGAGAGTGGTACACCTATTAATCAGTTGAACAAATTGAATGGTAGAAGAATCATTCAGGCTCGTAAGTGGTTGAGAAAGCATATTGTCTTCCTTGATAGCGTATTCGAATGGCTTAAGATGGAAAATAGTACAAACGCAGAGACTACTAACAGAGCATCTGATTTCTATGGTATTTCAACAGTGAAGATTAATTCAAGTAATGCAGTAAAGTCTATGCCAATTAAGGTAGAAGCTCCTGTTATTATGTCATCAAACGTAGCAGGTAGTAAGACAATCTCATCTTTCTGTAGACCTGAAAAGTATGGTGATTCATTTGTATATTTCGGTGATGGTACTAGTGGAACAGATAACGCTAAGGTACATACACTCGATTTCTCAAATACTATCTTGTCAATTGGTAATGGAAGTACCTCACTAACTACTGCAAATGTTGGTGGTATAACAGGTAGTCTTATGAAATATACTAACTTGAACTTGAGCGGTGCACAGGGATTCAATCAGGACAATCCAATTAACTTAGGTCAGTTGTTTGCAGATAATGTAGATGTTGCCGAGCTTAGGGAGATTGACTTGTCAAATACTAACTTCTTGAGCACCTTAGCAACAAAGAACTTTAATCTCAACTTTAATATCTTAGATAGTAACTCTAATACTACTAATGAGACTAAGTTCCAGAAGCTACAGAAGATTGATATTAGTAATAGTTGTGTAACCTCTGTATCTCTGCCAAACGTATCACTAAGTTCTTTAAAGGTGATGAGGTCTAGAATTAACAATCTTACCTTAAACACTCAGAACTTCTTAAATACAATTGACTTAACTGGATGTAGAGACTTGACAGTAGTATCAATAAAGAACTGTAGTAACTTTGAGACACTGAAGCTCGATAGTACACAACCAAGTCTTAGGTCTGTTGATATCGTAAACTGTCCAAAGTTCACAAGGTTTGAGTGTGTTGATAATAATAGAGTAAGAGAGATTACACTGTCACTGGAAAATCTAGAAACTGTTACGATAACTGGATGTAGAAACTTAAGAGTACTAAATCTGGCTGGTAGTAAGAAGATAAAGAACTTAGATCTTCATGACTGTATTAATCTTGAGTATATCATCTTTAGTGGTAGACCAGATGAGGCAAGTTATTCAACCGAGAACTTAGATCTTCCTGAAAAAGAGGCACCTAATTGGGGAGATTATGATGATAGCGGATTTCCAGGTGCTAAGTATGATGACCCAAGTGAAGGTGGCCCAGGTGTAGCGGGACTTTACTTAGATAAGAAGTCATTCTTGTTTGATGCAGATAGTTCTAGTAATTATCATGACAGTATCTTAAAAAGTCCAATTAACATGCTCCCATCTGATTATGATACTATAAATATTTGGGGTGCACATAAAGATGATAAGTTCCCAGACCTAGTTAATCTCAATCTTAGAAATACTGGGGTTAGGTTTGTAGTGTATGGTACTTCATTTAACAAGAACTACTTAGATCTTAGCCGTTTCACCAACCCTAACTTAGAGGTTGACTTGAGACAGATGAAGAACTTAAGAGAGGTTAAGTTTACTAACGATAAAGAGAACCCAGTCAAACTAAGCTTAAACTTTGATGGTTGTTTAAACCTTTCTAGAGTATATGGTCACGTAGTAGTCAAGACAGGTCAAATGTTCAATAGCTGTAAGCTTTTTACAGTTCATGGAAACGACCTGTCTAGAAATACATACGGTACTGTAACGGAGAATAGTAGGGTTAAGTTGCCATATGAGGTAGATAGGTCTAATCTTACTAAACTAAGTGACCCTGATTTTTCAAACTATTCATTGAGGTTCCAGGAAGAGACAGCCCAGACTCCACTAGTAACTAACATGGACTTTAATGTATCTGATATATCTGATTGCTTTAGGTCTACTGCTATTACTACGTTTGATGTTTACTATGTACTTACTGCACTTGGTTATTCAGGGAGACCAAAGAGATTAGGTGTTGGAGAGCAGGTTGTTAATATTACACACATTGATAACTTATTCAGTGATTGTAGTAGGAATGATCTATTCTCTTGGGTTAACCCACCAAACAGATATATGTTTAGTTGGGCAAGGAATGTGGTAAGTGCTCGATTTACTTTCTCATTTTCAGGTACAGAGGGTATCCCATTTAAACTACTCTCACCTTATGTAGTAAATGGTGAGATACTGAAGGATAATGGATTGTTCAGCCCATTAACAGATCTGAAGAATATGGAAGGTATGTGGGCAAATACTCCTATAGTAGTGGATAGATACTTGTTTAGGAGAAAAACTGGTAACTATAAGATTCAGAATATTAACCACTTCTTCCCTGATGTAATTCTAAACAAGCTTGATGAAACAACTGAGGCGGCTATTGTTAATAAGGGTGTTGTAGAAACTATTAAGGATCAAAAGAATAAGTTCCCAAGTAAGTCTGTAGTTGATATAGCAAATGAGCTTTATGGTAACTTAACTGACTTCTTCAAGAACTTACCTAATGTTTATTCATCTTCTTACTTAGATAGTAAGGGCTCAACTGTTTATGCCGGTAGTGGATGTATCTTCCATTCTGGTAATTCTTATATCAACTTCGACACTCTCAGAATTCCAGAGGGACTTACATACTTAGTTAGTAGTTTTAACTGTGCATATGGTTCTGGTACAATTAATCCTAGAACATTATTTGCCAGCCCGTCTAGTGTAACTGGTATTAAGAAGTCATTTATAGTTGGTAATAGCTTAGACGTCGCTGGAGAAGGGGTCAAGGTTAAACTACCAATTAGTCAGGATACTTTTAGTGGTTTCTCTAACTTAGAGAGTCTTGGTTATAACACTACACAAGAGTACTACATACCTAGCAATGGTAAGTTGTTCTTTATTGACTACAAGGGTAAAGAGATAATAGGTTCTTACTTAACTTCTTTCTGTGGAGCTGGTTATAATAAATATATTGTTGGTGATAAGTTCCCATACGAAATAGTTAGTGGTTGTCCTAATCTTAAGATGTTTGCAGGTTTCTTCTCTGATGTAGAGGTGCCTAATTTCTTAGATGATTACATTCCAGAGTTGCCGGGTAAAAATATGTTTACTGGTAATAAGCTACTTGAGAATGTAGTAGGTTTATTCTATAATGCTAAGTTTAAGTACAAGCTGAAGGGTGAGTGCTTTGAACAGAATACAAACTTAAAGGATGTGTCTTACTTGTTCGGTGCTAATCCTGATAGAGTGAACTACCTAACACAGACTAGCGTTCCAAACAAGCTACTATATCATGGCAAGACTGTTGTATCTAAGAACTTGAGAGGACTTAGTAGTGATGCAAGTATTAGTTCTTCTTATCTGGATGATTCTAGCACAAGATATAGAATTGCACTGTATGGAGACTTACCTAGATCACTGACCGGAAAGTTTGTAGATAGTAATGCAATTAGTATTGGTAGTAAGAAGTGGATAAATGTAGCTAGTCAATTCAGTAACCAACCAAGAAAGTCTGAGTCTAATTCTATTAACTTAGAAATTAGTAGAAAGGGTGAGGCTTATCAGGGTATTAGGGATATACAAGAGACTAAGTTCTATATTTTCGACACTGCAACTAAGTCACTAAAAGATGTAACTAGCAACTATACCGATATCGATAGTAGAAGCATTAGGGTTTACATTGAGTTACCAACAGGAGAAGATGTTAGTGGTGATGAACTAATAACGGATCTCAAGGTATGGCAATCTAATGTAGTATATGCAGTAAGAAGCTTATCTGGTGAGTTTAGTTTCTATAGATCTAGTGAATTATCTGAAGGTAGTAAGGTGGATCCAGTGAGAGATGGTTATGTTAAGGAAGTGTCTATTTCATATGACTTAGTAAACAAGAACATAGAACACGCAGACTACCTATTTAGACATGCGAATCTGGAAGCATATGAATCACCTACTGTCAGAGAGAATAATCAAGACTATATGCCATTTAGCTGGTATTTTGATAATGACAATAACCTAGTACCAATTACCAGGAACGATAAAAAGTATACTGAGATTTGGACATTTGATGGAGATTGGTCAAAGTCAGAAGCAAAGTCTAGAGGTACGGCAGGTGTTGAAAATCTTGACGACAATAACACTCAGACACCAGGACTACTCTACTCTTATACACTAGCTACTGGAGTTAAACAGAAGTTTGGCAATGAGAATGGTCCTGAGGTTTCTGGTACTGTTAGGTATTGTTGTTCACCTGACTTGTTAAGATACTGTAACCCTAACTGTTCTGTATCTTACCTGTTTGCTGATTGTGGTAGACAGGAGAATAACGATAAGTATGATGGTGGTGATAGTGTTGCAACTTACTCTAGATATGGACTAAGAGGACGTATTCCGCCATACCTATTGAAACCATTAGAGAAGGGTACTAGTGTAAACTTAAGTGGTATGTTTAGGAATTGTAAGCTCTTATCCTACTATACAGTTGAGGGAGGAACTTCATACGTAGTACCTCTTAACCTCTTCAAGTACTGTCCTAATGTATCTAGCTTGCACGAAACGTTTAGTGGTATTGTACTTCCGTTAGGTGGAACAATAGATAATATATTCGATAAGATAAATAATTCAACCTTGAGTGATGTATCTTATGTATTCTATCGTCCAGTATTCCACGGTAGCACAGAAAGTAAATTCCAAGTTAGTAATACTTTTGCTAAATTCACAAATCTTTCTAATATTGGTAGTGCATTTAGGGCTTGTAAGGAGTTCACTGGTGATAGGGGAACTGAATTACCTTATCAGTATGTTAGCTATAGTAATATATTTAACAGTAAGTATAGTGATGTATCAGTAGGTGACGGTGAAGAGTTTAACTACGTATTTGCAGGTTATGGTTATGGTCTTAGTAACAATGAGCATTACTATGTAAGCCATGAAAATCCTCATACCTTACCAGATGCGCAGAACTACTTATTGAGAGATGTACGTTAATTAAATATCATATCTTGCTTAGTATTGGGTAGAAATACCTGATGCTAGGTGAGGTATTATTAATAAGAAGATAATAATATGTCAGCACATATTGGAACAAATTTTACACTAGAGTCAAAGGAGTTTCTAGATAGTAGGCAAGGATTGGCACTAACAAAGGCAGACCTACTCAATTGGAAGACACCTGTTCCTGAAGGTTTTAGAGTCTGCTTAGATGGAAAGTGGTACTATCATGATTCCAAAGTAGACCTAGTGGATACAGGACATTGGGTACCTTGTGTTGTAGATAGTGTAGATGGAGAAATATATGAAGGTCAAACAGTATCAGCTAAAGCAGTAAAGGAGTTAGGTTCTATTAATGGAGGTTTAGTTAGTGAATTAGAAAGTAAACTATCTAAGATCAATAACCTAGTTAATCCGTTGCAGCTAAGTAATAATGCACAACCGATTACAGACCTGAGTATAGTAGGGGAACTAGTCGAATTTAAACTACCTGAATTGATAGGAAAGAAGGTAGAAAACTCTGAACCAGATAAAGCATTTGATCTTAATAATGATGGGGTTATTGATGAGGCCGATAAAGCACTTTGGGAAACAACTAATAAAGAACTAAAAAAGCTGAGTGAAGATAAGACTTATTATTCTACATCTAGTCCTAGGGATGCAATGTTCGAAGTAGGTCATAAGATACTACCAAGCGCGAGTATTGGATTACAAAGAAAAAGTGGTGCAATAGATGAGAGCGTTGATGGTATTAAACAGATGACTATAAGATTAATAGATAATAGTCGCCCTAGTCCTGTAAACAACTTTCTTAATTTTGGTGGGAGTAGTTGGACTTATAATAGTCTAGTTACTAAAACTTTTCCGTCTGATATTCTAATCAACAGTGTAGTTATTACAAAAAATAATACACGTCTTTCTACTAACGCTACTTATAAGTTTAGGTATCGAAAGTTTATAGGGGCATCAGAGCTCCTTGACTTAAGTGGTGGTACTATTAAGAGTAGTCAACTAGAAGGTAAGCTTGTATCTAGCTTTGTTGAATCTGGTACACTTGACAAGACTGTATTTAATTGTAGCGGTGGTAAGTATCCATATGTTATTATCCCAGCAACCTACTATAACCCGACCAATAAAATGTATGTCGGTGGTTTCTTAAATACAGACTTAGTAGTAGAGGATGTTAAGATAGAGAACAAGGTGGGCATAATAGTATCTTACAAAGTAATTAGAACAAGACTAAAGCAGACAGGTAGTTCAATTCCAGTACAAATAACAGCACAGTAAAAATTATGGTAAAGGTCTTATTAGATTGTGGACACGGTAGTAATGTTGCAGGTAAGTGTAGTCCTGATAATCGACTTAGAGAATATAGGTGGGTTAGAGAATTAGCAAGTCTTATCGAAGCTAGGTTTGATCAATTAGGAATAGTACATCAAAGAACTGTTACTGATGATATTGAGCCAGGTCTTAAAGCTAGGTGTAAGGTGGCAAACAATGAACACAAGAAGGGAAAGTGTATCCTAGTGTCTCTTCATTGTAACGCAGCAGGAAATAATCGTACATGGAACACTGCTAGAGGTTGGTCCGTCTTCGTTGCTGAAAATTCTGGTGGGCTTAGTAAAACTCTCGCTGTAAACATGGCAGAGGCAGCACTTAAGAGAAATCTGAAAGTTAGAACACCAGACCCACAGCACTTATATTGGACCGCAGATTTAGCAGTATGTAAGAGTACGGCATGTCCTGCAGTATTAGTAGAAAATATGTTCCAAGATAATAAGGAAGATTTAGAATTCCTACTGAGCACGAGAGGTAAGAATGTTCTGTGTGAAGTAATAGTTGAGGGTGTCTGTAATTATCTAGGGATTGAGTATAAATAAAAAGAAAACATAAGATGGCAAGTATTCATAAAGTAGTAAATGGTGATGAACTCGTATACCCAGCAACAATAACGGATGCAGTTGGTCATAAAGAGACTAAGTCACCATTATCTGACTTAATTAATTATTACAATGCTGACTTAATCTGGCCAAGAAATAACGGGCCATATCACAATCTAGGCGAACTTATTACTAAGCTGTATGATGCCCTAGATAGCAAGCACAGAATTAGTGGGGTACAGTTAGGATTTCTAAGTACGCCAGATGATCCAATGTCAGGACCTGTCTATAAGAGGTACGAATATTTTGGTGGTGAGTCAGGTGAAAAGTTTAAACAGACCCGATACTGGAGAAGGGTAGATAGCGGTGTACTTGATGATATTGATAGAGTATTGAATCCTATTAAAGTATCAGTAACAGGCTCTCCCTCTATCGTTGGTGTTAGTAATGACCAAGTAACAGTAAATCTTAGGGTGAGTGTCACAAAGGGTGGTGCACCTTATGATCTTAGTACAGAAGATAGTATTATTTGTGACGTAGAGGGTAATCAACTTACTAATCTGAGCTTTAGTAGACCAGTACAAGACCAATTCACGCCGAGAACAAGTGGTAATAGAGAGTATAACTTCTTATTAATGTTAGGTGGAAAAGATTACACTGCTACATATACAGTTAGAATAGTACACCCTTGTTATTATGGAATCTTAGTTGATGGTGATCCTATCCCTACTACAACAACTGGATTAACAAAGGTATTAAATCCATCTAAGGGTTATACTTGGAGTGGTATTAATATGGTCAATAGTAGAACTTGTTATATGTACCCAAAAGATTTCGGCAAGTTAACTACAATCAAGGATGCTAATAACTTCGAGTACATAAATTCATATACATTAACAGAAAGAACTATCAATGGTGTAAACTACTATATCTACACCTTGACCGATCCCGTTACGATTACTAATTTCAAGCAGTCATTCGGTTAATGTTGATATAACATATAAATTACAGTATGCTAAATATAGGTGATAACTTTAATTACCAAGGTAGAAAACCTAACTTTGCAAGAGATTCGTTTGATACCCTGGAAGAAATGAAATCCTACCCAGATACTAGTGTTGATCATGGCCACGTATCATTTTGTAAGGAGGATGGTAAGCTCTATCAATTCCTCACTACAAATCAGGTATCAACAGAGACAGGTAAGTGGAGGAGACTGGTTGATTCTATATTAGACGCAAACTCTGAAAATCCAGTTCAAAATAAAGCGATTGTAGAGAGAATTAAACAGCTTGAACAATCGATAGATACTAGAATTAATGAACTAGGCGATACACTTGGTCTTGAGAGTATGGGTGCTATCATTGCCGCTGGTATGGTTGATCTAAATAGAAATATGGATGAACTAGAAGAGGCAGTCAGTGAAGCTCTTAACAGTCTAAAGGCAAGTAGTATCAATATTGAAGGTATAAAGATAAATGGGCACTCACTAACCGATAATGTAGTACTGAATAAGAATGACATCGGCCTAGAGAATGTAGATAATACTAGTGACCTTGATAAACCGCTCTCAACACGTACACAGCTCGCATTATCAGGAAAAGTAGATAAGAGCACAACAGTCAACGGTCATCCACTTGTAGGAAATGTAGATCTAACTAAGTCTGATATTGGCCTAGGTAATGTTGATAATACTAGTGACCTTGATAAACCAATATCTACTAGTACTCAGAATGCACTCGACGATAAGGTTAGTAAGGTGCCAGGTAAAGATCTTGTTGAGGAAAGTGAAATAGCTAAGCTGAAGAGTTATGAAAGCTATGAACTACTGAACAAAAGATTAACATCCGCACAAACAACAGCTACTAATGCATCGAACGGAATTAGCGCCGTTAAGTCTGGTCTGGATCAAATTACGCCGATTGTAGAAAACTTAAAAACACAGGGCGACTTAATAGACCAAAATATTCTCGGCGCATTTAGACCCGTTCCAAATATAGCTAGTAGAAATAACATACCACAGAGCTTTAAGGAGATTGGTACTGTCGTTTATGTAGTAGATGACCCTAGTGAAATCCATACCTATCAGTGGAATGGTGGTGAGTGGATTCCTTATGATTTCGGCGGCGGTATTAAGAAGATTGATCGTGTTGCTGACTTAAAAACAAATAAGGCAATACAAGCACAGGGGTCAGTTGTCTATGTAAAGGAAGATGATGCAATCTACTATAAGAATGACTCCAACGGCTGGACTTGTTTAACTGGCCAAGGAAGTGGCATTGTAGTTAGTGCAAAAGAGCCCGAGGATGTAAATGCACTTTGGGTAGATACAACAGATAATCAGTACGACACAAATACTGCTCTTGTTTATAGTATTCAGAAGGCAGTATATGAGCTACAGAAACAAGTTAAAGTGTTGATGAATATTAGATCCTTTGGTGCGGTCAGTGGTAGTATTACTGATGGTACAAGGACTGAACTGGCAAATACAACAAACCCACTAATGCCGGGTTACATCAATGAGCTTGTTAAGGAAGAGGTACTAACAAAAGAGCAATTAGAAGATATTAAGAATAGTGCTGAAGTAGAGCCAAAATATGCAACGGCCAAAGAACCAACTGTTAACCACATTAGTATCAAGATGGGTACTTGGGAACAGATGGATACGGGAAAAAAGAACTTTATCCCAGGTGAGCTTATTTGGTGTACAGACAGAACTAAACTATATATATTTACAGAAAAAGGAAAACTAATACCTATCGGAAGTGGTTCATCTATTGGCGGTGGTAGTAGTGAAGATAATAACGAAACAACGGATATGGATCAAGATACAGTAAATAGCCTGATTGATAGTAAGCTGAAGAAAGTTGATTCAATCGGCTTTGTACCAGTGGGATCAGAAGAGGCTAAATATACAGTCAAGGTTAATGCAGAGGGTAAGCTACAGGTATACGATAATAGCCTTGATAATAGACAGCCAGAATTACAGAGCAACTATTACTATGATGGTGCAGTTGCTAAGGTAGGTATTGTAATTAATTCTTTCTATCTGGGTGGCTCCGGTAGTAATGCAGGAGATCCACTTAAGGGAGCACATGACTATCAACCTTGTTCACATAATTTCGTAGAACTAGGTAACCCATATGCAACAGAAGATACAGGTTCTGGTGAGGATATTAACTTGAATGGTTTCTATCTTCTCTATATGGGATCTAATAAGGTATGGAAGAAACTTAAACTGTGGGGTAAGATTCCAGCAGGCGGTACTTTCTTGATTAGGGGTGCACAATGTTCAGTAATGGATGTTAATACAACTGCCTTGAAAGTTAAGACCTTTGATATGGAGTGGAAAGAGTATAATGGTGAACTGATTAAGTTTGACCAATCATCTGCCGTATTCTATTTATGTTGGGCACCTGATGATGAGCATTTCTATAACATTGATGGTACACAGTCTGAAATCCCATCATCTACTACTAGTCCAGTTGATGTAGCAGCAAGTAATTGTGCTAAGGGTTTTATTGATCTCGCTAGTTTTAATAATAGTGCAATCTGTGAAAAAGCAACTTATATCTTACCGGCGGGACGTAGTGCAAGCGAAGTAGTATTTAGAAGATGGTATATGCTTGACCCTACCACACAGTCTAATCCAAGGGAGGGTGTAGGTAGTTTCAATAATAATAAGTTCCTTGCATCATCTTATATCAGTGGTGCAAATATAGGCGGACGAGTAGAAGACTTTACACCTCGCGCATCATTTGAGGGTAAATCTATTGCAACATCACGTACACTCTTTAGCACTGATCACCCTAGTACTTTAACCTGTACATTTGGTATTCAGGCAACAGCGGGTACAAACGGCGCGACTAGATGTTTTTGTTGGAACTCTGTGGATTATCATGATGAGTTTATTTGGTATCGTAAGAAGGGAACATCAGATTGGACGAAGGTAGAATCAATTAAACCTGGCGCCGTATATTCCGCTGCAACAACTCCAAATACCTCACCAATATTATATGGAGAACATAAGAGCTTGTATGATAGAGTTAGATGGGAGTCAGCATATGGACAGTCCCTAACAACACATAGAGTAATCATATCTGGGCTTCAACCTGGCGAGTATGAATATAAGGTAGTTAGAAGTAAGACTGATGACGGTGAAGGTGTATATCAGAGTAAGGTAAGGAAGTTTACTGTTATATCTGATGCACAAGCTGAAACATTTAACTTCTTGCAGGTAACCGATCAACAAGGTGCTAGTTGGGAAGAGTATGAAGTATGGAATTTGTCTGCTAAGTTTATTAAGAAAGAAGAGACGGCTGGTAGATTTGGTAAGTTCAATTTCGTAATCAACACAGGAGATATCTGTTATAATGGTAGTAGATCTAATGAGTGGATTGATTACTTTGATGGATATGAGCCAATTGATGACAGAGAGGAAATGTTGACGATCGGAAATAATGATCTCGCACCTATATCAATGAGAGATATTGGTAATGGAAAAGAGTCACCTTGGAAGATTAATACCTATGTGATTGACTACTTCTATACATTCGAGATAGACCATAGAAATCCACAAGTATTTACAGGCCCCTCTGCAAAAGATGAAGGTCAGCAGGTTTCATTTAAGATGCCATCACTGTATTCTTTCAATTATGGTAAATTCCACTTCATATCACTCTTATCAGAAACACGTACAATCTCTAATAAGGTAACATATGATTCAACCGGTAAAGAAAAAGCTAAGAAATTCGACAAGAGTACAGTCAATGCCATCTACGGTATCAAGGATGAACTTAGAGAAGGTGGAAAAAATAAAAATGCTTCTAAGATTTATGACATCGAAGAAGAATGGATAATCAAGGACCTACTGACTTGGAAGGGAGTTGCAATACCAAGTAACTTTGATTTCAGAAAAGAGAGATTTAATCCTGCCCTAGTCGGTAAGTGTAATAAGTGCATTGTCTTTACTCATGAGATGCCGTTCAATATTACATCAAATTCTGCCTATAAGAACTATGATAATAATATTGCAGCTCCTCGTGAAACAGCTAAGGCATACTTGAATCGTTATCACAACTACGAGTATCAGAGAGTATTTAAGCTTTGGGGTATTCCGTTGGTAATGGGAGGTCATAAACATACTTGCGCTATTACTGCACCTGTATATGATGCACCACTTACATACAATCCACTCACTAAGAAAATCGATGGAAGTACTAGCAGTGTTGATGATATCTTAACTGATGACCCAAAGACTGGTATGTTTAGTACTGTTGCATCATTTAAACCTTTCATGCAATTAACAGTAGAAGAGTTTAATGGTAGGTGGTCAGAACTATCAAACTGGTGTGATGAAGTTTATAATAACTCAAGCACTGCACTTACTATTGATGGTTCTAGTGTGGCAGCTAAGAGTTTTGTAAGAGGTAGATCAATTAATAATAAGGCTAGATGTAGAATTGAGGTAGTTGATAATATTAATGCCCCTAGTTATGTAATGTGTCAGGCAACAGGATTCAAGAATAAATCTAACTCTGACTTGGCTGGTGATTATATACCTTGGGAGAGATTCTACGTAAAAGCATCTAATCTAAAAGAGCAGAGTTATCCGTTCTATACAGTCTATGAGGTAACAGATGGTGAAATCAAGTCTTACATGTATCAGATCAGAGGTATGTATGATGCAGGTAGTGAGAAGGGATCACCAGCGGGATATTGGGACCTTGCGAAGATCTATACACATGGCGATACAGTCAAGGAGAATAGAGACTACTTCGTTAATTCAGCCCTAAGTTCAAACCTCTATAATACTGGTGGAACGATTATAAAACTATAATTATTATATGGCAATTGTAAGAAAATATAATAAGACTACTAAGAAATGGGAGCCAGTAGCGTCTAGTGATGCTACTGGTATCTATACAAACAACCCTATCTTAGCAGACAATAAAGGAACAATATCCATAGAAGATTCACTTGTCAAGGATAGGCAGGATATTGAGATACTAAAGAAGAATGTATCTTGGCTTGCTAGACATGGTGGCTCAGGTGGATGGGGTAATGGTGGAGGTGGTAGTAATAATACTGTAGAGGTGTTAATACTAGATCCTTTTAATAGAACCGACCCCGTATCTGAAATAATCTGGAATAAAGAAATTAACCAGATCTACTATAAAGTCGACTCTAAAGCAGCCGGCAAGTATACAGTAATCGTAAGGGTTGATGGTAAAGCAGTATTCCAGGAAACAGGAGTAAAGAAAGGAACTGTTAAGTCATTTGATGCTAGCTTACTTGGTGTATCTAAGAGTGATGTCGTCTTACAGGTATCCGCACTTGATGAGTCTGAGTCTGAGTTTTCTGCAAGATGCGATATAAAAATTTCATCTATCACCTTAAATAGTAGCTCTGTTAATATTACTCAGAAAACACTTAGAGAGACTGATGCTAAATTACAGATGTCTTACAGAGTTTCTATATCAGGTGACTATAGACTCTACTTTGCTAAATCTGTTATTACACTACAAGACGGGGTATTCAAGGCAGATGGTAAAGACTTAGGCGAAGCAGGACAATATATAGAGCTCCTAGGAATTGATACCACTGCTTCCTTTATCGACATTCCAATCTCAGATGTACATGGAAACGGTAAGACAAAGCTAGTTGATAAGAATGCAATGCCAGGATCTTACCCAATCTATTTCCTCTTAGCTAATACGAGAAATAATAGAGTATCATCAGGTAGTGTAGTAAGTATTATTAATGTAGTAGTAACGGATGGTATCTTAGTAACACCAGTAACAGGTATTGATCCACTATCACCTATTTCAATTTCACAGGATAGTATTTTCAACTTACAATTTACAACAATTAGTGAGAATACTAGTACCTATAATTATGAGATTAAGTGCGGATCTACTACTCTTGCTAGTGATAGAAACTTGATCTATGGTAACCAAGTAACAGTACCAATTAACCTCGCACAGTTTCCAATCTTTAATACGTACGGAAAGTTTACTATTGAGATTATTGCTAACCAAGGAACAATTAGGGACGTAGGTAGGGTTTATATATCAGTAATTGAGCCAAACACTAGACCAGTTAAGGCATACATGAATGACCTTAATAAGTATCTAGTCTATGATTATACATTCTGGGGAGAGGCTGGTACAAGAGCGGTCAGTTCAAAGAATATAACATACAGGAATGAAAACTTTAGTACTAGTGGTAGAAGTAAGACCTTTAGAATTCCAGAGAGTAGCTTAGATCTTTATAATGTAGGATCTGATTCAGGTATTCAGAGTGATTATAAAGGCGCATATACTTTTACACACACAGCATACGGAGTACTAACTAAGAGCGGTGTTACATCTTGGTTTCCTAGTTCAGAGAGTGATGTGAACTGTGCCGTTACTTCTAATAGTTATACATTCACAGTACAGATTGCTTATCACATAGGTAAAGATCCAGACGATAATGCAGTAATCTATAAACTTGGTGACTATAACCCAAAAGATCAAACAGGTGCAGGTATTCTCATCACACCTAGAAAATATTATGTCAAGGTAGAAGGTGTAACACTGGTAGGATCATTGCAGGATAATAGTTTCCAGCAAGTTGATATAGTACTAACAAGACCTGGACAGAATGGAGTAGCTTATGCAACTCTATCTGTATATCAGAATGGTATTATCTTACAGTCAATAGAGATTAACACAAGTAGAGGTCTTATCTACAACATGGGTAACATTAGTAGAGCGTTTCTTGCTTGTTCTGGTACTAGTGATGATAATGGTAGAACTGTTGTAAATAATAGTACTACAATCCATGTCTACTCAACAAGGTTCTTCAACATAGCACTTAACACAGGTCAGATTGTATGTAGCTATATCAATAACTACATGAACTTTAAGAGAAATGAAGATGGTAGTTTAAATAGTGGGCTTGTATCTCAGCTCTTAAGGAACAATAGTATTAGAACCGACGAGGAAGTAACAGGTGAAAGTGGAACAATTGACACAAGCGCAATCAGTTCAATCTATAACTTAAGAACAGGTGAATTTAAGAACCTAGCAAGTATTAGTGGTACCTCTATTGTCTTAGATAGCGCACTTACTGAACTACCTATTCCTATCGTTACTATGTCTGTTAATTGGACCTACTCACAATTCTCAAGTACTTCTAATGGTGGTCTTGATGTAAGTAGTAGTTCTAACTTTGAGTATAAGATAGGCACTACTAGTATTAAGAGCTCACAAGTAACAATTGAGCTGCAAGGTACTACATCTATGAACTATAACATCAAGAACCTTAAGATTACATTCGAAGGTAATCAGATGTTCTCGCCTAAGTCAGATTGGTTCCCAGAAAAATCATTTACGCTTAAGGCTGATGTAGTGGACTCTGGACATATCAATAATGCTGTGATTGGTAAGTTTATTAATGAGACCTTCAATGATCCAAGTAATAACCTAATCAATATAGCAGATTGTTACCCAGCTAAGTCAAAAGTAGATGCACTGAAAGCTAGTGGTAGTCTTCCGCCAGATGTCACCGTAAAACCAACTATCGAAGGTTTCCCGGTATTGTTGATTGTTAACTTTAAATCTGAGACAGGTGATAGTAGAGATATTAGGGTTCTTGGTATTTATTCATTTAACTTAGGTCGTGAGTCTGAGTTTAACCAAGGATATAAAGTTCCTAAGTACCTAAAGAATCCATACGGTGATGTGTTGGCGGGAAAAGATGTAACATTCCCTAACCTCTTCAGCCAACCAAGTGAATCAGAGCTAGATAATACAATCAATGCAGTAGTGTACGAGGGTGAAAGATCTCAAAACTGTACCACTGTTAAGGTTGATGTATTTGAAGATAGAGATACTGAAGATCCATACGACTACTCTATTATTAAAGTTGGTAGAGATAAGTATAATAGATTCCCAGCCAACATAGTAAGAGACTCAACTGGTTTCATAAAATATAATGGTGTTTTCTTGGAGGATGAAGATGGCCAGCAGATTAAATGGTCACCAGCTAATCTAAGAAAGTTTAAGTTCTTGGAGGATGGTTATTTCTGGTCCAATGATGCAACGTACGTAGATAAGCTGTGGAAAAGAGTATATGCAGAAAATACAGACGAAGCAACAAAGGCATTCAGAAACTTACATAACACAATTGCCTCTAAGATGGAGTATATCAATGGTTCCGCAAAGAGAGCATATAATACCTCCTATAATAAGTACATAATCTCTAGTAGTGAGGGAGAAAGTATTACCACAACAAGAGATAGCCAGGGTACAACAATCACAATGACAAGACCTCAGGCAAAAGAAGGAATTGACTTGAGCGTTAAGAATACAGCTTTCTATTATGTTATCTGTATGTTGTTTGGACTTGTTGACTCCCTTGGTAAGAACTTGCAATTTAAGTTTTGGTTACCTAAGAATGGAAGTCCTGGTGGTAAGTATTGGACACCTTCTTTCTATGATATGGATACTGCACTTGGACTTGGTAATGCTGGTGCGGAGGAAGTAACAACAACAGCCTTAGAAAATTCAATCACTAACGGACCTGATAATAAGGTAATGTTACTTTATGGTATTGCTGAACAGACAGATAATACAGTCTTTACAGTCTATAGTAATAAGCTCTGGGGTTGTATTGAGTCAGAGATTTTCTTCGATACCTACTTCAATGATTATAAGAGTACAGGTGATTATCATTTCTATTCTATCATGTGGAGCGATCTTAGGTCAACAGTGCTTAAGAGTGTTGATGAGTTCTTTGAAAAACACTTCACAACACAGCTAAGTAAATGTGGTGAGCTGATCTTTAACTACGACTATAACGTTAAGTATATTAAGACAGCACAGAGAAACTACTTGCATGGTACTAGAATGTCATTTATTAAGAACTGGTTAGATGAGCGTGTTACATTCTTGGATAGTGTGTTCGGTTATAGGGCTGGTCTTAGTAATGAAGCATCGTACCTGGTGGATAATAACATTGACACTTACAACATATCATGGAAGAATAGTATTAGTGTTACTCATGATTCAGGTTCCATTACTATGCCTGTGACGGTAAACTCTCCTGTTATTATGAAGTCTAATATTGGTAATAAGTCAGTATCATACACCTACGTAAAAGATGGCAAGGAGACTGATATTATCGTTGCCGATAGTAAGGACACACCAGATATTCAGACATACATTAACAATTCAGATAAGATTACATCATTGTCTGATTTGAAGAGTATTAAGATAAACAGTTTAACACCTACTGTATCATCAGTGGTAAAAAATAAAGATGGTAGTCCTGTATATACTCCGAACATGGGTAATATCTACAGTAACTATGGATCTTTATCATCACTGAAGGAATTGAACTTAAGCGGTATTACTACTTTCACATCATCTTTTAATATCTTTGAGCTTCTTAAGACATTTGATAGCTCAGGTTATAAAGTGAATCCTGAATACTTCGCACTACAGACCCTTAATTTTAGTGGTTTTAAGTCAGGGGGTATTCAATCAGTGGACTTAAGTGGTACTACTCAGGTGGCTAGTGATCTTGTACCAGATGTATATAAGAATCCATTTAAAAATATTACGTACTTGAATGTTAGTGAGTCTGATATCAACAATGTAATTATACCGGTGGGAGTTTCATTGTACTACTTGAATGTTAGTAATAGTTCTGTGCAAACTCTGACGCTAGAAAAACAGCCGCTCTTAACTAATATTGACTTAAGAAACTGTAAAGTACTTAATACACTTGCGGTTACTAATTGTGAAAATATTAGAACCGTAAAGCTAGACTACACAAACAGATCAATTAAGCAGGTAGTTATATCAGGTATGTCAAACTTAGAGACTGTTGAACTAATCTCTAACGATAACTGGTCTTACTTACCAAAGATTAACATTAATAGTTGTCCAAAGCTTAAGAAGATTGTAATATCCGGCTGTAGGTCTGCGTCATTAGGTAGCACTGGAGCAAGTACTATCTCACTCAATGACCTACCAGAACTTGATACACTCTCAATATCAGATAGTAATTACACTGAGATTAATACAGGTAACTCTAAACTTACCTCACTCAGAACACTTAGTCTTGATGGTACTACTATAAAGACATTGAGAACACAAGACTCAAGTAATAGTAATGGTATTGACTTGAAGGGTTATAGACTTGATTCATTCAGTATCAGTAGTAATCCATCCCTTGAGTATGTTGTGTTTGATAATATCCAAGATCAACCAACACCACTTAAGACAAAGTCATTCTATGAGTGTAGTAGCCTGAAGAGAGTATATGGTAATTTCACACTTATGGGATCACTTGTATTCTCTAGGTGTCCTCTGTTTACAATACATGGAGGTAGGTATAATGGAACTAATGTAGTTAATCAGTTTGGAAGATACATACACCCAGTAGAGAGTGATAGAATCTATAAGAATGATAATTTCGTATTCCAAGAGGGTAATAGTGTAACTAACCTAAAACTTGTGGCTACCGATGTTAATTCTTGTTTCTCTTATTCAGGGGTTGACTTGTTTGATATCTACTACGCACTTTATAGTATTGGACCAGACGTAAGGAGTATTGATTCACTGTTCTTTAGTTGTGGTGATATCGGATTTACAGGGAATGGTTGGAAGAGTGATACGAACGATAACTCACTGAACAGGCATACGTTCGATAAGTGCATTAATATCACAAACATCAACGGCTTATTCTACGGTACTAATATATCTGGTAGGCTCTATTCACCGTCAGTAGTAAGAACTGGTGGTACTGAAGTCATTAAGGAAGATGGATTGTTTAGCCCTCTCAGAAAGCTAACTCAATTCATTAATGTAATCAATAGTAAGGTGTACTTTGATAGATACTTGTTTAGGGTTCCAGAGGGTAGTAGTAAGTTTGAAATAACTAACCTACACAACTTCTCAACCAGTATAGTATTTAATGACATCAATACGCTTACATTCAGTACTTTTGACAGTATTACTAAGAACTACAAGAATGGACTGAATAAGATTGGTAACTTAGATGGAATGTACTCAGATCTACCTAAGCTGACTAGAATATCACACTCACTGAATACAAACTATATAAATTACGACAACATAACAGAAGAGCTAGGTATTTTCCCAGCGTCTCTAGTTAATATTGTAAATACTTGCATTAGTGATACTGGTTCTGGTAAGATGAACCTTGATAAGATTTTTAAAGACCCAAGGAAACTAGAAAACATATCAAGTTCTTTCATTGTTAGTAACTTAGGAGTAGGTGATGAGCAAGTAAAACTAGAGCTCACTGATAATACACTAAAGGACTTTGATTCACTTAAGACTATTGCATTTGAGACTGGTAACTATAATGATTATTCAAGTGGTTATCATTCATTTACAGGTGCAGGACTTAAGAAATATTCAGTAGGTGGATTCCCTTATAGGATACTTCAGAACTGTAAGAATCATAGTAAGATCACAATGTTGGTCAGCTTGTTCAGGGGTATGTCGGTGGAGAATATAACTGGTGATGCTATTGAACTACCAGGGTCTACTTTTGCTGGGTGTACAGAACTCAGAAATATCAGTTACTGTTTCTATGATTTCAAAACTCCTTATAGGCTGACGAATGTAAATGAGCCATCGAAGAGAGGCCTACCAGAGCCTTTTGCGGACTGTATTAACCTATCTTGTGTTGCTTATACATTCTCAAGTACAACAGGTGGAACGTTTCATAAGATGGTAGGAATGATACCAGCTAGATTATTCTATCATGGTGACATCAACTATACAATTAGGTCAACAGGCTCAGATCATACTAAGACTGTAGATATTGACAGTAAGGAAGGTAGTAAGGCAGTTAAGACAGTAATAAGTACGGATGAAACTGCTAATACTAGAACCACTACTAAGATTGTATATAATAGATTCTCAGAGATTCCTAACAATACAAATCAAGTAGTGATCGATCCAACAACTGTCATAACAACAACAGTACAGGTAGATAACACTCAGACTGAACAGAATATCTCTAGAAATACTACGACATCTAAGATACCTGACCTAGCTGAGAATACACATACATTTAGTAAGGTTGTTAAGATACCAAGACAGACAATAGAAATCATGAGAGGTTGTTTCCAGAATTGTAATGCAGAGGAGTATGATTACCTCTTCACAACAGATACGGGGAGCGCCTACTTTGATATGCCTGACTATAACATCGACTATCAACCATTTAAGTATGTTCTGATTAATAATACATGGTCAGAGGTAAAACCAAATAAAGACCTCTATACTTACATGTGGAAATGGTCAGGAAGAGCTAATAGGTATGACGATTATGTAGTACTTTGCAATCAGATGTATACAAGGCTACTAAGGTTCGAGAGTATTGGTGGTACTGAGTTTGAATATAACATAGATTGGTTGGATGATGTAGTACTTGACCCATCCAAGACAGTAGATACATTAACAACATCTAGTACTTTCGATGGCGTTAGTTGTTCTTATTCAGGCGGTTTTGCATTTGCCCCAGACTTGCTTAGGTATTGTACTGCTAATGTTGATGTAGTTGACTTGTTCAGAGACTGTGGACCTACTAGACAATCATTCGGTAATCAAGCACAGTATAGAATAAGTAGGATCTATGGTATACAAGGACGAATTCCACCTTACATGTTCAAACCAACACCAAACGTAGGAGACATGACTAGGATGTTCATGAATTGTAAGATGCTCGGTTACTATATATCAAAGAATGGGGTAATAAAGGGATACAGTGTAACTATCCCACCAAGCCTGTTCAAGTATATAAAGACAAATAGACTCTACATGAATGATATGTTTAATGGTTGTATGTGGCCTAATAACCTAACCTTGAATGTTATGAACTTTACAGTACCTAAGATTGACTTGTATATACAGGGAATGTTCAGGTTCGGTATGTTTAGGGGAATCTCAAACCTAACTGATGTCTTTAATCAATCAAACATCTATATACAGAAGATGGAAAGTTGCTTTAGACTTAGCAGTTGGGATCCAGATACAGGTTCTTATAATAATGGTATTGATAGAAACTTGAAGGTGACATTCAATAATATGTTTAGTAGGAATAACTGGAATAAGACTGATAGTATTGATGAAAATGGTAATGCAAGTAGAAGCTCAGATTGGTATGTATTTGACGGTTTCGCTAAGATGAATGAAGTACCCAACAGATTCTTAAGCAAGGAACTCTCAAGTGAACCAATTAAGGCGAACTATAGGCAGTATGGTGAATAAATTATAATATATGGTGTGTAGGGTAGATATAATACTCTGCACACTGTATAATAAAAACAATTAACAATAATAATATGCTAGGTATAGGCGATAATTTTGACTATCAAGGTAAGAAGCCTAATTTTGCTAGAGATTGTTTTAGCACGTTGGAAAAAATGAAATCCTACCCAGAGACAAGTATAGATCCAGGGCATATTTCATTTTGCGGTGAGGATGGAAAATTATACCAGTATTTACCAGACAACGAAATAAATGAGGTTACCGGCAAGTGGAGAAGATTAGTCGACTCTATCCTGGATGCGAACTCTGAAAATCCTGTTCAAAATAAAGTAGTAGTCAAGAAAATTAGTGACTTAGAAAAATTAATCGCAGGGAGTGCAGAAAAAGTAAAAGGTGATATTGACCTAGACATTGAAACTATGGGTGGTATTATCGCGGCGGGAATGGTCGATCTTAATAGAAATATGGATGAACTAGAAGAAGCCGTTAGTGAAGCCCTTAATAGTCTAAACGCAGGTCATGTCAGCTTGGAAGAAATAAAAGTAAATGGTCACCCTATTACGTCAAGTGTAAACCTAAACAGTACAGATATTGGACTAGGTAATGTTGATAATACACGAGACCTAGATAAACCAATTTCGACCAGAGTATCCGCCGCGCTCAATGAAAAAGTAGATAAAAGTATTAGAGTCAATAATAAATCGCTGACACAAGATGTAGTAATAGAAAAGAGTGATATAGGCCTGGGGAGAGTAGATAATACAGGGGACATGGAAAAACCTGTATCAAATGCCGTACAACAAGCACTTGATGATAAGGTAAGTAAAGTACCAGGTAAAGATCTAGTAGAGGATGCGGATATTGCTAAGCTGAAACGACTCTATACAAAAGAAGAATTTGATGAACTTGTAAAAACTGTACTACAAACCCTTAAAACAGTAGGTGAAACACATACAGGGAGAAAAGACAATCCACATAATGTAACGAAAGATCAAGTAGGTCTAGGTAGTGTAGATGATACAAGTGACATAGATAAACCAATTTCACGAGCGGTACAGGAGGCGTTGAATCAGAAGGTAAATGTAGATGATATAGACAGTATTCTTATCAGTATTAATAATCTAGATAGTAAATTTAGATCACTCAATGCTAAGGTAGAGAAACTAGAGCCTATTACAAAGGCTTTGGAAGATTTAGTAGTGCTGGAAAATTCTTATGGAGTTAGAATTAGTTATGATTTTTCTAAGGAGGCTTCTGTAAGATATACGCCAATGGGGAACCCAAAACTTCACGAAACATTACCAATACAGAATAAAATAAGGCCTTGTATATTGAATGATAATGGAGATATTGTAAAGTATCTACCCATTAACTCAGGCTGGGCAGAATCAGATGTAAATGGTAGCCTCGGTCAGGTTATGGTAGAGATCCCAGAATTTTGGTATAAACTAGAACAAACTCAGGTAGAAATGACTGTTCTAATAAGTGAGAAAAAACTCCCTGGGTTTAAGAGAAGAGCATTATCCTATGTATCTGCCTACAATGCAACAGTAGATAGAAATCTTGACTTAGACAATAATAATAATGTAAGAAGAGGTCTATGTTCTATATGTAGCAGTGATTTAAGATATGAGGGAGGATTCAAGGATATAGAAAGAATGAAACAGAGAAGTGAATTTCGAGTATATGATAGAAATAGTAGAAGAGATGATCCAAATGTCTATAAACAGACACTCCTAGGTAAGCCTTTTATAAATTTCACTACTGCTAGGCCTAATAGCAGTGATAGTTTGAATATGTTTAATCTTACTATTGATAATAAGTGGCACCCTCTTGATTATCCTACATATCTTTCCATCTTCCTTTTATACACAACAGAGTTTAAGAACATTGACCTAATAGAAGCACTTAACACAGATAACCTAGAGGAAAGTTTTTATATTATTCCTGAGGATGAGATGGGACATGAAGATTATGAAGACTCATTTCCTATTTTTTCACCTAAGTATATCGGAGATACTAATTCGATTGGTGGAGGTTCTGGAGTAATACAGAAAACTTATGGGAATAATAAATATATAAGCATTAAATATAGGGGTATTGAGAATTTGGTTGGTGACGTCCCTTATACAGTACTAGGAATTGATTTCAGTAGTAGTGGCGATTCGGGAGCGTCTATTGAGGTTACTATGCCAGACCTTACTAAAGAAACAATTAATTACCCACAGACTCCATATCTTAGAGATTTTTACTCTAAACATTATGGATTCTTCTTGATTCAACTCAATAAGGGAATTATAGGAATACCTACAGATACCACAGGGTTTACTGATAACATATCAAGCACTTCAGGATTCAAGTCTACATATAATCGTTATCATTTTTCAAAATTCGATGAACTATTTTCTGTAGTCTTTGGTGCGATTAATAGAAGTCGAGCTGGGAGAACATTCAACTTTATAGCCAGGTGCAAACCTAGTTATCTTACTATTGGAGTAACTAGAGGGAGTTTTCCAGTGTATTCAGGCACCAGACTTTGTTACTATCCAGAGGGTGGCAAAACTAATCCAGCATAAAATTTAAACCACACTATGAAATATAATATTGATTATTCAACGACGTCACACCCTGAATTACTCTTAGTGGGAAGTCAGGGTAATACAAATACATGGAGAGTTTACTTTGATGAAGAGAAGAAAGTAGATACATATAGAGAGGGTGATAACTCTTATAGTGTTGAAACTTTCAAGGCTAAATATATTGAAACCTCCAAATCTAAATCTGAGGAAGTAACTGCCCTACAACTCATCAAAGAAGCAAAAATATCTGACCTTGAATCTTTTGATAGTAGTGATAATATTAACTGCTTCTACCTAAATAGTATGCCTGTTTGGTTGGATAAAGAGACAAGAGTAGGAGTTATGAATAGTACTAGAATTCAGAAAGACCTAGGTTATCAGAATACTACTTTTTGGATTGGTACTTTTAAGATTGAAATTCCTTGTGACTTAGCGATTCAACTACTGAGCGCTATTGAAGTTTATGCAATGAACTGTTTTAATAGGACGGCGGAGCATAAAAAAACAATAGGTGAGTTAACTTCTGTAGGTGATGTTGTTAAGTATGATTTTGAAAAGGGATATCCAGATAAATTAAATATAACTGTATGATACTATCTTGGATATCTTTCATAATACTACTTACATATATACTCTGGACAACTACTAAGTACGGTATTCCAGAGTCATTATCACAAACATACTATCACATACCGAGGGGATTTATCTTTACACTCACTATCTGGATTTGTAACTTCTTAATCGTTCCGCAGGCTATGGATATGACTGGAGACCTTAAGATTATTCCATTCTTAGGTATTCTTGGTTCATTGCTAGTAGGAGCCGCGCCGAGAGTAAGAGATGAGGATAGAACAGTACATAACATAGGAGCCATTGTCAGTGCAGTATTTTCTCAGATCTTCGTGGCAGTCTATGGTAATCCTTGGAGTATGTTAGCTTGGATTCCGGCGCTTTTCTTACTAGCGGTGTCTATTAAGTTTGACCCACGTGAATTAAGAAGGCCTGGACTAGAAGCTAAGATAGATACAGTCAGATTCGTTTTTTGGTGTGAGATGGTATGTTACTTCACATTATATACTAGCTTATTGGGAGGAATATGAGAAACTTAAAAACATTCAGAACTAAAGCAGAATATGATCAGGCACTAGCAGAGGGACTAATACCTAATCCTTGTGTATCAGTAGTGGAAGGAAAAGTCTACTACTACCCTGACATAGAAACGCCAACCCCTAGTGATGCTGAACTACGAATGAAAAACCAAGTCCTAGATGTAAATGAGACTGGACGTGTAGAGGCAGAAAAAGCTAGGGAGAAAAAAGAAAAAGATAGACAAGCAGCCGAATTACTCAGAGTGCAGGCAGAGGAAGATAGAAAAACAGCGGAACTAGAAAGAACCACTAAGTATACACAGTGGGATCAAGCAGAACAAGGCAGAGCTAGTTCCGAAACACAAAGGGCAGCTGAGTATGAGACGCTGAAAAATAAACTAACAAGCGCCGCAGGTAGTGTAGAAGAAATTAGAGATCACCTTCCTTATGTCGGGACTGATAACTATGTATACGAATGGAACACTGCGCAGTCTAGATTCGATAAGACAGAGAAGTATGTAAGGGGTGAACAAGGTGAGAGTGGAAAGCTAGTGAAGGTAGTAAAGGACGCAGGAACAGACTTGAATGTAACAATAGAGCCTGGTACTTTCACAGAGTGGACAGGAGAACTTAGTAGAAACTTAACAATAGCACTGGGGCAAGGTAGTAGTGAGTATGTAAACGAATATGCAGTGAGATTTACAACAGGCAACACAGTACCACAGATTAATTTTCCAAGAGACGTTAAGGTACCTAGAACATTTATTATCCTCCCTAATCACATCTATACCTGCACTATAGTTGATGGCGTGCTAGAATTCGGAGGGCAGTCGAGATGAGCTTAATTAGTAGACTTCATCACCAGCTAGAAAGTACACCTAAGGACCAGTATGTGGAAATTAGGACGAGTACTAGCATGGAAGAACTTAGGAGACTCGCAAACCTAGAAAACATACCACTAGAAAGACTTAAGCTGGTGGAGAGGCTGGTTGATGGTGAGTTTGGTTTATTGGATATGGAAGAGAATATATTTTATAAGAACGCAAGAGACCCTGAGAGAGGGTTTTCAACCTATGGCGGAACAATAATGGTTTTTGAAGATCCCGAAGTTAAGAGTTACCTGGTTAAAAATATAGGTGGTGAATCTGGTATTACTAATAATAATTATGGTGTACCTGGTGTAAAAGGTGTAGCAGGAGAAGTAACCTATGAACAAGTACTAGCCTGTAAGAGAGTTGACTTTGCTAGTAACAAAAAGGTTAGAAGATTTAATGAACTAGAATATTTTAGGAACTTAGAAACTCTTAGGTTTGATGGATGTAGTGAACTAGAAGAACTTAGCCTACCATATATGTCATTAGGTGGGTATGCAAACTGGATAATATTTTGTAGTAAGCTCAGAAAAATCACGACTAGGTACGGTTTAGATGTAGTAGGTAGTAGTATTCTAAGGGGAAATTCTAAATTATCAGAACTAGATACGAGTAATTGGACAATTAGCAGTAGTAATACTGAAAGAATGTTTGAAAACTGCAGTTCATTGACCAGATTAGACTTGAGAAATATAGAGATGGATAATGTAACCATCGCCCTTAATATGTTCTATGGTTGTTCTTCCTTA